CAGCCGCACGTACACCAACAAAGCAAGAGTTTTTGAACTCTTGGACAAGATCGCTGAAGATCAATCCAAGAAAGGATGTCTCATTGAAATTGTGTCGGGTCTCGCTAAGGGACCTGATATGTTTGGAAAAGAATGGGCACATAAGAACGATTTCACTGTTCATGAGTTTCCCGCTAACTGGGACAAGTACGGAAAGCGTGCCGGTTATTTGCGAAATGTAGAAATGGCTGAATTCTCTGACGCGCTTCTCGCATTTCATGTAAATAATTCAAGAGGTACAAAACACATGATTGATATTGCATACAAGAATGACCTACAGGTAGCAATAGTTACATCCTAAAAATTATTGAATAAATAAAGCCATGGAGATATCATCATGGCTACAAATTATTCATCAACACCTTCCGATTTTATAAACAACGAAGTTGCAATTAAAACACCATATAGGCAACCTAATCGTTCGTTTAGAAAACTCTACGGTTATCAAGACCAACTCATCGCAAAATACCAAAGCAACAAGCGTACTATTGTGCATAATACTCGGCAATCGGGTGTAACCACGGCTACGTGGGCTTATGTTTTATGGTACAGCATCTACAATTCTGACAAAAATATAGTAATAACATCGACAACTGTTGATTCCGCGCGTTCAATCATGGTAAACATAAGAAATGCTTTGGAATCTATGTCTGATGAGTTAACGCCAAAAATAACAACGTTCAATAGAGATAAAGTAGCATTTTCTAACGGGTCTTCTATTTCTATTGTAGCCGCTACTGCTAATGCAGTTAGAGGGGAAACCATTTCTTTATTGTGGTGTGATGATTTTGCTTTTTATAATAAACAAAATGAATTTTGGGATAATGTTACTCCCGCGTTGGGTATATCTTCCAAAGTTATAATCACATCATGTTTTGGTATTACCACATCAGAAGATAATTTGTTTGTTCAAATGTTGCATGATGCGGCTAGTCCCCAAAACCAATATGCTGTACCAATGAATGTTATGTCCCATGTTGTAATTCCGTGGGATGCCCCACCTAATCGTAATAATCTTTTTAAAGAAAGTATGATTGCCAATTTGGGGATAGAAAATTGGCTTACAGAGTACGAAGGTAAGTTGGTGACAATTGATGATTAACATAGTTACCATCGACCCTTCACCAATTGGAACTGCCGTCACCGTCAATGGTGTGCCGTACTCGTTTCCATCCGAAAGCTCAGCAGTTTTAAAGAGCGGTAAGCTTAGATTATGGTTTGATATGTGCTCGGATTATGCTACAATCGAGCCAATTGATACAAGTTACAATAATGAAAAATCTTATTCACAGCTTGAAATGAACAAGCTAGTGACCTTCCAGAAAACTTCAAATTTAATCCGCAAGACCGTTGACAACAACTGCAACCCTGCGTACAATACGCTTTGCCTAATAGAAGGCTATAGTTATTCGTCTGCTGAGGGTCCATTAATTGACTTGGTGACGTTTGGCACAATGCTTCGTAGACAGTTCTTCACTAGAACTAATACGGAAATGGTTGTTCTTGCACCATCCACGGTCAAGAGACTCGCAGCGAAATTAACTTATCCAGCTATTCAAAAGGGTAAAAAAGTTGAGTACCGAAATAATGAAGGTATCGCTGGTGGTAGTTTCAAGAAGCCAGACATATATAAGGTACTTACAGAGAATGATGAGATAGATTCTGACTGGGTTAATTTTCTAAGGGATATTCAAAAAAACGTAATTGCACTCAAGAATGTCCCAAAACCCATAGAAGATATCAACGACAGTGTGGTTATGTACTACATTGCCGAGAGAACATATAGAGACTGTAAACAAGATTATAACCAGACCATAAGAGAACTTAAAAAAGCGTAGACAATTCGATTCCAATACAAAGCAAGTATGTCGGAGCCTCAACATGGATGTGGGGCTTAGAGTTCAAGTGTACCGATGCCGTAAAAAGCATCATGGGGACTCGCACTTTCCGTCTATCACTGTGGGTTCGGTATTGTACGTTTGACATTAGTGTTAGCGGGTAAAGTCCCACCAATTCAACATCGAGGTGTGGCGTGGCTGCGCACATGGAGTTCTGCAAAGAACACGTAGCGGTATCAGCACAAATAGCGATGGTTGTTTGATTTCTGTGACAATCATCGAAAAGAACGGACAAACAGGTTAATCACACAGATGGTGGGCTGAAATACGCCTTTTTAAGTCATGGGAGCTTGTGTAGCACCAGAGTCTAACCCGCTCTGGATTAGATTACACTTCGAGATATTGAATATCCAAATCTACCTGATAAGCTGAACGCAATACTTGCCAAGAAATCACTAAGTCGTCAAACGAGTATAACCTACTTTTGTAAAAAAGCGCAACTATCTTAATCATATGAGATTGTTGTTATGGTAAAGCTGCAAACTACCAAAGCTATCAATTGTAAAGGTTAGTACCCGAGTGTGACGAGTCCCCGATTGTCTTAAATTCATGTTTAAAAGAAGAAAAGTACCTCAAATGTGAACAAAATGTTACAAGATTGAATTCACAGTGGTTGTTTGGTATACTCTGGGGACTTTGGAGAAAAATAATAATGACAGAGAGCAATATGGTAGATTTTGAAGAACCGACAGGTAATAGGCCCATCTTGTCCAAGAGGAATATTTGGGACCACTGGGCAATGCCGGATTATCAGCCGCGTGAAAGCCAGAAGTTTGTTCTTGATTGGATGGCTAATCTACCAGCTGATGCAAAATACATCTTTTGTCAAATCCCTGTCGGTGGTGGTAAGTCGCCAATTGCGGTTACGTATTCCAGCTTTCTTGGACATGGCCCATTGGGCACTTCCTACATTCTGACTCCACAACGAATCCTTCAACGACAGTACGAAGAAAGCTTTACTAACGGTGAATTGGTTTCGGTCTACGGTAAGGCTAACTACTTCTGCACAACCAAGCTTGGATTGAACTGTGATATTGGTGACGATATCAAGCCTAAGTGCGTTTCATGCCCCGCCAAACAAGCATTTGCGTCGATACGCACCACACCACACGTTGTGCTTAACTACAAGCTCGCTCTGCTGTATTCTGAACTTTTTCCGGGGAATACTACTGACTTCCCTGTAAGAGACCTCATGGTCTTCGATGAGTGCCATACGCTAGAGAACAATCTAGTCAGTCATCGTGCGGTATCTGTCAGTAAAGGTCGATGTGAGAAAGTGGGTGCTAGTTTCTTCAAGCCACGTAACTTGAAGGAGGCACACCAGTTCATTGTGGATCAATATTTTCCTGCCGTGGACAGTAAGTATTTCGAGCTAGAAAAGAGCGTGAAAGGTATTGATAGTAAGTATGAATTTCAGACAAAAGCATCTCTACTACCTTCTGAGATTAGAACCAAGAAGGAATACAAAGAGTTCAAACGTTACCGTGCTATAACTAAGCGATTGGCTGAAATATCCTTCGACGTTCTGGAGAAGTACTATGTGCTTATGGTCGATAAGACCGCGTTTGAGTTCAAGGAAATTTATGGTGCAAATCTGTTCAATCAAATCCTAAAGCCGAAGGCTGATAGATTCCTGTTCATGTCGTCCACGATTCTGGACTTCAACAGTTATGCTCGTGATCTTGGTATTCCAGAGGATCAGATTGCAGTGGTTGATATGCCATCAGAGTTTGCACCATCCAATCGCCCAGTATACTTCATGCCGACCGCTAAAATGTCGTATGGGTGGCACAAGCCGGAGCGCACGAAGGACCGTGACAAGATGCTTAAGCGCGTTGTCGATCTGTGTAATGCTCATGAAGGAGAATCTGGCATCGTTCATACCGGAAGTTTTCAAGTTTCTTCATGGCTTGTAGACCAACTTGAGAGCAAGATCAAACAGCGGGTTATCACACACAATCAGGATGAGAATTCTAGCAGAGACGAGTGCATTGAAGAGTTTACGGAGAATGAAGGTAATGAGCCCATGGTTCTGGTATCACCTTCATGCACCGAAGGTCTGGACCTAATGGACGACACTGCTCGTTTTGCTATCTTTGTTAAAGTACCATTCCCCTTTCTGGGCGACGAATGGGTGAAGCGGCGTAAAGACTTGTCCGAAGAATGGTACATGCGGCAGGCCATGATTTCTATCATTCAAGGCGGCGGTAGGGTAGTGCGTTCTCCAGAGGATTGGGGTAACACTTACATCCTCGACGAGTCCTTCGGATTCCTATGGAACAAGTATAAAAAGAACGCACCACAGTGGTGGAAAGATGCATTCACTGTAGTGTCATAAAACTGTAACCATATATTTATAGACAATTTGTGCAGTGCAATATATACTTGTGTAGATTCGTAACACAAGGAGAATATTGCGATGTACAGGTGGTTAACGGTTTTGGTGTTATCTACAATATTGATGGTGCCCTGCTTTGCGCTTACCCGCGATGAGGCCAATGATTTTATTTCAATTCATGAATCCGTAGTTAAGAGATTCCAACCCCAAGAATATTCCGGTGAGTTTGGTATCCCTGAAAGATTCAATTACTATTCTAGCTTACATACCGTGGTTGGTGATTGTGATGATTTTGCAAGTGCAATTTATTACGAACTATGGAAGCGAGGTTATGAGCCCCGAGCAATCACATATGATAGAATTGTGGACGGCGTTATAGATTATCGCCATGCCATCGTATGTACCGATGAGGTATGTTTTGACAGTAACTACGTGGGGCCTTACATGCGGGCTAAATTTGATGGATATGTTGATAGTGGAGATTTCAAGGTCGTCATCATTGGAGAATTCAAAACTCTACCGATGTACGACCTTGAAATATATGAGACTATCGTGTGGATAGCTTCTCAGGCAGCTTGATCGATACGTGAGAAGCCATTCTCCAATTCAACAACCATCTGGTTCTTGAACATACTGGCAATCTCGTCACGGTGCGATATAATAAACATAGACATACCATCCTCCGTGGCGATTTCCTTGATCATCTTGGAAGCTAGTTGAACACCAACGTTACCCAATCCAGTATCTAGACATTCGTCAAGCATACAGAACGAAATCTTACCATGTCTAGCTTGTAGCACATCGCGGAAGGCGAAAGCCAGTGCTAGGTTAACCCGTGCCCTTTGACCGGATGAAAGGCTGCTGAAGTCTAACTCAGTACCAAACTGTGAAATTTTTGCAGACATATCCGGCTGGAATTCAACGCGGTGTGGCAGTCCTAACTTCTCCAAGTATATCATCAATCTTTTGTTCAAGAATGGAAGGCTACGGTCCAACAAATTCTTTCTTACGAACGAATCCTTTTTGGTAAGTAGCTTGAGTAAAAATTCCTGATGCCGGAGTTCTACGTCAAGATCATTTAGCTTTTCGGCATGATCATTTTTGAACTCAACATTATTCAAGTCATCAAACGTTGCTTTGTGTGGATTGCTTTCTTTCTTGAGCCCTTCTAGTGTATTTTCTAAGTTCTCAATATTCACAACAATACGTTCAATTGCAGATGCGCTATCAAAATCCGTGGAGTCTTGCATAGTTTTAAGCTCTGTTCGCTTGATACTGATTTTTTCCCGAATGCTTATGATGTCGCTTTCTTTGCTTTCAATTGCCAAATCTAAATCAACACCATTACTCTCTTCGCTAGATTCCAGCAAAGCTTTATTGTCTCTATACTGGTCGCGTACTTTGTTGTATTCTCCCATAGAGCCTTTGAAAATAGATTTCTTCGTAAGCTTCTCTACGTTATCTTCGGCAGCTGCTAGCTTAGATGCCGCCTCATCTCGTTTGGCTTCGTTCTCGGTAATAACATTGCCAAGCTCAACAAGAGTGGGATGTAGATTCTTGATCCTTTCTTCAGCGTCGTGCATTGCTTGGCTACAGTAAGGGCATTTATTAGACTTTAGGGTCTCAAGTTCCCTTTGCAGTTCAATGTCTGTAGCTTTATTCTCTTCAACCTGTGAAGTGTAATATTTTACGAAATCGTACTGCTCCTTCACGTCACTCTCTTTTTCAACAATGGATTCTATGATTTTCAATTGCTTATCAAAATCAATCTTGCTTTCGATAAGCTCTACCGTTTCGCGTGCTTTTTTCAGGCGTGCGATCTGGGCTGTCTGTGTATCACGTTGATGTTCGAGAGACTTCTTTTCCGATTCTACTACTCTGTTGTCTGACTCCAGTGTACCAATATCTTCACGTATCTTCTTTAATTTCTCCTGTATAGTGCGTTCGCTATCAAGATCAATTTTACGTAGCTCTTCGAGTTTAGCGCTCTTATCAAAAATCTTATCGCGGTGTTCAACATCCCACGATTGTAGCCGCTCAGAAACGTCACTGAGTTGCTTCGCGTGACGCTCTTTCTCTTGGTTTACTTGTTCCTGTAAGTCCTGTAGATGGGAAAATTCACCTTTCACACCTTTGATCTTTTCTTTGAGGGCTTCAGCCTTATCGGTAAGCTCGGTATAGCCGAATAACTCTTCCATGATGCTAGTTTGACTTGCCTTATTGGCATGGCGGCTGGGTAGATCAAGGAATGGTTGAAAGCTCGCACTGAATACGATGATGCGAGAGAATACATCAAACGGTAGGCCAATGATACGTTCCACTTCTTTGTTGGTATTTGCGATACTGTCAGGTGTCTTATCTACAAACTCTTGATCTTTGTTGGAGACAAGAAATTGAACATCAGCTTTTGTTTTGCTTTTACGCATGCGAATGATCTTGTATGTAACACCGTCCTTTTCAAAGGTCAATGTTACTTCCAAGTTCTTTTTGTTGATGTTGTTGATGAGATTAGACTTCTCTTTATTGGAGATAGTCTTATCGTACAGTGCATATGCCAGTGCATCTAGTATGGCGGATTTACCTGCACCGTTACTATCAATCTGACCGTTTACGATAGCATCGTGGTTCTTCCCTATAATAAGGATTGGCTCGTTGAAATCTAGATTGATTGTAGTATCGTTGTTACCATACGACATAAAATTTCGTAGGGTTAGCTCTTTGAACTTGACTGGCGTTGACATCAAAGCTCCTTGTATAGTTTGATAAGTTTGTCATTGTTGATGCTGTCAGCTTCTATCTTGCTGAGCATGTTTTCTACGAGAGCGTCGGTTGTATCGAGTTCTTCAAGTTCTGCTTCATCAATCGCAGTGTCTTCAAGTGATGCGAGCCGTTCAGGATTCTCTTGCAGGTTCAATTCTCGTAGGCTGAATTTCTTGGTAAGCTGTTCTCGCAGCTTCACACTCTGTTCTAGTGTAATGTCTTTATCGACCACGCAGTTTACAACTGCATCTTTGCGCAGAATACCTTTGGGATCAGCAGCAAGTTTGGTCAATGTTGTCTTGATATAACTAGGACAATCCGGCCAATCTATGAACTCAACCCCATCCCTATCGTATTGGTAGATCATCATACCCCGTTTATTGTCGTTCGCATCGCTAAAATCTGCGGGGAATGCATTGCCAATATAGGTCACGTTTCCTTCTGCTTGCCTCTTATGGAAATGGCCAGAGAATATACGTCGAGCACTTTTAAACTCTTTAGCATCTGGACCATGTTCCATCTTCTTCGTATCGCCAGTGATGACGAACCCTTTGAATTCAAAGTGGCCGAACCAAACCGGCACTTTGAGGTAAGATACCAGACTAGCATACTCGCTTTCAAAGAGGAAGGGACACATGAGTGCCCCCGTTTCCCCAAGCTCTTCTATGACGGTTGGTTCTTGGATCATGTTGAATCCGAGAGCATCGAAGAAGTTTGTTGAGAATACCTCCCTTGTTGTCCGATAGTACAGATCATGGTTACCTACAATGAAATATACTGGCAGGTTTAAAGCCTGTAGCTTCTTGGCACCACGATATGCATAATCTAGTGTTAGACCGTTGAGAGCGTTTCGATGCTCAAACCAGTCGCCCATAAAGACGATGTGGTCTATGTTGTCGTCTGCACGGACTTGTTCGCAGAACCAATCAATGAATCGCAAACAGTCTTGGTTATGTAATTCGGAGTTGTTCTTCCTACCCCAATGAATGTCTGTGAAACAGGCGGCTTTATTCATTTGTGCCCTCTTTATTTTTTTCACTTTTATCTCCGTTGGCCTCTGCACGCTGCGCCGCCCTCTCCTTTTCATGATCTTCCATGTAGGCATCTGACGGCAATTCACCCATATCGATCAACAGGGAATCACGATTAAGACGGTGCTTCTTTTCTTGTGAGGCGTATTGCCAGAAGTTGTGTTTTATAGCTTGTGTAAAGTATGCGAATGGGTTATCGTATTTCTCCAAGTCGAAGCTTTTCCACGCGCGAACTACATTAAGAACAGCGGATGATTTCATATCTTCGATATGTCCCGAATAGTCGGAGTATTCAAATCGACTACCATAGCGTTCAGCTAAAAGCATAATCATCTTGGCAAACTCAGCGGTCATTTGCCCCTGCTCATGACATTTCCTTAACTCCGCCATCATATCCTTGTTGTTCAGGTAGTTCTTTTTCTTCTTCGGCTTTTTTACTTTTACTTCATTCTTATCGTTCTTATCATTTGCAGCCATTAAGTGCTCCTATAGTATTATTATTGTTATTTGTTATAAGGATGCTTGCACATTATATCATACTACAAGTATGATTGGCAAATTAGCGAGCTTTCCCAGTACTTGTATGTATTGATAAATATAGGAGATACTACAGGTGAATCTAAATGACACAGGCGTTGAAAAGCAGTTACTATGAGGTCAGGCTTCGACAATTTAGAGATGATGTTGGTAGTACGCCATCAAATAGAGTGTTGGCCGCTACTAAAGGGGGACGTAACTCATCACAGCTTGATGATGCCGCCGTGCAGTATTTACGTACAGGCGTTTCTGTAGAATCTCAACAGACAATAGCAAATGAAAGTGTGCCCGGAGAAACAAACTCGGGTAATTTTCTAAATGAGGTAATATTTAACGTAACGCCAGAAGTATCTGAAAGTCGAACAATCGACTATGACAACCAAGGACTTCAAAGCCCAAATGGTATAGTTGTCTATCGAAAAACAGGCAACCGGAGTTTTTCCATTACTTCGAGATTTGTTTCTAGAAATTACACCGAAGCCACTTTGAATTATCTAAGTACTAATTTATTGAGAAGCTGGACGGTGCCTCAATCTTTGGGTAGTCTTTCCGGCAGGCCCCCAATCTTGCGGCTGAATGGGTACGGGAATCAGTTTTACAATATACCTACTGTTATAAGTAGTCTTAGTTTTAGTTTTCCTGAAGATGTTGACTACATTGAAACCGACGTTGCAATGGTACCCATTATACAATCGGTTACTCTTGAATTAATTGAATCACACACTAGCCTCAATATTATTCAATATAGTGGAGTATCTGATCCACCAGTGGATGAATTCAACTTGGGACTATTTAGAGCAGGACGCCTACCGGGATATTAACATGGCATTTAAAGAATATTTGGATAAAAGCTCACTTCAAAAAGAAAGGAGCAGAATTTTGCAAGGTGGCACGGCGGAATCTACCGAATCCCGTATAGGTTGGTGGGAGCGGGAAGTATTTTCTGAGGATAGCTCGGATACACCATTCACTCTCACTACAACATACAGTGGTAAGCCTGATTTGGTTTCTTATGACTTTTACGGTAGAAATGATCTAGGGTGGGTTATTCTTCAATACAATAACATAATCGATGTCAATACTGAGTTCACTACAGGTTCGAATATATCGTTGCCTTCAAAAAGTCGAGTATTCTTAGAATTTCTTTCAAAACCTAAAGCTAGACGGTTCAGGTAATAACACATGTCGGTACCTTCAAATATACTTGATTCTTCTGGATCATCCACTCACACCCATGTTCTTGTTGCGTTCCGTAACTCACAGGAAGCGGCAACGTTTAATTTTGCCAAATTCGATCCTACGAGTATAGGTCTCGGGCAGAGTATACCAAATGCTGGTAATAACGTTGTTGTTGTGAACGAATTTGTTGATACCCGTTTTTCAATATCGGAGGCTATGTGGGATTTCGATTTCATCCCAAACATAGGAGTTTCCACTACGGCAAGTACGGGTAAGATTGTTGTTGCCGACAGGGTTGTGGGGTACGGTTTTTTGAACCATCTGCGGAATGATGTTCTCAACAAAATCACTGACGAACCATGGTCTTTATCTCATCTAACATTTGTTCTTACAACATTTTTCTTTAAAGACACTGATGATGGGACTGAGCCTGTAGAGGTTGTAGTACGGACAAACCCTTTCTTTTTCTATCTGGATACTATTGAATCTGTTCCTTCCAATGGTGGAGTGACACCTACTCATCACATACTGAACGCTATTTCGGTGTCCAACACCTTGGGCCAGCTTAAATCGTTTTCTTCTTTATATCAAATGAATATTACACATAAGGATGGTAATCTACATAACGAGATACCGTCTGGCACTGGCAGTGGTGGAATATTATCGCGGAAAGAAGAAAACCGCAAATTTATAGACGCTCGGAAACAACGCTTGGACAAATCCAAGCCCATGCGAACCTTGAAGGATATATTCGAAGCGTTTCAAACGGACTTGAATAATCAAAAGTTTGTACATCAGGCACAATTGCAACAATGGGTTCGAGAATTACGTAGTGAGGGAAACACTGATAAAATTGCCGTGGCCCCACAGCAAAACAAACCCCCCACACCAAAGGAATTGCCAATAGATTTCGAGATAGACTTGGATTCTAGCTATGACGGGTACGCTGTAGATAATCGCAACATGCCATTTGAACAGCCAGATATTCGCCAAGAACTTGTGGGAATACGTTCCTTTCCGGTTAAACCGGGCGCTACTATAGTTGAGATGATAGAACGGATTATGATGTTGTCCACGCGGGTTGGCGATGATGCTGCGTTAGTTCCTCGTAAAGCATATAAGATATGCATTTCTGCTATATTAACTAGCAGTAATCGATACCGAATAGTTATCAAAATTAGAAGGTACACCTTACCTTCCAATTCATCCGACCTAGATACTGGGCCGGGTGCTGGTGACCCTATACACTTTTATATTAATGATCCAGAGGAACGTGATACGGACATAATTTCATTTAAATCAATACTATCATATGAAGTTGGTGATAGCATGCTTGAAAGTCCAAACGCTGAAAATTCACAGGCCAAGATAATATATGCTGATCGCGAACAGCCTATGGCTGAGCGTCGCCCGGATTTATCCTTCTTCACTACACTTTACAGTGGTATCCGACCAATGATTGAACCGTACAGCATCAATGGTCTAGAGAATGCAAAAAGTGCAGGTAACATAAAGAACATGGTGGACCCTTACACTTATATCCAGACCAGCGAGTACGAGCTTGTGATTAGAGGCAACCCCACCATACTTTCAGATTTTAACCGAAATCCAGTGGATATAGTTAACGGTGATGCGGGTAATGTATTCAACTACCCGCGTCCTGAGTTTGAACCAGCGTATGTTCGTCTAACCATTTTTCAGAAGTCTCAAGCACTAAATGACGAATCCAATATTCCTGAAAAATTCTATTATGATGGTTTTTACCATCTGGTACGTGTTGTGAATATGTTTGGTGTAATCAAAGGTCAGCGATCTTTTTACCAGAAATTGTATCTGCGTCGAACGGACGATCTTGTATAAGAGATCATATGTAGTTCGTTGACATAAATATACCAAAGAATAGGATTATACCGTGGCATCAAATAGCATTAACACATACTTTAAGGTTGTATCGCCGCAGGCTCCCAACGTATCAGTCAACGATAGTCAGGATACCTCTGGTAGCCGGGGTCTGTACGGCAATCACACTTGGTATCAACGCATCATTCAAGGTTCTACCACACGACTGGTACGATACCGTGAGTACGATGTAATGGATAACGATATTGATGTTGCGCGTGCGCTTGATATTATGGCAGAGGAAATGACGGGCAACAACCCCAAGTCTCGTATGCCTTTGGAGCTTATGATTGAGGCGGGCTCTGAAGAAAACGCCCCATCACATGTGTTTACCACATTACGTACAGCGATGAAGACGTGGTGTAAAATTCACAATTGGCAAGGGGGACGCCTTTTCAGTCTGGCACGAAACCTGATAAAATATGGTGATTGTTTTTTTGAGAGGTCAGATAAATTAAACAAGCCGTTTAAGTATGTTCATCCAAAGCACGTAGTGGGCGCTATCGTCACCGAGGACGATATTACCGATATCCGTGGGTGGCACATACAACAGGACTACCTGAAGCCTAATCAGCATTGGCAGTCAGGCTCTGGTTTTTCGGCACACGGTGATATTGGTGATCAAAACGTCAAGGTTATGGACCGAGACCAGATTATTAGATTCAGTATATCGGATGATATGTCCGAAGAGGCACCATTTGGAACGTCTGTTCTAAGGCCAGCATATAAAGTATTCAAACAGAAAGAACTTCTTGAAGACTCCATTCTAATCTATCGTATTTCTAGAGCACCCGAAAAGAGGGTGTTCTACATTGACGTGGGCAATCGTCCTGACCATTTGGTTCCGGGAGTACTTGAGAAGTTTAGAAACCAAATCAAGCAGAAGAAGATTCCTGCCAAATACGGTGGAAAGTGGCAGTCTGAATCAGTATACAACCCACAAAGCATGAACGAAGATTTCTATTTCGCAGTCCGACCCAACGGTAATAGCTCACGCGTGGAGACTTTGCCGGGTGGTCAAGGTCTTGGTGAGCTTACAGAGTTAGACTACTTCTACCGTAAGATGTGGAGAGCTTTGAGAATCCCCGGTTCTTATATGGGTACGACCACACAGGATGGTGAGCAGATCGATAATAGTTCCCGTGTAGGTTTGGCTTACATCCAAGAAATCAAATTCATGTTGTACATTCAGCGTCTACAGCGATATGTTGAGGAAGTTCTTGACAGAGAGTTTAAGCGTTGGATTCATGATTCGGGATTTAAGATTGATCCAACCATTTATCGTTTGGTTCTCCCAGAACCATCTGACTACTTCAAGTCGAGGCAGCAAGCTATTGATGCCGATATGCTTAACAACTTCAGCAGTGTTGACGGTGTTGAGTACTTCTCGAAGAGATTCATCCTTGAGCGTTACGCCGGTCTATCCAAAGATGAAATTCGCCTCAACGAAGACATGCTTCGTAAGGAGAAGGGAATTGATGGTACAGGTGACGACCGCGATTTGGCACTATTGTACCGGCCAGAAGATGCTGAGGCTGGCGGATTCGATGGTGGACTTGGCGGCGGTAGCGGCGGCGGCAGCGGCGGCGGCAGCGGCGGTTTAGGTGGGGAAGCTCCCGAGGGGGGCGAGGAAGATCCAGAAACCGACACCGGGGAAGAGGGTGAAGAACAAGATAAAGATCAACCACTGGATCAGGGTGGTGAAGAGCCAGCCCCCTAACGAGGCTTAATTTTGACACTATTTAACTCCGAACCCATAAATAATCATAACTACATGATTTTATGAGGTTGAAAATGAAAAAATCATTTTTGAACGAAATTATTTCCGAGAATTCTGACAGAAAGGTTAGCGAAGGTTTTTCTAATTTTCTTCAGGGTTCTCAAAAGGCAAAATCACTACACGAGACTCTCAGCGAAGAGTCTCTAGGAAAAGAACTTGCCCTCTTTATTGAGGGTAATAATACTGTTAACGAACAGGTTCCTGCCGTTAAGCGTACACTAGTAAAGCATTATAAAAAGGCTGAGTATAACACTGAGCTTGCTGAACGTGCTTGGATGCGTGTGGTTTCTGAAGCAGCTAAGCAATACGCTACAGAGCACGGTCGCGATCCACGTCTATGGGAAACAATGTTCCCCATAGACGTGCGTCAATCTATTGTTGAGGAATTTGAACGTAACTTCTACACGGACCTCGAACGAGGTAAAGTTAATATGGAGGAACTCTTTAATGAGTGAAATGAAAGGTAAAATCCGTGACATGGTTATGGCACTATCACGAGACGACCACGAAGAGGCGGACGCTCTTAAGAAAGAAGTCATGGGTTATAAGTCCAAGGCAATTGTAAGTGAAATGCTTGATCCTGAAGATGAAGTAGATGAAAGCATGATGACCGCTGGCAAGCAACAAGCACGAGCGGCTCGTCGTCACCACAAAGCTGGTGCTAAAGATATGAAAGCTAAGCAAAAGGCCGGTAAGGTCAAAGGCAAGGCTCCTGTTGAAGAAATTAACGACACTGGCTCCGACAGCCCAGTTGTGAAAGGTTCTCATGACGCAAGTCTGGACGACGTAACTGCTAAGAAGGGCTCTGTGAGTAAGTCTGGAAAGATCGATCATAAAGATTACAAAGGTGAAAAACCAAACTTATACAAGAAAAAAGATGCGGTTGACGGTAAACCAGTAACTGAAAACAAAAAATCCGACGGTAAGTAATAGTGAAACTCAACGAACTTGTCAATGTAACATCAAAGGGTAATAAAACCAACCTTTCAGGAGGCGATTTACCCAATGCCTATACAGATGATGCTTCCAAAGCTTCTAAGAAGCCGCGTGAGAAGAAGAAAGACGTATATGGGACTGGTGTTGGACTAGGTATTAATTCACAGGGCAACAACGATTCGTCAGCCGGTGATATGTCTAGTGGTGGCGATTCGGGTGGTACATCAGCGGGCGGAACCTCTGGCGGAAGCGCCGGGGGTTCTGCTGGCGGCTCTGGTGGTACTGGCGGCTCCGGCGGCGGTGGCGGTGGCGGTGGTGCTGGTGGCGGCTCCGGCGGCGGTGGCGGTGGCGGTGGTGCTGGTGGCGGTGGCGGAGGTGGAGCATGAGTCGGCCTCGCTACAAAACGTATTTGAAAGAATACTACAAGTATTTTAACTCTTTCTCGGAAGTCGTTGACAAAGAGGAAGATGAGCTTGAAAAAATTGATAGCTCTTCCCGTGAGGGCAGAGCAGCAGAAAAACAACAGCGCAAGTGCGACAAGATTGAAAAAGGTGACGGTGAAGAGGATTACAATCCTTGTAAATTTCGTCAGTGGATGGAAATCTCAATCGCAGGCGATAGTTAACAGGAGAAATCAGCATGACTGATAAAACAAAAATTTATGAAGCCTTGGGGCAGTTTATCGATCTTGTCGCTACAGAGGATGATGCTGATCAAGCGATCATGAAATCCGTTATTGGCGAGAAGTCTAAGCACGTTCTAGAGTTCACTGGCGATAGCCAAATCAAACTCGATGGTGACGATGTTATGGTCAGTGGCAAGAAAGTTGGTCGTGTAAAAATCGACCATGATGATATGGCGAGTGGTATCGATTTTATTTCGGTGGACGGTAAGTTCTCAAAAGAATTTGATGACATGGAATCCTTGTATTCGTTTATCGCAACTCGCTTCAACGTCAAGGAAGGCACACTAGACTTGTCCGAAGGCCGAGTTGAGGATGCTGTTCTAAAGCAGCCTGCAATGAAGTCAGATCGTGCAAAGCGTTGGGCATCAGTCCGTAAGGGCCAGAACAAAGACGGGAGCATGGGTGACTATGAGGGTGGAAATGAAGGTAAGTACAAAGACCCTAACATGGATAAGCATGGTTCCGAAGAAGGTGATGGCATGAAAGATAAGCGCCATCTAAAGGGATACTATGATAGCACAGATGTTCGTAAGAAGCACAAGGACACTGTACGTGGGGGCTCTGAAGCAGCACATCCGGGTGGAGCATCTGACATAGAAACTGATGCGTCGTATGACTCTCACGATGTGAGAAAGCAGCACAACTAAGGGGGTTGTTATGAGCACCGATTTTCTAAGAGAGGCACTCCAGCCAGACGAAGGTAATATTATTACCGAAGTCAAGAAGGATGCTACGACCGGTAAAAATAAGGTACTAATGTCTGGTATCTTTATGCAGGCTGATATTCAGAATCGCAATGGGCGAGTATACCCATTGGCTGAAATCAGCAGTGCAGTAAACAACGCTGCGAACCAGATCAAGACACATGGTGGTATTTTTGGTGAGCTTGACCACCCACAAACTCTAACGATTAACATGGACCGTGTATCTCATGTCATCAAAGAATTGCGCATGAATGGCGCAAACGCTGTGGGTAAGGCCGAACTACTAGAAACCCCAATGGGTCAGATTGCTAAGGTCATGGCAGAGAGTGGCGCACGCTACGGGATTTCTAGTCGCGGAACTGGTGATGTTGGTGACGATGGTATGGTTAAAGGATTCATGCTTGTTACATGTGATCTTGTTGTCACACCATCAGCACATGGCGCTATGCTGAACCCCATCTATGAATCACTACAGCAGGACGCAAAGGGGCGTGAAGTGCTCACACTTGCTGAAGCAGTTCAACACGACCCAGCAGCACAAAAATATCTCAAAGAGAACTTACTCAAGTTCATTAGGAGTATTACCGCTAAATGAAAAAGGGGGGTTAGCCCCCTTTTTTATATGGCATAATCCGATAACTCTAACCGATTAGTATTGAATTCTGGCAGATCGCCTTTGTCATATGTAAAATCACTTTCGTAATCGGTATCATAATCTGCATCACTGTTATCAACCTCTTCTGGATCAGGTGTGGTTTCCTTTGATGCTGCTCTACGACGTTCTGCACTACCACCTAGCCGATCTGCGAGTCCAACAGCTTTATTACCTGTGACGGTAAGTTCCATAGACCTATCCAATAGGTTGTAATGTTGAAGCTCGTAAATAACATCCATCATTCGGTCAGATGCATTATCAAAGTCGAGACGACCAGCAGAAATTGCCCGGAGCGCTCCAATCTGGATCGAGGTTAACTCGTTAAAATCTAACTGCACTTCGGTAATGTTTGAACCACTTTCAGTGATAACATGTTTCACTTGCATAGGGCGCTCTCCTTGATTAAGCGAAATCCATTCTATTTGCTCTTTACATCATTGTCAAGATGGACTATACTTGCCGCTCAAACGAGATATGGGGGGCTAATAATGCTGTTTGAACGAGAAGCCATGTACGAAACTATCAGAGATTCACGAAAGTTGCAACCTCTAGCAGAGGCTGATGGTTGGGAAATTAGTGATGTGTTGGCAAAGGCCACCGAGGAACTTGGTGAGTTTTCTGAAGCTGTACAGATTGAACGTGGCAAGATTACCAACAAGCCACGTGAATTGGATGCACCGTTTCACGAAGCTGCTGATGTTATCATCTGTATGATGGATGCTCTCGCCCGTCTTTACCCTGAGAAGCCCGCATCCGAAATCTATGTGTGTGTTCTTTATGGACTAGATCGCAAGCGAGCCAAGTGGGTAAATAAGGTACAAGAAAAGGCATTGAAAAATGATCAAACTTCTACCTGAAACTGCTGATGAACTGACTGTCGTCAGTACTCCGGTTCCTGAAGAAATATTCGGTAACCATGAGTTTATCAACTTTTCTGAGGAAATGTTTAAGACCATGCGATCCAGTAATGGTATTGGTTTGGCTTGTCCTCAAATCGGTGATAATGTTAGAATGTTCATTATGCAGATTGCAGGTAAGAAATACGTATGTATAAACCCGTCTGTTGTGCAAAAGTCCGAGACCATATCCTCTTACAAAGAAGGGTGTCTTTCATTTCCGGGTCTGGAGCTAATGCTGAATCGACCCGAATACATTGTTGCTGAATATTACGATTTAGACGGAAATCATATCACGGCGGAAATGAATGGGCTGGTTGCTCGCTGTTATCAGCATGAACTGGATCATCTTGACGGAATCGTCTTTACGTGCTATGCTGGTGAAGTAAAACTCAAGCTGGCAAGATCAAAGGTCAAGAAAAACCTAAAACGTAAAAGGAGATAAGACTCGGTAGCTCAAGGGGCAGAGCCGCGACTTCTAATATCGCTGGTTGTGGGTTCGAGTCCCACCCGAGTCACCAATTATTATGAGAGAAATCAAACTTGAAAGAGTTATAGATAAGCGGGGAAACGGACGTATACGTGTTCGTAAAAGCCGGGGTTTATTTCGGGCTCACCGTTGAAGAAATGCAGAAATTTAAAGACTTACTCACAGATGCCCTAAAGGAGAATGACGATGCAGGTTCAGAGTAATATTGGAAATGTAATGGATGTCCAGACGACCAGTGTCTTGCGAAACACTTACGCTCTATTGTCAATGACGTTGGTATTCAGTGCATTTACTGGGGCCATTGCGATCATGACGGGCGCTGGACCGATTGGTATTATGGGATTCGTCTTTATAATTGCCGCCTTGTTTGGCGTACAATTCACTAAAAATAGTTGGCTTGGGTTGCCAATGACCTTCTTGTTCACTGGTATGATGGGGTACTTTACCGGTCCATTGGTCGCCATGTATGCTGGGCTCCCAAACGGTGCAGAGATTGTGACTCTGGCGTTTGGTACGACTGCTATTGCGTTCTTTGGATTGTCTGGCTATGTACTGACAACTAAAAAGGATTTTTCCTTCATGGGCGGATTCCTATTTGTAGGTTTGCTTGTTGCAGTAGTTGCAATGATTGCAAACATCTTTTTGGCAATTCCTGCTTTGTCACTAGCATTGTCTTCTATTGTAGCTCTATTGATGTGTGGTTACATCCTTTACGACACCAGCCGCATTGTAAATGGGGGTGAGACGAATTATATCTCAGCAACCATCTCACTGTATCTGGATATTATTAACTTGTTCACGAGCCTCTTGCACCTATTTGGGTTTGCGCTCGGAGACGATTAAAAACTTAACTTAACTTAACTTAACTTAACTTAACTTAACTTAACTTAACTTAACTTAACCATATGCTTAGCGATAAGGATACGGCTTCGCTAATAGAAGAAATTTTTGATGACCTGATGATAGATGATGTACGGGTTATCGCTGGCGGATCATTTCCAACAAATACTGTAATATTTCTTAGTCAAAACAAAAATGTTCAAGTCATCGCTAGCATTGAGTCGTACACTTTTGATATTGGTACTACTAATGGTGGATATACTAATGGTGGATATACGAAAGAAAAATTCAAAATTGAATTGAATATTAATACAAAAGTTGTCAACGACAACGGCAATGTGGGGACTTATTACAAAGCATTCGGGGAGCTTGCCATTCCTAAGTCCAACATGTCGGATTATATGGGGCTTATGCCACTGTTCAAGAGTGAACCCCAAGAATGTATATAGTAATCAGCTAGAGGCAATGCGCCAGCACCTATTGTCTGCACTAAAGAGTTAAGCTCACAGGGGTAAAAAAGCAACTCAATATAGGAGAAATAATATGAGTATGTTTTTTACGAGCGACCAGCATTATGGTCACAGAAACATCTGCCAGTATGCAGGAAGACCTTTCAGTTCCGTTGAGGAAATGGATGAGTTATTGATCAAAACCCACAACTCAGCTGTGGGTAAAAACGATCAAGTGTGGTTCCTTGGTGATTTCGCGTTTGCGAACATTGGAAGAATCAAGGAACTATTACTACGACTCAATGGTCAGAAGAATCTTATTCTGGGAAACCACGATAAGACTCTGAGGAATTATCGAAAAGAACTTCTGGGTGAGAAATTGCTCAATGGTATTTTCGATTACCGCGAAATTACGTGGGAGAAACAGCACATCGTTCTTGCTCATTACGGGCACCGGGTGTGGAATCGATCCCACCATGGGTCTTGGATGCTCTACGGGCATTCACATGGAACGCTACCACCTTACGGCAAGTCTGCTGATATGGGTGTGGATAGTAAAGTCATAACTGACGAATACCGTCCGTACTCATTTGAAGAGGTAAAGGCTTTTATGGATGCCCGAGACATAGCAAATGCCGACAGGCACTAAAGGTGCTATGTTGTAAGTAGAGGGGATGCGTGTGCGTCCCTTTTTTGTTTAAACACTAAATAATATGAGAGGAAACAGAAAGAAAAAATGAACAGATATTTCGGCTTGCGAATGCAGATTGCATTCAATAAGTGGTACTTGAATAGGCTGCGGTATAGACCCGCAAACATTTCAAGTGTTAATCGAGCCGTCGTTGAGCAGAAACGCTACATAATAAAATTGGAAAATGAACTTTATGCAGATACTAACCCCTGATGATGATCTAGAAAAGATGGACCGCACTAAGTGTTCGATTTTTCTCGGAGGGACGATGAGTCCTTGGAGAGAAGAAGTAATCGAGCTACTTTCGGCACAGGGCATGGATATTATTATCCTTGACCCAACCGTCAAAGATTGGGAGGAACGTATTGGTGATGAAGATGCAGATAATCCAGCTTTCACTAAACAAACAGATTGGGAACACTTAGGTATAATCATGGCCGACATAGAAGTCTTTTTTTACGATGATACTTCAGTGGCACCAATCACTTTATTTGAAATGGGTATGTATAAAACGAAGGAATCGATTATACACTTATCGGATGGTTACGAGAAAGCGGGATATATCAAGTATGTATCCCGCCGATTCGGTTTGCCTGTAGTAAAATCAGTTAAGGAATTGGCTCAGCTAATTATGATTCGCTGTAAGATAAGCCATCTTGAGGCTTAATTCCGTCAACCATGCCTTGAACTGCTTTTTCGAGAGCAACCATTTTCTTCTTTGCAGAATACATTGATTTGCGAATTCTTTCCCGGTTATCATACAGGCGCTGTCTATGATATTTCACTTTCTTTTTATCCCAGCCACTGTCTTCTAATTTCTTGAGCAGATTCTTGGCCTTTTCGATAACTTCCATACGTCGCTCAATTTCAGTTATCTTTTCAATCAAGTCGTCAGGCAAGCTAGCCAGAATAGCTGATCCTTCATACAATTGTGCGAAGCTGATAATATTGCGATATTGTGTTAGGACATCATCTATCTCTGATTCCAATAGATCAATCTCCATTTTGTTTGTCATTTCATTGAGCAGATTCATGTAATTCTCCATTGACGCTTATGACTATTTATCGTATAATCCTTTCCTTTACAACATACAATGGAGAGAGGTTCAAAAATGTCCGATAATGCAGATTACGATCCCGACGAACTAAATTCTGACGATGCCTGCCAATGGGCAATCGAAGCAGATGGCACAGTATTTTTTCCAACAGGTCGGGTCATAAAGACCGTGCCTGCTGGACAATACAACATTTTCGACAGTATGCGTGGAGTATACTTTGAGGCCCATAGTAATGAGACCGATGAACTCATCCATCTCCCAGATACACAGTCAGACAACATCCTGCAACTTGTAAAGGAGTTTTGGAAGAACGAAGACAAGTTCCGACAATATGGGTACTTGTGGAAGCGCGGAATCATGCTTTATGGCCCTCCGGGCAGTGGTAAGACTTCAACGATCAATTTGGTATCCAACCATATTGTCGATATGGGTGGTGTAGTGTTTTATGTTAATGATCCCGGAAATGCGATTGCTGGACTACAAGCATTTCGTAGGATCGAACAGGTGCGTCCGATTGTTGTTATTCTTGAAGATATAGATAGCATGCTTCGAAATGAAGGTGCTCTACTTGCTCTACTCGATGGGGAGTGTCAGATTGACAATGTGATGTTCATTGCAACGACGAATCATCCAGAGAGAATGCCCGCACGTCTTATCAACCGGCCAAGCCGCTTTGATGTTGTTGAGCAAATTGGTATGCCGAGTGCTGCTGCCCGTAGGGTTTATATCGAAGCTGTGTTTGCCCGCGCAAATGACGTTATTGGAAACCTAGATGAGTGGGTATTGAAAACCAAGGGCATGGGTGTAGCGCATATCAAAGATGTGGTTATTTCCACTCAAGTATTCGGGTTGACATTGGAGGACTCTGTTGCTAGAATGCACCACATGATCAACGGGGAACTTCTTTCTGATAATTACGATGAGGATGATGAGGATGATGAGGATGATGAGGATGATGAGGATGATGAGGATGATGAGGATGATGTCCCTGAATTTGAAAACGTACCGTCGTATCCCACCCAGAATGATTGTGTAAGAGTCAGAAGACGATGATACGTGATTCGCTTTGGACGGTAATAGAAGCCTGCTTTTTTGGCTAGTTATGTTACCTGTAACAAACACCTTTCTATTGTACTACTATTATGTCAGGCTCCCGTATGATGATTGGAAATCTAGACTAGATAGTAAACTGCGAATGAAACGCCTGAGTAAGAGTGACCCTATTCTTCATCATCAAGTAACAAGCATTCTTGGTGATGAAGAAGAAAGAAAATATAAAAAGGTGTTGACAGAACTAAATACAAGCAGTACAATGCATCCCATCAAGTCTGATGATTCAGATTTTTTGTGAAGAACACTAAATAGACATATACAGGTTTACCCCTGTGGGCGAAAGCCCTAACTAAGTTAATAGGAAAAGATGATGACTTCGATTACGTTTATTAAATGCGAACAACATTCCCTACAGGAACGCCCTGCGAACCTGTTTGTGAAAGCGCTCGCCTGCGATAATTATGATCGTAAGCATGCCTTCTCAGTAAGCCCAAGGAGTAAAGAACTCTAACCGGCAACCCTACAAGGGAGTACTGAGAAGGCGGATCGTAAGATTCGCCTTTTTTTATGCCCATAAAACGGGTAACATTGGATGGGACTCCGAGTCCCCCGACTAAGCCAAAAAGTCGGAGCATGTGCTGAAACGCCCCTATCCATTGTTACGGAACTCAACCTAAGAGTGGTATCTTAGGTTGCCAGCCACGCGGATCACATGAGCATTGCGCTCGCGCCGCCGAAAGATACTAATCCACACCAATGGATATCCGTCAACGACCGGGGATTATAGTAGTCGTTAAAGGCAAGGTAGTTTTGCATGTTTCTAGATGTATACCGTCAAAAACATGCGTTTTCCTCTTGTAGCTGAGTTGGCGTAGCGTCTGGTTGAAGCCCAGAAGACACAGGTTCGAATCCTGTTGAGAGGACCAATGGAACTGTAGCTTAACTGGTTAGAGCGCTTCCCTGTCACGGAAGAAGTTGCGGGTTCGACTCCCGTCAGTTCCGCCAATTTGAGGAATTACAATAGAAACTAAAGAGCAAAAATACGAAAGGGCTCATCTATTATTGGAAAGAGCACTTGAAATACTGAAATACATTGACACTGAATTGCAGACAAGGTAATATTGTCGCTATAGCAATCTGAGCGTAGAATTCAATTGGTAGATACTTCGGTTTGGAATCGAGGGGTTGCAGGTTCGAGCCCTGCCGCTCAGACCAATAAATAAATGGAGATAGAATGTTATGGATACTCTTAAAAAAGAAAATAACATTGGTGATGAGATTTACGAAATTTTGAAAAGCAGACTATCATCGGAGTTTGGAATTGATTTATCTGATGATCGAGATGCGGAAGGGGATTGGAACGAACTTATTGATGACTTTATCCTTCCTCGTATTAGGGATGAAGATGAAGATTAGTAGGTCTCGATGGTGTTGATAGTGTAGAGGTTAGCACAACTGTCTGTGAAACAGTTAGGTAGGGTTCGATTCCCGTCTTCACCCCAAATGCAGTGGAAAGGTCGCCAAATAGGGAGGTATCGCCATGGTAAGGTATGTCCCGTTAAAGCAGCCAAAATGAGCAGATGTAGTTGAAAGATACTACCCTTTCCCACTAATTTTTAGTGTACAATCTCTCTGTAGCTCAGTCTGGTAGAGCTTCCGCCTCGGATGCGGAAGGCCGCAGGTTCGATTCCTGCTGGGGAGACCAACAATGGTGACTATAGCTCAGTCTGGCAGAGCACCCTTGCGCGAGGGAGGTCGATGGTTCAAATCCATCTAGGCACCCCAAATAGAATGCAAAATACCTCATGCATGGGGTATAGGCTGGGCAACCGATTCGCGGATCGGTGTCCGTAGGTGATACTGGCCTCATCAGCTAGAAGAGTCGAGGTGATACCCGGCCACCTACAACCAACAACGGGAGTATCGTATAATTGGCAGTACACCGGACTCTTAATCCGGGCGGTCTCGGATCATACCCGAGTGCTCCCACCAAACATCAAAAATTGGTTGCCTAAGCGGTTCGATTCCGTAAACGTGAAATTGCATAAGTAGCGTTACCGTGTTGCAAGACGGTTGTTGGTATAAGGGAACCCCCTAACAATTGCCCTATTGTGTAATGGTATCACACCGGCCTTTGACTCCGGGGATGAAGGTTCAATTCCTTCTGGGGCAGCTAAAGAAGTAACAATGAACAATGGGAGCGTAGCTCAGCGGCAGAGCAGTTGGCTTTTAACCAAACGCGCGAGGGTTCGAGTCCCTCTGCTCCCACCAAACATAACAATTGGCATGTAGCATTAATGGTAATGCGCCTGACTGTTAATCAGGAAAAAGCGGGTTCGATCCCTGCCGTGCCAGCTAATTACGGAGAGATATATGAAACCGGGATATTATCTAGTAGCTGGCGATCAGCACTACGGTCCAATCGTAGCCGATGATCCAAAGAAAGATACTTTCCACGATCCTAAAATCATGTCCAAGGTAACAAAATGGGCAGCAACGCTGGGGATCACGTGGGAATATGTTAAACTAACATAATGGGGCTGTAGCTCAATTGGGAGAGCGTCTGTGTTGCAAGCAGAGGGTTGTCGGTTCGACTCCGACCAGTTCCACCAACATATAATGCCGTAGTAGTTTAATGGTTTAGAATGCAGGGTTTTCACCCCTGTCGATACGGGTTCGAATTCCGTCTACGGCTCCAACAATATAGTTTATGGTATTACCCAATTCCATCTGAGGGAAACACTTACCTGATAGTTAGTGTGAACCAATTAAGAGATTATGGGTATTTGGGAGTTATCAGACTCCCTCTTTGCTCCTGAAGACAAATGGTTGAGTTGCTCGGTTTTCACCCGAGAGTACGGGGTTCGATTCCCCGCAGGAGTACCAAAATTACATAATGGCCGGGTGGCAGAGAGACTATGCGCTGGGCTGCAAACTCAGAAAAACGTCGGTTTGATTCCGACCTCGGCTTCCAATCTCTCCATAGTTTAAAGATGGGAAAACAACCGTGCCCCGCGATGGGCGGGTGCCACGGACAAGACGGTCGGTTCGAGCCCGACTTGGGGAGACTAATTTTTGGAGTTCAATAATGACACGACGGGCAATTAAAATCGGTGAGGAAGTATTGGAGATATCCAAATATACCGTCATCAAGCATAACAAGAAGCGTTTGCTATACTTGGATGAACTTAATGATGGTACGTGGAGATTAATCCACAATGAGGACCTTATTCCTGATTTGACAAAAATCGATGTGTTTGAAATTATCCGCGAAGACTAGAAGGATAACGAAAAGTATTCTTGACAAAAATGCACGGTGAAGATATAGTTATAGAGAGAAGTAACAACTCTGTAAAACTGACACCGCTGGTTCGATTCCAGCTTCCCCGACCAATTGAGCTACGAACACATCGGTGGTGATGGGCTCTCCAAACAGAGAGAGAGACGGTTCGAACCCGGACGGCTCAACTGACAAATTAATTTTCTCTCATGTGCTAAGGCGACAATCGCTACGCTGTCAATGTGGTCTAGACATGTTAGATTTCCGTACAAGGGGTAGATATGAAAAGTGATATGCCAGCGGAAGACGCTTCTATGATACAGACATGTATTGAGGAAATGCGGCTTGATTCATTTGATACATTTATCGAGTTAGAGTGCGAAATAGATAAACTCAAAAAACAAATTGCTGAACTAGAGTACGAATCTGAACTTGAAGAAAACGATCCCGGTGTTCCTGATTGCGTTGAGTGTGGAAATACGATATACTCTGGCATCAACGGTCAAGTTGAAGTACGGAAGCAGAATGGTGGTTATGAATGGGCAGTTGATTGTGATCTATGTCAGTTCACTACATTCTCTGCGACCTTTAGAAATTACGACGAACAATAGAAGCACCTAGTGGTTTGAGGACTTCCGTCTGATAAATGGGATGGCGCGGTTCAACTCCGCGTGCTTCTACCAAATAAGGATAAATGTGTTATGTTTTTTTGTGGAAAGATTAGTGAAAACTGGGTATACGAACTTGCTATTTGGGGTGAGGGGTGGGATACTCCCCTGAGTATCGATATCAGTATTCGAACAAAAGGTGACCATCCCGGTTTTTTCACATGTTGGTTGGTTTGTTCCAAGAAACTTTTTGAATTGAACATATATGATATTCGTCATCATGATGATGACTGATCAAACGAGTGTAGCTCAAACGGAAGAGCGGTTCCCCTAGAAGGCAACAGATGGTAAAGCGACATGAATTGGAATCCTACCGATCATAGGAATCCTTGATGATACAATTGGCATCTAGTGTCGGGGTTCGAATCCCACCCACTTGACTAAACATAGGTACAGATTATGAGAACGATCAAGATACTTGATAAAGATGATGTGATAACTGTCGAAACATTTTGTCGGCCACTTGGGGTGACCTATGAATCATCACATTCATCTGCGGTGCTTGAGCGTGCAACATACTCTGGCATGCCCATAAATCACATGAAGTGGGTTGCAGTGCGGTATGTGCTTGGTTCCTGTTGGATAGGCAAAACTGTAGAAGAGTTTTCAACCGACTATGACTATTCCGAGTACGAGTATGCGATTGGTGACATCCCCGCTGCACACATATTGGATATGTATAAATATGATGTGCTGCCATAATGGAGAAATTAATAATGGCTAAGCACTGGAATCCACAAGAAGATTATTGTGTTCGGTTTTCAGATGAAACCGCTCTCGACCGGTCAGATGAAGAATTAAATGCAATGGTGCATGAGATGCGTGTAATTGCAAACAAGCATGGCTTTGATCTATCACAGTTCGGTTCATGGCCAAACATGCGACGCTTTGGAATTCGGGAAGAAGCAATACTCGAAGAATTTAAACGATTAGATGGGGTGTAGCGCCTAATTGGTAAGGCATCTGACTCTGACTCAGAGATTTGTAGGTTCAAGTCCTACCACCCCAGCCAATATGTAGGACGATGTTTTTTGGGGGTATAGCTCAGTTGGGAGAGCAACTGCCTTGCACGCAGTAGGTCGTGGGTTCGAATCCCTCTACCTCCACCAAACAATAGGATAGTAATATGACAAAGAAAGTTCACAGCTACACTGTAGTTATTGCAGAAGATGCTGATGCCGAGTATGATCGTGATGTAATTGCCGATATGGCGTATATCATTCAAGAGGTATTAGATAATCCAGCAGGTAAGCGAAATCTTGAAGGTACGAGGGGTAATGTTACGGTAGTGTGTAACAACATCTTAGAAGTTTCCGATGACAAGTTGGATGATACCGTAGACAAACTGGCCAACGCTCTTGTTTTAGAAGACCAGACAGACCAGACAGACCAGTTACTATGAAATTCCGCGTACATTTTGAATACTTCGGTCGAAACATATCCGATGATATTGAACTTGGTGCCATAGGGCATATGATCCAGCATGGGTTTTGGATTACTAATGACCTTACGGTTACGAATAGTGCAGACAAGATGGTGTACCATATTCCACCGTCACGTATTATAGCAATTGAGAAACTACAATGATTTATCAAGATCACGCTTGGAAGCGCCTCGGTATTTCATTTTACCGGAGTAATTAATATGGCAAAGAGCTACGAGGATATAACATCAACTGATTGTTTTCACGAAGACTACGAATTAATGGTGCTCTATCGTCCCGACACTGATATGTTTTTGACCAGTCCAGACGTGATGGATATAACGTGGGGCGAAGATTTTAGTCAAGCTGCTAAAATTACATACGGTAGACTTGTTGGATACTTCATGCCGAAAGTTGGGCATACGTTTAAGTGCATAGGCGTCTGCGTTAAGTACGATATCGAGACACATGAGTTCTATCCCGATTGGGAAGATCCATTTAACATATACAAACCGGAAAAGGAGGTTCAAGGCTTTTGCAATCTGACTTGCTACTTGTAGCGTTGGGGTGCGCTCATGGCGCTCTAATAAACATATTGTGGTCCTATGAACTCCGGCCATATCGGCTAGCTGTTCGATGGTAAGAGCTTTTTGCTCCCGAATTTTCTTCGCCAACTCCACGAACGCTGCCGTAACTGCTGTATCCTTCGCCATACTTCATCTCTTGCCGAAAATCAACAAGTTTATTGGACTTGACTAATCATGACTAGGAGACTATAGTCTCCACCGGAGCTGAGAAACGAGATAACCTTATGAAAGTATTTGATCTTTTTTGCGGTACCGGGGGATTTTCCAAGGGCATGGAAAACTCCAAGCAAGCAAATTTTGATGTTAAACTCGGTATTGACGTGCTTCCAGCCTCTGTCGAAACATTTAAGCTGAACCACCGAGCCGGAATCGGCATATGTAAAGATATACGGCAATTAAGACGGCACGAAGTAGAGGAAATAACGGGAGTTAAAAGGGATCAGTTAGATGTTCTCGTTGGAGGGCCTCCCTGCCAAGGCTTTTCATCCATCAGGCCCTTTAGGTCGTCTAAAGAAGATGATCCCAGGAACTCGCTTTTTGAGGAATACGCTTCTTTCGTTAATTATTTCAGGCCGAAAGTTTTCATTCTAGAGAATGTTGTTGGGCTTGCCACACACAAAGGCGGAACAACGCTAGAAAAAATGCAAGATTGCTTTAAAAAAATCGGGTATGAAACCGATTGGAAACTACTTAATGCAGCACATTTCGGTGTACCTCAAAAGCGCGAAAGGTTAGTCATGATTGGGGTTCAAAAGGGAGGGAAGATATTATTTCCAACTCCTACTCATTTTTACAAAGGCTCGACAATTGGCTATCGGGACAAGGTTAGAATCCTTGCACCGCGAGAACCTGATTTATTTGAGGAGCAAATCCTACCAGATGCATTGTCTGCTATGGATGCAATAAGTGACCTTCCTCCTATTTCATCAGGTGAAATTGCCAGTGAATACTCCATGCCGCCACAGAATCAATACCAAAAGGATAGAAGGGAAAGTTCAGAAATTTTAGAGCTACATATAGCCACCGCTCACTCCAATAAGATGCTTGAGATTGTTAAGCATTCAGGAAAGAATATAAACTGTATTCCTAAGCATCTCATAACTAGCGGATTTAGTAGCTGTTATAGCCGACTTGATGCTGACCATCCGGCAGTAACCATCACCGTTAACTTTGTTCATCCTGCATCAAACCGTTGCATCCACCCTGTGCTAGATAGAGCACTCACACCAAGAGAAGGAGCTCGGCTTCAATCTTTTGACGATACTTTCCAATTTTTTGGAACCAGGACCCAAATTACAAAGCAAATAGGCAACGCAGTGCCTCCCTTGCTTGGAACCGCTATTGGAGAAACTGTTGCTGAGATGTTTTGAGTATAGGGAGTGCTAACAGATATTGTACAGACGCCTCGATATCCGGATATCGAAGCGTCTCGTCAATCGGATATGAAAACGTCCGCTCAGCACGACACCAGGATAATGAAGATGAATAAGTGGCATGGTGGAAAGGGTAGTAAGCAACGACCTCGACAAGTACCCAAAAATCAATTTGACGATAATTGGGATAGGATTTTCGGAAAGAATAATAATGAAAGAAAAGAGAAAAGTTCAACCGGCGGCTAAGAGTGACTGGTGTGTGGCAAATGAGCACGGGTTTTTGAGCAAGCTCGATGAAGTGTGGCTAGTAGACGATACCATAGATGACGGTGAAAATAATGACTTTTCATTTAAGGTTGTGTTTAGAAATCCAGTCGTGGTTAAATCATTTATCTGAAGATGGGGGAAATTATGCATAGAGGTTATCCGGCATTTACTGATGTGGACGGTACTATGCGAGAAATCGTAATCATTGGTTATGACCATAGCAAGTACGTGCATATTAAAGAACCTTTGCCTGATGGTACAAGATCGGTTGACATTAGCAAATGTTACACATATACTAAGACCAAGGTTCAAGTGAGGAAAGAGTTGATGAAGGTCGTTTTCTCTAGAAAGACTCCTTATCGTGAACCATTAGAGGATACCCCCGATGCGTGAAGAGCTAAGTGACATTATTGAAGAATTAGCAGACAAGCTATACGTCTATGGTTGTGATTGCACGTCTATTGCAGACGATGGGTTGTGTTCACAGGGAAATCTCTATGAAATGTGTCGGCCCTGTTTCACAACTAAAATGAAACTACGACTGATTGACGTTGTAGAATTGCAGCATAAACTAAACTGAGGCTATATCCGATGACAGACAAACTTGATGTTGATGAAGAATTTGAGCAGTATTCTCTTATTAGGCTGGCGGATTGGTATCGGGAGTATTTGCGAGAAACCTGCGGAAACCGTCACGTACTTTTGGATACGCCGTTCTTTATCTACTTGGGAGAAATCCCAAATCTGAGAGGCCACTGTGTAGTGGCGCAGCACGGGAACAAAGGGCGGATTATCTCAGGGTTCCATACTGAGAATTTTGAAAATGTTCCCGACGACGAACTTTAATTATTGAGGGATGTTCCTACAACCGGATTGTAAACCCGGAGTCTATGAAATAAGTATGGTGGCCGACGAGTGGTTCAATTCCACCATCCCTCACCAAATACAATGCACCCGTGGCGCGAACGGATTAGGCATTCGCTTACGAAGCGAAACTATGCAGGTTCGAATCCTGCCGGGTGTACCAAATCAAATCCAGCAACATTCGTGGCCGAGATAAAGCAAAAATCGCCCGTAGGTTGGAATCTAGAGGCATTAACGATTATGATGATCGTGAACACTATTGTATTGGTTGATAGGACATGAAGCTAATTAGCTACAACATATACCATGGCGCATATGCCACCCGTTCTAAACTGATTGAGTTTGTTCGATCTGAGCAACCAACCGTGTTGTGTGTGCAAGAAGCAAATGGTTGGCTTGACAATGATGCGGCCATACTTCGAGAATTTTCAGAAGCGGTATCTATGCCGCACGTAGCTTTTGGGAACGGCGATTCTCCATTTAAAGTAGTTACGCTTTCGCAAATGCCTTTGCATTATACTCGAACATTTGAAGATTCTTTTCATCATAGTGCTGTCAATACTGGTATTTTGTGGGGACCTAGATTAATTGATATTTGGAACACTCACTTAAATCCATATAGTGAATCTGATCGACTAAAAGAAGCTGCGAAGATAATCTATGAAATATGTGATGCTGAGTATGCTCTCGTTGTGGGAGACTTGAACAGCCTTAGCTCGCACGATGGATATCCAGATAATTTGATAGAAAATCTAAAAGATATCGGTATTCACAAATTTTCAGAGTCATACCAATACGATGGAGTTCTACGCTATTTTGAGAACCATGGTTACCACGATGCGGCAGTTTGTTTAGAAGCTCAAGCAGCAACGGTTCCAACGGAAGCTAATGCAGACGTAAACCATACTTATCCTTTTCGGTTAGACTACATGCTAGCATCTAAGAAACTTGAGCCATTGATAAGTTACTATGGTGTTTGTAAGAATGACCTAACTGATCAGATATCGGACCATTATCCCATTGTTGTGAACATTAGGGGTTGACAGCGAAATTGTATTTCCGTATAATTCCTTAGTACTGGTTCTGACGGAGTAGTGCGTCCCGCATTAAATTGCAAAAGGGGGCAGGCCCCAGCGCATTTTCTTTACTAAACTAAACTAAACTAAACTAAACTAAATTAAACAGGAGAAGTACAATGCCACAGGCAAGAATCGCAGTAAAAAATGCTAAGAACCCGGTTATTCGTACCAAGGGCAAAATTGGCAGTCGCAAGATGACTAAATCCATGTTTGCTATGAACGATGACCAGCTTCTTGAAGCATACGCGGCAAGCAACACTCGTGGGCGCGACCGTGCTATGATCAAGCGATTGATGGATCGGCGCGGGTTGTCTGCGTAAAGACACTGCTCATGTGTCCAAACTGGTAAAGGAGCAACGTTGAGAGCGTTGTGGTCATAAGACCTTGTGGGTTCGACCCCCTCCATGAGCACCATATAAGCAACAGTGAAGATGGTATGCGCTCCGGGCAATAGTAAAACAAAGACTTGTAAGCCATCAAAGGCTAAATCGTACTTAAAGAAGAATTCGAAATGATTAACCTTACTTTGGATGAAACGAACGCAGTTGACAACGCGGCTGATGTACTTGACGAAATTACGGACTGTGTGGCTAAAGATAAGAGTGTCCATGTTGTAATTGTCATGCATTAACGACTACGTATTGCAGAAAGAATAAATAGTTTTATGGGCTGGTGGCGGAACTGGTAGACGCGCTGGTTTTAGGTACCAGTACCGAAAGGTGTGGGGGTTCGAGTCCCCCCCGGCCCACCAAATGTACAACAAATCAGACGTAAAAGAGGCGAAAGCCAAACTACATGTACTGCTCGATGAGAAAGACAAATTTATCGAGAGGTCTGAAACTATTCCTCAAAGTTTGTGGGATAATATCAAGACAGCATATGATCAAGCAGTCTACATCCAAAAACGATATTGTCTCGCTCTCGAAGACTACACAGTCTCCCGAAAATACTGACGATCTTAGACGATTAGATTTTGATGTGGGATGCGACGATGAGTTTGACGACGACGACGATGATTGTGGAATAGACTATCTAAATTAATTGCAGAGTAGAGCAGGTTGGTCAGCTCGTCGGGTTCATAACCCGGAGGTCGGAGGTTCAAATCCTCCCTCTGCTACCAAATTTGGGGGTGCGCCGAAACAAGGTAAGGCGCGGCGCTCGTAATGGGTGATCGCGGTCTGAAATAATGACCCTGCGGGTTCGACTCCCGTCCCTCATATGAACAGTTCAGTGATAATTATCGACAATAAATGTTTTTGAATCTCAGTTATTTTACTTAATTGTAAATAAGATAAATACTATCAGGATGTTAGCGTCGATGGTCTACAGGTAAGCGTTGGTCTAGGTCATTACCAGAGTGAGACCGCTGTCAGCTTCATGATAGGTGGCAGGGTTAAAGAAAACCTATACATGAACGTCGGAATGACTGCCGGTGACGCAAAGGCATACGGGGGGGCAGCGTTACCTACCGTCTGAATTAAGAGGTAAGATTCCCCAAAATGAGGCTTGACGAACAGGGTGCACTTAGGTATAGTTCACCCTGTCTTGTTTAGGGGCATACAAAATTTAATGCGTCGTGGGATATCCCACTTCAGCTAAGAATACGTCGTTAGACTAAAAGCGTAAAGTGTACAATTCTAGGAATTCTACATGCGGCTCCACGTAGTCATGAAAAGTCCTCTGGCTTTATCCAGAATATCTTGCCTCGCAAGCAAGACGCCGTGCATATTATAGGGAGTGAAAATGAATACTATCGCAGAATTTAAAGAACACTTGAAGTATGGGATTGGTAAGTTTGGATCAGCTTTGACTATTCATGTTAAAGAAGAAAGTGCAACGGAACTGAGAATTTCACTTTATACTACAAACAATGTCTACCACATTAATGCATATCAGACAGATGATGGTAAATATCTTGGGGCTACTATGTCACGTCGGATGCCTAATGTTGGAGAAACTCATACTAGAGGAAGTGACATAGCGGATGGCGATCTTTCACTTGAGACGTGGAATGATATTCTAAGTGATATTGTTTCGTGTGAACTGCTTGAGATAAAGGTACCACAAATTAGGACACTTGAAGTATAAAATTAATGCACTCGTAGCTCAGTCTGGACAGAGCACTCGCCTTCGAAGCGATTGGTCGTGGGTTCAAATCCTACCGGGTGTGCCAACACATAAGGACTAGGCGGGTACAATCCCATGGGTTCTACTCAGGTAGTCGCCAGACTCTGAATCTGGAAAGGATAGTTTCGCACCTATCTATGTGGTAGCATGGCATCATAGCCATCCTACAACGTGAGTTAGCAAAGAGACGGTCAGTGGGAAGGACCTGCTGTAAAAAGTGCGCCACCGATCGAAGGTGGAAATCGGTGCCTCGCAATCACCACTCACAACCAAATTCTAAGTGCGCTTATGGTAGGTAGTCCGGTTTAATTCCGGTTAACTCTTGATAGAGATAGTGGTTCGAATCCACATTAATCATACGGCAGCAAAAGGGGCGATAGCCCGCCAGAAGGTTCGATTCCTTCAGCGCACACTTTTTATCAAAGAAGCCGGATAAGATCAATGGGCTGACCATTCGTTTTATCTAGTAGGCGTAGCTTAATATGGAAAGGCACAGGGCTTAGGCTCTGGTATGCTGGTTCGATTCCAGCCGTCAGGGCTTCTTTAATTATTAAAGTAGTTGACAATGTAGAAAGTTTCAAGTAATGTAGCGACTTCTAAAGCGGTTGGGATATCCCAATAAGGAGGTGAGTTTTCTATAATTAATTGAATATATGATATTTTATTTATGATATTTTATTTATGATGTTTTAGCAAGAGACTTAGGTAACGCTAAGTTGACCCGGACGGACAACGGTACATACCCAGCCACCGATTGACCAAATCTTAACCGGGGAGCGTTGGGGACTTTCGCCTTTAATCCAAGGACAAAGTTGTAATATATACTATACTAAAGTTGGAAAACTCTACAAAGTTACGATAATGGTAGAGGTCGTCGCTCTCCCGGTGGGTGTTGCCACGATTCTTATAGGATAATCCCACCATCTATTCTCTGGTAGCTCAATGGCAGAGCGTCCGCCTGTTAAGTGGAGGGTTGCTGGTTCGAGTCCAGCCCGGAGAGCCAAACACAACTAATTGGAGAGTCATTATGTAGTGTTACAATTGTGGTAGTGTAAACTTGTCTCAGGAACTTTCTGAAAACAATTCCAGTAATGGATATGTTGTTGATGAGTGCTTTGGTTATGATACTGAAGTTGCCGATGTTGTAGATTGCTATAGATGTGAAGACTGTTCTAAAGTTTCGTGGATTACCGCTGAGGATAAGTAAAGAACCTGTCGTTGGGTAACTTGATAAGGCTGGCATCCTTTAGAAACTGCCACATTAGCTGTCTGATGGAAAAATGGCAAAGCCTCGTGGGGCGTCACTCACGGAATCTCGGTTCGAATCCGAGGGCAGCGACCAAAGAAATGTTCCTTTCGTTATTGACATACTCCTTCCCATTGCTTATACTGGCATCACTTAGACAAAACTCTACTTGACACAGTATATGCATTCTTTAAAATCAACAAGGATATTCATTTATGCAAACTTTCCCCACCATTTACAAGCGAGATACCAACGGCAAGATTCGTGTATGGTTCATGGAACTTGACGAGAGCAGATTCCGAACTACCGCTGGTCTGAAAGACGGACAACTTGTCACGTCTGAATGGACGCTCTGTGAATCCAAAAATATTGGGCGAGCAAATCAAACCAGCCCCGCAGAACAGGCGCTATCCGAAGTTGAATCTCACTACAAGAAAAAGCTGGAAGGTGAGTATCACGAGAGCGAATCAGATACCGACACTGCTAAATGGTTCAAGCCTATGCTTGCTAAAAAATGGGAAGACCGCAAAGATAAAATTACGTTTCCATGTATCTTTCAACCTAAGCTAGATGGTATTCGCTGTATCGCAAACCGTGATGGACTATGGTCCAGAACCGGCAAGCCTATCACGGCATGCCCCCATGTATTTAATGAATTGAAATCGCTGTTTGACGAGAATCCAGATTTGGTTCTGGATGGTGAGCTTTACAACCATTACCTCAAAGACGACTTCAACGAAATTGTCTCGATGGTTCGAAAGACCAAGTTTTCTGAGGACGATCTTGAGAAATCTGTGAGCATGGTCCAGTATCATGTTTATGATATGCCAAGTGCGGATGGACGACCATTCATGGAACGATATAATGCGTTGTATGGATTGATGCGATCACTCCAGATTAATATGCCCCAATCCATTATTCATGTGGTGTATTCATATCCATGTGAAGATATTGAAGCCGTGGATAGTAACTATGGTGCTGCACTTCTAGAAGGTTATGAAGGTGGCATTATTCGGGTAGATGCGCCCTATGAGCAGAAACGCTCTAACAACTTGCTCAAGCGCAAAGACTTCGATGATGACGAGTTCCTGATTATTGATGTTCAGGAAGGTAAGGGCAACTGGTCTGGTTGTGCGAAGAAGATTGTTATTCGCACTGCTGCTGGTCATGAATGTGAAGCTACGGTTCAGGGCTCAATGGACTACTGTCGCCATGTTCTCGCAACTGCTGATAACTATATCGGCAAGCAAGCAACGGTTAGATTTTTCGGATATACCCCAGATGGTGCTCTCCGATTCCCCGTAGCCAAAGTGCTCCACGAGGATAAGCGCTGGTGAAATACAAGGTAAGGGTACTAACCTTTCAGAACGAGCGTTGGGATGAAGATAGGTCACTGTCAGATGAGTTTGACAGTGACGAACAAGCTCAGATATACTTCGCACAGTGGTGTTCAGAGAAGTACTCACCAGAACTGTTTGAGGGTGAAGTAATGGCTTCCGGGTCCACAAGAAATTCGTGATATTCGAGAATACAGAAAGAAGTATAAATAATTCTAATATGCCCCGATGATGAAATTTGGTAGACATGGAGGTCTTAAAAACCTCTGCCGTATGGCGTGCGGGTTCGAATCCCGCTCTGGGCACCAACAATGGGTGTGTAGCTCAGTTGGTTAGAGCATAGTCCTGATAAGACTGGGGTCGGTGGTTCGAGTCCACCCTCACCCACCAATTAATGGGAATGGTTATGAAACCATATATAAAAGTCATTAAAGGGGAACACATTTTTTACTTCAATGCGTTCACATATTGGCAATCGCTGAAGGATGATACAACCTCGTTTGAGGATTGTATTCGGTTAGCAGATTTTGTAGTTCATCGCAAAAATCAACAGATTGTTAAATCACGCGATCCTATCGAAGAACTGATGGATAGCGCACTAAACTCACAGGAGAAAACATAAGATGTATTCAATTTTACAAAAAGAGGGTAGTTTGTTCCATGTACGTGTGGTAGACTTACTTACGAGAGAAGAAGGATATGATCGCCTAAGAACAGAATTCAACGATGACGAATCTTTTTATGTTGTAAAAACTTCTGATATCTTTCGTCTCACTGTCGATAAAGTCATCACGGATGAAGCAAGAGAAAGATTGGGCGAGTAATGTCAGATAAACCAATGCATAGTATGTACAATCGTACCGCCGATGAAAAGATTGAAGTCACTGAGCATTTAAGTGATGCTGAAAAAATGGAAGACTGGGCAATGATCGGGCTGGAATGGGGCTTGGTGCGTTGGCGTTTAAATGACATTGGCATTAAGTGGCGTATAGAGAATGAGGATGGTATTAGCCATGTATTGGAGTTGACTTCTGATAGCAATAGAGTTAACGTAACGATTCAAAGTGGCTACGTCATGAGCTACTGGATAGGCTAATAATTCAATGGGTGTGGCTCTGGGAGCAACAGAGGTTCCAAACTTCAGTAGCGCGGTTCGATTCCGTGTGTGCATGCCAATCAACGGAGAAGCAAAATGCGAAAGATTTATATAGCAACATGCACGCATCCAAAGGAACGTGACCGTGAATTGAAGCGTATGCTAGGCTTTTCACGTATCGGCGCAGATAACATATAGGGGTGTAGTTCAATTGGCAGAGCAGCAGTCTCCAAAACTGCAAATCGGGGTTCGAGTCCCTGCACCCCTGCCAAGTACACTAGAAGAGAATGCGGGAAATTATTATGGAATGTCCAAACTGTGAAATGACTGATAGGCAATTTGAAAACTCTACGTTTGATCTGACCTTCAATGATAGAGATACGGGGCAAGACATAACTTTTAACGCATATCTGCTTGATTACGAGGACTACCATTGATGTCCATGCACAACCCTCCGCATCCCGGCGAGTTCATCCGGGCAACGTACATGGAGCCCTACGGGCTCAGTTGCCGGTATTTGGCAGAGCAGCTCGACGTTTCTCCATCCACCTTGAGTCGGATCCTGAAGCAGCAAAGCGGGATCAGCCCGGAGATGGCCTTGCGTCTGTCGAAAGCGCTCGGTCGAACGCCGCAGAGCTGGCTTTCGATGCAGGATGCTCATGACCTGTGGCAAGCAGGAAAAAGCGTCAAACTGGACAGGGTTCACAAGATTGAGCTGACCGCTGCCTAACCCCTCCATGCACGCGATCAGCAGCGCTGGTGCGCGACAGGCCGAAGGCGCTGAGACAGCGCCGAACCTCCCGGAAGTGCCGCGGAGTTGGTGCGGAGGATGGACTTATTCGTGTCACCTATAAGTTTGCAAAGCCGAAACCGGCGGTTATGACATATGCGTCTGATATAATTCCGACATCATATTACCCACAAGGTATGCGAGGCGGAATCACAACCACAGCAACATACTCATCGTCAATACATGATGGTGCTGCCGCATGTGATGTGGGAATTACGGTTGAGGGGTCAGTTTCAGATCAGAAGTTTCAGACCGTAGCAAGCTTCACCATGGAAGACACAGAATATGCAATGGTTATGAAGCTTGTGGGTGAGACTGCTGGTAACAAGTCCATTCGCGAACCGATCACGGTCAAGGCTAAGCCAACGTGTAAAACTTGTGGTACCAAAAATAAGGCAACGAGTAAATTCTGCGCCGAATGCGGTACATCGCTACAGATCGTGGCATGATTTACAAAATGAGGCTGTTCCCAGCCTCTTAGATCATAATATGGTTTTAGGGGGCTCTTCAGAGCCCCTTTTTGTTACTTTACTGGAAAGGTTAAATGTGTTCTGTTGCAACCCCATAACGCTTCTGGTATAGTGTGCGACTAATCAATAGATAGCGTGGCTCGAATGGTCAGGCACCTGACTGCAAATCAGGATTATGCGGGTTCAAATCCCGTCGCTATCTCCAAACAAGGAAGTCGTGTCATGTGGCACAAGACAGTAGGTAAAATTGTTTACGATCCGTTCCGTGGTGGAATGAAGCGTAAGACTCAGTGGTGGTGTGTGCTTGAGGTTGATCGTGAGATTACCCGGTACTATCGCTGGTGGATTATGCAAGAGTATCACGTAAAGGGATTGATCCAGCCTTCTTGGGACGCTCACGTTTCCATCATTCGTGGTGAGAAGCCTGCTCCCGAGTACATGAGCTTGTGGAAGAAGTACCATGGTCACAAGGTTGAGATTATGTATGAGCATCGTCCCCACATTGGACGCTCTTCTCGTGATCCCGGTTTCTGGATGGTTATGGTTGATGCCCCTGAGCTACTTGCCATTCGTGCGGAAATGGATAAGCCGAGCAATTGGAGGCTTCACTTGACTGTTGGTAAGGACCAGTACGCCTGATCTGTGCTGCTATGCTTCACAGATCAGGTTTCGTTTGTCAGCCCGACGTATTTTATAAAAGTCTGGAAGTTCAGCTTTGATTCTGTATTCCATTTCGTCTGTTAGTGCTTCTAGTATGAGTAGTGGTTTGTAAGTGTTAATTAAGTTGATGGCCCCTTGAATTACTTTAGGTTCGAAGCCTTCCACGTCGGCCTTAATGGCAACAACATTTTCTAGATTTAATTGGTCCAATGTGATGACTTCTACCATTACTTTGTTGGTTCTTCGATTATTGGCACCACTTCCTGTAAGACTACCACCGCTGGTATTCCTAGCGTTGCTAAAATACAAAAAGGCCCTAGCAGCTTTATCTCCCACTGCACACGCATGCGTCTCAATTTCTATATTATTCATACCAACGTTCTCTTGAATGCGATTATAGTTATCGGGTAGAGGTTCGAATGCTACTGCGGCGGCACCCAACTGGGCTGCCCGAATAGAATATAACCCGTTATATGACCCGACATCAATGGCACATCCACCGTTACTCACTGCGGCTTCCCATGCTTTCATACTTTCGGGTTCAAATGCACCGTTCTTATGATAGTTATTGATAACTTTATCGTTTGTGATTACTAATTCCACATGATGTATTCGCATGTTGTTCTCCGATATTAACTATTTATGCATCACTCTAACGACACACTAAATATATTTAAAGGATACATTATCATGGCATTTTGTTATAGGGAAGTCGGTATCGAAGGGGTAGATAAGCTTGCGTGGTATACTGGTGATGACTGGTCGTTTTATTACGTTCTAAAGGACTGGAAAAACCACAAAGAATATTTCTTTGAGCATATGACCAAGTTTGATACCATTGTTCAGGCTGGTGGGCATTGTGGAATGTATCCAAGATTCTACGGCAATTACTTTTCCAACGTCTATACGTTTGAGCCAAATAAGCGTAGCTTTAATTTACTTGATAAGAACTGTGTCGATAATGACGCGACAGCTTACCATAAATTTAACACCGGACTTGGTGCTGAAGAAAGTACTACTGCCTTCTTAGATGATACGTGTAGGGACAACACTGGCAAGCATAACATAGTTGATGGGAAGGTTGGTAAGCATAAAATCATAACTCTCGACAGTCTGGATTTACCGTCGTGTGATGTGATACATTTAGACGTTGAAGGGTATGAGGTACCCGCGTTACAAGGTGCTGAGAATACTATTAACAAGTTTAACCCCCTAATCATACTAGAAACATGCTTTGATAAGGATGCCGCTGTTGCACACATGGCAACTCTAGGTTATGATCCGGTCATCGAGTTAAAGAACGATACCGTATTTCTTCCAAAACAGGCTTGACGGTTCTATTTTTTTGTTATAGTATGGCCTCAAATGGAGGATATGTTATGGATGTTCAGCTTCAAACTCTTGGAAGTATCGAAGAATTGGTTGGTGAAGTATCTTGTGGCGATTTCGAATTCGTCGTGGGTGAGTACAACGGTGCTCCATATTTGCAAATTTTCTTCGAAGCACTCGATGCCGTAACCTGTAAACTGGAAACTCAGGCTTGCCGTAAGTGGACGCTCCAGTACACCATGTGCGATACCGAGGTTGTTCGAACTGCATACAAGGCTGCCGAAGCTGCTGTAATTCACGAGCTTCAAGAAAGCTTTAGATTCAAAGGGGCACGAGTGTTTGATCCACATCTGGATATCAATTCACTTGCTGATTGGATTCGAGAAACTGGACTTCAGGACACTCGTATTGCAAAAACTACTAGCGTAGGAGCTTAATTATACGGTGAGAATTCAGAAAGCATTAATCATAAGAATGACAAAGAATAAACTGTCAGTTGACTATGCTGCGCAGTGTGCTAGCTCATGTGAAGAGCATGGCCTGTCATATGAATATATCGATGCGGTAGATAAGCAGTATTTTGAAACACCCATACAAACATTCGCGAGCGTTGGGGTGACAAAAATTAATCCAAGCTATAGTAATGTGGGTTATGCGGGGTGCCACGCCTCTTCGATTAAATGTTGGAAACGAATTGTTGAACTGGATGCACCATGAGTTATTTTGGAGCATGATGCATTGATAGTAGGTAAACTCAACACCGTTAACATTCCTGATATGGCTGTTGTGACATTCGGGCATCGCGTGCCTGACCGCGATTCGTATACTCCGATTGTAAATAAAGTAGACCACTTGATTGAAATTCCAAGAGCTATTGGCACGCACGCATATGGTCTTAGCCCAGTGACCGCTAAATGGCTTGTCGATGATGCCATAAACGATGGGGTTAAGATGGAAGTAGATCGGTATCTCATGATGGATTGCAAATCGGGACTCCCCCCCCTATACGTGGCAGAACCACCACAGGCAGTGTGTTGGGTTAGAGAATCTACTATTAGGGGGTGCGCTAAACGAGACCTTATTAATTTTCCAGAGGCCCTATCTGCTTCTTGGTATCAGGGGTTGACAAACAGTCGCTGATGACATACTTTATCGTCAAAGAGACACCAGAATATAGTCCGATAGCTCAGTTGGGAGAGCGGGTGCCTTACAAGCACTAGGTCGGGGGTTCGAACCCCTCTCGGACTACCAAACACAATTATTATTCGACATCATTTTTGGTGAAAATTACCAAGCTTATTGATTACAAATTTTTGTAAACTTTTTTCCTTGGTATAAGCTTCAACTTCCCATGGATTAGATTTACTGTATCGCAGAAATTCGAAAGGCTCTCCATCCCATTCACCAGATATCTGACCTTTTTCAAAATTAAGAATGGCAAGTTTGCCCGATGCAAGTTGTTGGGCGTGAACCATCTCATGCGCCAGCGCACGGAGTTTTTCTCCGGTTGATATGTCCTTATCAACAAAGATGAATATCTTCTTAGGAGAGCGCCCTAGACCTATTGTGGCACCATATTGAGAAGCGTCTAGGTCGTATGGTGGATCGAACGTAATAGTAACCTCTCGATCATTTAAGTCTAGTTCATTTGATAACAGGTCAGCCGCTTTCTGAAGGTATTGCAATTCCTCAGATTCGGTGGCATTCTGTACTCTGGAACGTTCTAATATAGTTGAGATTTTCATAAGGATATTTATGGTAAGAGAAACAAAAGTTGTAAATTCCAAAACAGCCGAATATGATGTGTATATTGGTAGGTCTAGTAAATGGGGTAATCCGTTCATGATAAGTATGCACGGAACGCGAAGTCAAGTTATCGATAAATATCGATCATGGATTAAAAAGCAGCCTAAACTTCTAGAGTCTCTTGACGAGCTTGATGGAAAGGTGTTAGGATGTCACTGTAAACCGGAGGCATGCCATGGTGATGTGCTAGTTGATCTTCTTAGAGAGAAGAAACGGCGTGAAGGTATTACTGAATTATTTGAGGAATAATAAATGCATATTTGTCCACTTGAAATTGTCGCGGTTCTATCTGTAATCCAGACAATAGTCCCGTATACTATGGCGTGGTGGAATCTTAATGTGGCACCACTTTTGAAAAAGAATAAATTGCATGATTGAAATACCACTCAACGATGACATGCGGGCACTAGCCACTATCAAGGCGAAAGAACTTGGAAAGCTAAACAATTCTATCAGAAAAGGTAAAGGAAATAAGGTAGGGTTTTTGGGTGAAATTGCGGTTGCCTATCTTTTCAGTGGCTACCTACATAACACATATGATTACGATGTTCTCGCATTCGATTGTAGAATGGAAGTAAAAACCAAAGAAACTACCGTTGTGCCTTCTCTGGATTATGAGGGAAGCGTGGCATCCTGTAACCTCAAACAGGATTGTGATATTTATGTTTTCACTAGAGTCATGAAAGACTTGGAAACATGTTGGATATGCGGTATGATTAAGAACGATGACTTTTTGACGAAAGCTCGAAAGCTCACCAAAGGTCAAAAAGGATGGTAGTAACGGTTTTGTCGTGAAGCAAAATTGTATGAATATGTTTTATAGCGATATGGCTATTCCAGATAAAGTCTTGGACTACGCCGAGAAGTATGGATTTAAAACATTGTACCGTGGATAAATAATAGTATATGGTGGGGTGGCAGAGTCTGGCTTAAGGATAGTGTGTCCTAATTGTCATACTCAGACTGATACATATTGTAGTAAAAATGCACGGAAGAGTTATCCGAAAGATTCAGGGTAGCGGAGACGCTCTTGAAAAGCGTTTGTCGTAACCGGCGTGTGGGTTCGAATCCCACCTCTTCCGCCAATAGAGAGTACGGTCCACTGGAGGACAACCAGTTTCGAAAGCTGGCGGGCTGCTTAACGCGGTCGGAGTTCGATTCTTCTACTCTCTGCCAACATAGGAGCAAAAGATGGTTCGCACATTTGACATTCTTCACCTTAAATGACTCTAGCGTATGATTTCCCAACCGTTAGGGTCGTTGACTGGGAGAGTGAAAATGAAGAACAAGAAGCGGGCCATTCGTAGGCATCACCGTGAGCGTATGCTTGCAAAGCGTTATCTGCAAGCGAAATCCTATAGACCGTATACAGTTACGCACCAAGATGAATGGGATGCGTTTGAACGTCGGTGCTATTTGACGGCACACCACATGCTCCATACACCATGTTTGTGTTCGAATCCGGTATGTTGTGGCAATCCTCGAAGACTCAAGAGTCAGGAATCTTTGACTTTACAAGAGCGTCGTAACGTGATATCGTTCGAAGAACAAATAGGAGATGCCGATGATATTCTGGTGGAAATATAAACCCGTTTACAGTGCAGTGCTGACCCATATAGGGCGCAGTACCAGTTCGTGGGATAATGTTACGGCTACTGTTGTTTTTCTTGAAAACGGATTCGGGGCGCGTAAGCTATTACTCGACGGAATTTATACTGCTGGTAGTGATACCAAGAATATTTGCAGCCACCCTTGGTATTTGGCTCTTGCCAATCCTTGGAAACATGGGACTCTGACACTAGATGATGTTCAGAATGGGCGTTCAGATGACATTCATCTGTTCCCAACAGGTAGAGTGACTCGTATAGCTGGACCGGGTATAAAAGATGACGAAGAGTAATAACAATAACAGGGGTGTAGTTTAGTCAGGAACAAACGTTGACCTCCTAAGTCAAAATCGTGGGTTCGAATCCCACCATCCCTACCAATAGGATAATATCGACATGGACATTACTGAAATTATTACAGGGATTTTACTGGTTGTCCTGATCGCTATGATTGCTGTTAAAATGCAAATAATAGCAAGTGACGGTGACCGGTCATATATCGATGAAGTCGATGCTCGCGATGAAGAGCTTCGAGGAAACAACGATATTACGCAGGAAAACCCCACTGTGCAGAAGGGCTAAATATGGTATATGATCCGAAAGTTGTTAGGGCCAATCTTCTTAAATTGATAGAAGACGAGCCGGATGGGTTTCCCGGTATCATCGGCCCATACTTCAGCACACCAGAAGAGGCCGAAGCCTACCGACTTGAACAGTGGGAAGGTTACGCCGAACGTATGGCACCTGACTTCTGGATTTAATGCCCCCGTATCTCCTTGGCCTTCTAAGCCGTAGAAAGAGTAACTGGATTCATGCAGGTTCGACTCCTGTCGGGGGTGCCAACAAACAAGGATGTATAAATGAGTTGCATGAATGGTTCACGTGTGGTACTATAATTAGATCATACATGGGTTTCATGCCCTCTTTATAGAACAAAAATGGAAGGTGTGCCGGGATTGGCCTGTCCGGGGCTGTTTGCTAAACAGAAAGCTACGTAAGTGGTATGAGGGTTCGAATCCCTCACCTTCCGCCAACTTTATTTTTAATTAGGTATTAGGAGACAGATATGCCAACAATTAGACCCCTGCGTAACATCCTCGTAATTGAGAAAGAAGAAGACGAAAAAACTTCCCCCGGTGGTATTCATTTGGCGAAGATCGACAAAGATAAGCCACGTATCGGTAAGGTGTTAGCGGTAGGACCGGGCACATATACTGATGACGGTGAGTTTCGTGAGACTGGTATTGAGGTTGGGGACCGTATCGTGTATACTCTCGCACATGAAAAAACTTTTGAAATTGACCATGAAGAATTTGTGTGCGTATTGTCGAGTGGGGTTCTCGGTAAACTTCCAGTATGAGCATCATAACACCGCAATTGAATCAATTGGAGCAATTGATTCAATTGCATGCTCACTGGTATGAAATGTATGTTGTTACTACGAAACACTCTTGGCTAATTGAATCTAACTTTCAAATTACATTAAGCCACAATTACTATGACCTTAAGTATAATATTCTCATTGAATTTAAAACTGATGATTTTTTCCGAAGCGTAAAAAATTATAGCGTACTATTAGATTACTTATATGATTGCTCGCTACGATTGACTATATTATCCAGTAATGATACAATGCGCCCCTTGAACTTAGGCTATCTTAATTTCGAAAAAGCTATACTGGGTTACAATGTTGGTCTTTTGTTTACAACGAATGAAGAAGCTTTACTCGACTACAATTTAATATTTGGAGATTTTAAATGGATACAACCCTACATGCCGGAAAGTTCGTGCAACTAAAGCAACGTGATGGTGATGGGTACAGTTATGAATTCGTTCACGAGTCTCGGTGTGATGGCAACATTGTAGCTATCCTTCCTGTAAGTTTTAGCCGTGGGATGCTAGTGCGACATGAATTCACCCCCTGTTGGGGTGATGGGCTGAACGTCAGTTCGATCACTGGTGGTTGGGAGAAAGATAGACACCCCACCCCAATTGATACCGTACTTGAAGAGCTTCGCGAAGAAGCCGGTATCGTCCTAAACGATGAAAGTTGTATTATGAGTCTTGGTACGTGTCGTGGCACGAAGAGTAGTGACACGCTATATCACTTGTTCGTAGTCGATCTTACAGAAGAAGATATGTGGGATCAGATTGAAATTGAAACTGATGGCTCCGTGCTTGAAGGTAAAGCCCATAATGAATGGGTAACTGTCCCTGCGCCAATGAGTGATACTAACGCGGAAGATTGTCCGTGGCTTGTGGACGGGCAGGACCCACTCCTTTATGTTATGTTCACGCGATGGATGACTGGTCTTCTACACAAGGATGTATCTCGCGCAGATTATGCTTGACAAAGACTCCAAGAAAGTCTAAAGTGCGTGCATATTCAGGAGACATACCATGACTAATCGAATCTACCGCAGTCGCATGAAAGTTGATGAGCCTACTCCGAATAAGGGTTTGATCTTTCCCAAGATCATGTTGGAGGGTGCTATCGAAACATATCTGGTTCGTGAAAATTTCATTGGCATGCTTGAAGATGAATCTGACGTAGATAAATACGATGTTAATCCGTCTAAGGTCAGCCATTGGGTTGATAATCTTTACATTGATTCTGAAGGTTATCTCTGTGCATCGATTCGTTTTCTTGATACCCCGCAGGTAAAATGGCCGAGAATATGGCAGATGAGCTTTTGCTCACCCCAGTCTTTTTTGTTACCCCCGATTGGGATGACAAGACGTTGATTACTAGCTGTGAGGTACAGCACATCAACCTTCGTCCCCAAAATTTGTTGATAAGCGCATAGTTGAAAGAATAAATATAATAATGAACCCCCCTAAAAATAAAGAAATTTTTGATGACATGAAAGAAAATTGGGATGAAATACAATCCTTATGGTGTGAAGCGTATAGCACGAAAGAGCAACCCAGTCCCGAAGATCGTGACAAAATGGACAAGCTAATGCTCAAACGTGAAAATATGCGAATAGAATTATTTAAACAGTTGTAGTAATTGCTTCCTTAGTTTAGCTGGAAAAACGCGAACCTCGTAAGTTCAAATCGCCTGTTCGAATCAGGCAGGAAGCACCCAGAAATCAATAGCTAAGGCATGCTGGTGAGCGTATTACAAAAACTGTCTGAGGATACTGATTGTGGAAGATAATTTTAAAAAAGTCAAATATGCGACTGTGAGTGTCATGGTAGTGAAAGTATAATGCACTGTATGCCATGTTGTGGCTTCACGTATAAAAGATATGTTAATGAGGATGGTAGTATTGACATTGGTCAGTGGAGCGCGATATTTAACAAGGTTCACGGCGTACTGCCTACAGTCATTGAGAGCGGCGGCAAATGGTACTGGATACATAAATAACTATAACACCGCCCCCCTAAGCATAAATGGCGATACACGGCACCAAGCACCAAGCACCAAGCAGTCAATAGATGGTGTTGAGGTTATTTTTGATTTCGAAAATAAGCACGAAGTCTGTGCTAGGTTGTACATCGTTGGGAGAAATTGATGTCAGAAGCGATTGATTGCATTTTTGCAAAAAACAAATATGGGAACTATTGTATCCCTCGCTCTTCGAGTCACCGAACTGTTGCTGGAAGGATACTAGGTGGGCACACGTATGAAAAAGATACAATTGACTTCATTCTTGCAAACCGTGGCGATGGTGCTGTAGTTCATGCAGGTGCATACTTTGGTGATTTTCTCCCCGCACTTGCATCTGATAACGCAGTAGTGTATGCTTTTGAACCAGTGTTCGAAAACTATCGTTGTGCAAAGATCACCGTTGATCTAAACTACCATACGCACCAAACGAAAGTTATTCATGCTGCCCTTGGCTCTACCCATGGTGAAACCATTCGCATGATTACTAAAGAACAGGGCAAGGATATCGGATGCGCAAGTAAGGTAGAATCTGATCGCTGGGTAGCTACAGAAGATAACTCAGAAGAGGTTCTAATCTTTATACTTGATTGGGCTATACATCCCAGACATCGGGTTAGTATAATTCATTTGGACATTGAGGGATATGAAGAAGAAGCTTTGAAAGGTGCGACAGAATTGCTTAGGAGGGATCGTCCCATTTTGATTCTAGAAATGTGGCAAGATAGTTATCTTGATACTCCGTTCTTCAAGGACTTCATCTTTGGTGAATTGAATTACGTTAAAGGACAGAAACTGTATGAGAATACTGTTCTCATGCCAGCATAAATAAACGAATATGCCGCTATAGCTCAGTTGGTAGAGCGTCTGACTTGTAATCAGAATGTCCGGGGTTCAAATCCTCGTGGCGGCACCAGTTTTCGAATCAGTACCAGTATCCTAAAAGTAAAATCCTTCATTTACACAAACAACGTATCTAAAATGGCTTAAGGTGCAGAATATGATTTCTTTTTTCCTAACCACATTGTGTTTGTTTGCCACAATTTATATTAGACTTCGTACTGCTGAATTTATGGTGAATCATCTTGCTGATTATGTTGTTGAGTATGGGCTCACGAAAGAGGAATTCACTGAAAACTTCGCACTATACTATGACACTCTGAACCTACTGGATTGGTTTCCGAGTGCAAGGGCGAGACACGTTGCGAATGTAATTTATCTTAAGGCTCGCGGTGAATATTACGATGGACATTAAATCCGGTAGCGGATACCCCGCCGGAGCACTAAGTAACTTCGCCCCACACCCCTTTGTATTTCGTGGTGTGGCAGTTTCTTCTATGGAAGGGTTCCTACAATCACTTAAATTTAAAGAGCCCGATATGCAGCGACACATCTGCACGTTGACTGGATTAGCAGCTAAGCGTTCCGGGGCAAAGAAGAACTGGCAGCGCACGCAAATCTTGTGGTGGGATGGTGAGCCGCTTGAACGTGATTCTCAAGAATATCAAGACTTGCTCGATGAAGCGTACTCGACAATGTTCACACAAAACGAGAAGGCTCTTAATGCTTTGAAGGCAACCGGTAATGCTGTATTGAAGCACAGTATTGGTCGAACCAAACAGAATGAAACTGTATTGACTCGACAGGAGTTTTGTAGTAGACTACATAAGATTAGAGATTCTATCAGAAAGGATTAAGAAAATGGGAGACAACGATCCCTATTACAGCACACGTATTAAGATTGGGCGATCCCATCCTCTGCCAGAATATAGGGCAACCGGTTGTATTACAGAAATGCGTCAATGTCTAGCAGACATAGAATCATATGCGATTGATGAACTAGGCGCATGTGATTCAGAGAATATTGCAATAGCTTGGGATTTTGCAACTAATATTCATCACATTATGTATATGCGTTGGGAAAGCGATAAAGAAATGACAAAGCGAGTAGAGGCTACTCGCAAGCGTCGCAATAATAAAATCGCAAAAGAAAAGAGATTAAAAGAACAACGGGATAAGAAAGACAAGGCAGAATTCGAACGCCTTAAGCAGAAGTTCGGAACTTAATGGAAAATTTACATGATCGATATCACATCAACATCATTTGAACATCATTTGAACATCAACTATTCGGTAGTATCAAGCCGGGGAATATGGTAATTGCTACTGGACATTATAACAGTATCCGTGAGCAAACAGTCGAAGTCGAAGTCGAAAGCGAAGTGGTATTTTGTATTGATTTGGTATTTAAAAAGCAACTAATCATGAATACGCCCGTTGTTGATTTGGGTGATATCTCACCATCAGGTCACTTTCCATTGGCTAAGGCGTTGGAGCAGGTAACGGATGGAGTACTAGCTTTAGTCGATACTAACGCACATAAGAAAGTGATTATTGCATCTCCCGTTTTGGTATCAGTATTTCAGTCTGCTATGACTGGTAACTATGTTTTCTCTCCAGCACTTGAAGGTAGCTATACGGGATTTGGATATACAGGTCTTGCCGGTACACTAAATAACGATATCGATATGTATTACACACTACTGAACTACCCTGAATTGGGTGAAGTAGAGATTCAGGCAATTGTTTTGAACATAGCGGAGGATGGTTCTTATGAGAGCTTTCCAGTAGTATTTAATATTGATTTTTAAGGAAAACGTAAATGAAGAAAATGACACAACGAATACGACGCATTGGAATTGAGCACGTTTAAAAAATCCAATGCGTCAGAAGCTGAAGTAGTAAAAGCGTCCGTCTTATAAGCGGAAGGCAGTGGGTGCAAGTCCCACCTGACGTACCAAAAAAGCGAGTAAAAAATGATCAAAGAATCAAAAGATGTGGACTACACTATTGCCACGATGGAACAGCTTGAAAGGCTGGCCCGTGAAGAGGGTAGTGATATTGAGCGTAAACTTAAAACAGCTGATCTGGTCTATGATGGGAATATCTTTCTTGCCATTGTTGAAGGTATAGGATATTCCATTCCAAAACTAGCAAGTCAAATAAACATTGATGCTCACTGATATAATTCCAGTATATAAATAAAGGATAATAATAATGATAAACGTAATACCAATTGATTTAGGTGGCGATAAGACAGGTTATATATTCGACATAACGGTTAATGTTGGTGCAATACTATCCCACCTTGTTAAAGAAAAGATAGAGGAAGTAGCTGATAAATTTAAAAATTCTGATTTATACATAGAAATGCAGTCAAACAAAATTCCATTTCATTGTTTTTATCATACAGATACTCTCGCTCTTAAGGATACCAATAAGACTATAAGTGACTTAACTAGTGAGCTAAAAGAACTCAAAGAGTCTGTAGGATAAAATAATTAACGATTGCGGGGTAGAGCAGTTTGGTTAGCTCGCCAGTTTCATACGCTGGAGGTCGGAGGTTCAAATCCTCCCCCCGCTACCAACATAAAGATTTTATATGCCAAAACAATTGCACTTCTGTGGGGGACTCCCTCGTTCAGGCTCTACAGTTTTAATGAACGTCCTTCAGCAAAATCATCGTATCTTTACAACCGGAACGTGTCCTGTTCCTAACATCCTAAATCAAGTCGCAATTAACACTAGGGGTCGTGAAGAATTCATGGCTATGCCTATAGAGCGGGCTGACGAAGCATTGCACGGATTTGCGATTGCCGGGGTCCATGGTTGGTTTGATGCACTTACTGATAAGCCAGTGGTCATTTCTAAGTCTAGAAATTGGTCGGGCTATTACCACCTGTTCCCCGAAGGTAAATACATTGCTATGATTCGTGATCTACGAGATATTGTCGAATCCTTTGATCGTGTAAATGCAAAAACAAAAATCATGCATACCTTTGATAAAACTCATGGGTTACTTCCGGGTATGACAGATCAAGAACGATATCGCTATTATTTCGAAACGGGAAACCCTTTGTCGGGGGCGTTCACCTATGAGCTTCCTCGTGTACTAGAGGCTGCACGCAAGCAGACCCGTGACGTTATTTTCATTCGATATGAAGACCTTATTGTCGATCCGTTCAAAGAGTTAAATAGGGTATACTCGTTCTTAGGTGAAGAAAAATTCGAACACGATTTTGACAATATTCAACAATCTGAAATCTATGAACACGATGCCGTCTATTTCCGAGAGCGGACTAGCCATAAGGTATCGCCCTCGCTGCTGACAAAGAAGAAAGAAAAGCGCGTAAGCGATCCTGCATTCCACAAGCAAATTATAGAACGCAACCTACCGTATTATGAAATGTTTTATCCAGAGGTATTGACATGACGCCCAGAGAATATTTTGAGAATAATTCATATGTTCTGTTGCATGATGTGCTATCCAAAGATTTATGTGAAAATCTAACAAAGCGTATGTTCCAATTGTGTGAAGATGGTAAAATGGTGAAGGATGACCAGTGTCCTAAGTCGGAAGCGATTTATGGTGATCCAGTGTTTGATGGATTGTTAGAAAAACTTGCTGAGCCAATTGGACAGCACATTGGAAAAGAGTTGACCCCAACATATACCTATGCGCGTATCTATCGAACGGGTGAAGTGCTATCGCGACATACTGATCGCCCATCATGTGAGATTAGCGGTACACTAACGCTGGGATTTGATGGCATGAATGTCTGGCCAATTTATCTAGCGGCTGACCCTAACGATGAACGCGGGAAACGTGTTGATCTTAAGATTGGTGACTTTTTGCTATACCGTGGAGAAGACCTTGTACATTGGCGTCCAGAATTTAAAGGTGAATGGCAGTGCCAAGTATTTTTTCATTTCGTAGACGCCAACGGACCACACAAAGATAATAAATTTGACGGCAGACCTGAGCTTGGGCTGGGTGCCGACACTAAGGCAGAAAATCAAAACCAAACTGTAGGGCAGCAAAGTCCTGACACTGGTAACGTAAAACAATCGCGACAAGGAGTATTCCCGATTTATAACGGTGTAATGATTCCAAGTTGGGACCTACAGATTCCCGGTTTAGCTAGTATTACGTCTACAACACATCCAAACCTTGCGTTTACCCCAGAAGAGTGTGAACGGATCATTGGGTTTGCATCATCCATGTACGCGGAAGAAGGCAGTATAGGTGCTGGTGCTGATGGTCTAATTAAGAAAGATATTCGCAATGTAGACTTATATCAAATTCCAATGAACGATGATACACGTTGGGCATTTGATAAGCTAGCGCGTATTGTGAGTATTGTAAACGCGGAACACTTTGATTATGAAATCATGGGGATTACGCATGAACTCCAGCTTCTACATTACGATTCTGGCGAAGACCCCGGCCACTATGAGTGGCATGTTGACGTGGGAAACATGACAAGTTCTACGCGGAAAATTAGTGTGTCGGTGCAACTAACCGCACCTGATCAATATACTGGTGGTGATTTGATGGTCAATAGCAACGGTGAAATGCTAAATGCTTCGCGGGATCGGGGTGCTTTGGCACTGTTCCCAAGTTATTGTCTACATAAAGTAACACCAATGCAAGAAGGTGAACGATGGGCCTTAGTTATTTGGGTCCATGGTTCCAAACGATTTAGATAAGAGGCTATAATGGACGAAGATAACAAAGAATTTGATGTACTACAGTCATCTGAACTAGAAGCTAACAACGCACAGACAACCGCATTGGAAGCTCTCGAAGATACAATGAGCTTGACAACATTGCCGGAGATTACACCTAAACACCTTCCGACTCTGAAAGATAGTTTTGCTCGTGGCAAACTAGCAGAGCTAAAGAGTTTTGGTGGCCATTCTCTTGCATACAACATGGAACGTGTTGATTCTGCAATAAGCAAAACCAAAGAATTGTCTAATATTTACAACCGTAACCACTCGGAGTGGACCCGTCGCATGATCAACCTAGATCACTATGATCCTTGGTTCAACATGCGACAGATCAGTGCCGAAATGTCCAGCCGCCGGTCTGCATTGAATGAGTCCAAGTACCGACACATGAAAAACGAAGTTAAGCTTCGTCGGTTGTTTAAAAAGAAAGATCGGTATCTTGAAATCATGCAGGAGCAAAATGCACCTGTCACCGAAGAATATATTTCGGCGGCAGAGATTAAGGACAAGCCAGTACCGTTCCACGTTTCGGTTTCAGATGGCGATAAGACCCGTGTTGAAATGATGGTTTATGATGAGAAGCTTGGTGAAGCCCGCCCCGCGAAAATTGATGAACTTCATCTTCACGAACTGATGATTGAAATTAGTGAAATGCAGGAAGGCATTCTTAATGGTATGTCATTCATTGAAGGTGCTATGAAAGAAGTCTTGATTCTAGAAGATTTGTATGATCAACTTAAACTACAGATCAATACGTTTAGTGAAGCTGACTACGAGGACCATAATGCGCGTGCACACCTTCGTCAAGCTATTGCACAGTCTTTACGTGATGTACGTGGTGGTGGTACTATCACAAAAGGTGAACAAAGATTGTTAGAACAGATTGGTGTCAATCCTACTCGTCTACAAAAAGAGCTTCGCGCATTTGTTGCAGATGCTAAAACTGGTGAGAATGGTGACGAACTATCTATTCTTCGGACGAAAGAGTTCATTGAGAGTGTAGCCGATATGTACCTGAAGGCGGGTGTTGTTGAAGCCAAGTCCGAGGCTTTTGGATTTAAATCTAAGCCGCGTACAGATTACATGTATACTGATAAAATTGGCAAGATTGAAAATAACACACAATCTCATGAACCGGGGCCAACAGTGGAGACGGGGGACGAAATACCCGGCTTCAGTTTCCAGATAACACCGGGAGACATCGATACGTCTGGTACGTAATAAAGAAAAGCCCTCCGAAGAGGGCTTTTCTTTTTAGGGGGTTGACAAACTCTATAAAATTGGTAGAATGTCCAAAGCCTTGAAGGGTAAAGTATCCTTCAAGGCTTTGGTCATTTAGGAGAAAAAATGTTGGAAATTATTCTTGTGTTGGGAATGCTTCTTGGAGCAGCATCTGTAGTTATTGCACCTATTTGGGTAATCTATAGATACTTCAAGAATAGGGGCGACAGTGGCATCGTCACTGTAAACGCTGTACCATCGAAACCAACCATCATTGATGACGATGAAACTTCTGATGTTAAATACCCTAGAACGCCGGATGAGCTAATCGAATGGTTGTCCGCTGATGGGGTGGATGTTAATCTTGAAACCCGTAAAGCCATTCGTAATCTTTTCTTGGAAGGTAAATTGAAAGGCATTCGCTTGGAGCAAGCTAAGCTATGACGTATGTTAAATATCCCCGCACCCCACATTTGCCTTGGTCTCCGGGTGCAGATGAAGACGATATCATTCTCGATACGACTACAGCCTTTGCGGGCATGGAAGTTGTTGTTACCGAGAAAATGGATGGGGAGTGCACCACCATGTATCGGGATCATATCCATGCTCGATCTGTCAATAGTGGATACCACTGGTCTCGTGAATGGGTCAAAAACCTGTGGGGTTCTGTCTCCTTCAAACTGAAAGATGATGAACGAATCTGTGGTGAAAATATGTTCGCTGTGCATTCTATTATCTACACGCAATTACCATCTTATTTTCTTGCCTTTTCGTGGTGGGAAGGTGACACTGCATTGTCGTGGGATGATACCGTTGAGCGCTGCAATAATACACAGTGGCATATCAAAACAGGTGAGCAGTATCATATGGATCATGTGCCGGTTCTTTATCGTGGCGTGTATGATGAGGAAGCGATCAAGGCTTTGTATACTGATGATATGCAAAAGACTGTTGAGGGCTACGTTATTCGTCCAGCTGGAAGCTTTCAACTTAAGGACTTCCAACAAAGTATAGCTAAGTTTGTGCGTAAAGGCCATGTACAGACTGACCAGCATTGGATGTGGTCTGGGGGCGAGCGAAATATGTTGCGCCTTCAACGAAATTGAGCTAATATAAAACGGAAGGAGATAATATGAATAAGATAATTTTTACGATTACCGGCCCAACGTGTTCAGGAAAATCTACCTTAACCAAATTGATGGTAGACACTGGTAAGTTTACTGAAATTGTCTCGACCACAACTCGAATAAAGCGTGTAGGGGAAGTTGACGGGGAGAACTACCATTTTGTGACTCCCAACGAGTTTGACGAAATTGAAATGTTGGAGACGGTTACATTCAATGGAAACTCGTATGGTGGCAGTGTCGCTGAATTTGAAGATAAGTTTGATAGTGGTTTGGTGCCAGTGATTGTAGTTGATCCTAATGGTATGTTTCAAATAAATCGCAATGCCACGGAAAAGGGGTGGACGGTCGTCAATATGTTCATCGATTGCCCTACCGAATTGCAGGCTCAGCGTTTCCTTGAAAGGTTCACTGAAGACTATCGTCGGCTCTTGGGTAACGGTGACATGGATGATTACTGTGATCTTATGACAGAATACGCAGGCCGCATGACTACCATTATTGAAGTTGAAAGTGGCTGGGTTGACCAATATTTGCAAGGACGAACGCTAGAGGATAATCTTTATTTTAATCGGTTTATGCATGGTGATGAGACAGAAGCCCTTAGTGATGTATTGGAAGTTCTTGACACCATTAATGCTTGACAGCTTGCTTCTGCCACGGTAAGCTCACTCGAAATTGAAGGAGATTAACCAATGTCAGAATTTAACGTCAAAGTAGTTAGACTAACCATCGAAGAGCATCCGAATGCTGATGCTCTCGAACTCGCTGTCGTTGGTGGATATCGTTCTATCGTGCGTAAGGGACAGTTCCAGACGGGCGACCTTGCCGTTTATATTCCTGAACAGGCTGTGTTGCCCCAGTGGCTTGTTAAAGAGCTTGGGCTGGAAGGTAGGCTTGCTGGTAAAAACAGTGACCGTGTGAAGGCTATCAAGCTTCGCGGTGTGCTGTCTCAAGGTCTGATTTACCCCTTGAAGAAGTGCGAGACGACTGATGGCTCCGAATGGTATGACATGCATTTCATCGATCCTGATGAGGGTCCTACTGATCTTTATGTGCCTGAAGGTGCTGTTGTAACTCACTACCTTCGCATCGTAAAGTACGAGCCGCCGATTCCGGTGCATATGGCAGGGCAGGTTTGGAATGCTAGTGGCAAGACTCTCCGATTCGATATTGAGAATTGGAAAAACAACCCGGATGTGATTCAGGATGGGGAGGAAGTTATCTTCACGGAGAAGGCGCACGGGACCTTTGTGTCCATGGGCATCTATGACCAGACTTACATTGTGAACTCGAAAGGTCTTGGCAAGCAGGGTCTAGCATTTAAGCTTAACCCGATGAATGCTTCCAACCTGTATGTGAAGATGTTCAATGACGTTGGTCAAGCTCTTGTCGATGAGCTTACTCACCTACTGGATACCGATAGCATCTTTGTTCTTGGTGAGATTTTCGGTAAAGGTGTGCAGGATTTGCACTATGGCTCTACGGAACCGGTGTTTAGGGTGTTTGACATTTACGTGGGCAATCCTAATGGCAATGGTGAGACGGGCCGTTACCTTAACTCCGATGAAGTACTTGATGCCCTAGAATGGTTTGAGAATAGACTCCATGAATCGGACGATGGCATTGGTGACGAGATTAAATACGGTGGCTATGCGGTTGAGTACATGCCTGTTCTTTACAGTGGTCCGTTTTCGGTAGAGGTGATGCAGGAATACACCGATGGTAAGGAAACGCTGTCAGGAAAAGAGGCGCATATCCGTGAGGGTATTGTGATCAGAACCGCGATTGAGCGTCGAGACAATGAGATTGGTCGTGTGATTCTCAAGAGTGTCAGTGCTGCATACTTGACTCGTAAGGGCGATGCTACTGAGTACCAGTAGCATTTGCTGTACAAAAACTAACTAGGTAATTTAAAAATGAAAACAATCACAGCCATCATCATTATTCTGTTTGGTATATTGCTAAACGGATGTTCTGAAGGTAACAAAATCTCTACTGTATACCATTTGACTTGCTATTTTGGGGCAGAACCAACGGTGGTTGTTGACCGAGACTTTGATTTTGTTCGGGAGCATCAAAATGTATGGCGAGCATTTGATTATGCTGCTGACATGAGGTATCGGTATCCTGTTGAATCCTGTGTATATTCAAAGCGCAAAGTTACGGTTCTACGCCAGTAATTCATAATATACTTTCGTAAAAGGATACCAATGACTTCATTTCACTTAGAGTTGCATTTGATTTTAGCTGATTTGCACGAAACGATACAATCACAAGGTTATCCTTCGTATATCCTTGTGACGAATCCAGTCTGTCAAAGCTTATTGAATCGTGCTGTGGATGACCTCGATGAAACTTCAGAGGAAACCCCAACACTGGACAAGTAATAGGGATTCCTATTTCGTCTATATCCGCAGTTGTGAGATTGAACTCTATATTTCTTTTTTTAGCACTTTCTTTAAGCTGATTTAGTAGTTGCTTGAGTTCTTTCTGTGTGATATGATATGTCATACACTATGTATACAAATTTGTAGACTAGGCATCCGTTTTAATCGGAGAACACCATGGATTTTCTAATCTTTATATTGTGTTTTATAGTTTGGTATTGTTGGAATGCCCTCGAAGCAGTCTTAAATGGTGGCTCGGGAAATATGAACACGGCACATGGAGTAGCAAAGAGGTACCACACATAACAGTAAGTCGTGGGGGCTGGGTATACGACCCTGCATACTATTACTTCAACGAAATAACTAAGGTATGTGATTATATTATTTTATGTAAACCCGGCAAACCGTGGCAATGGGATAAATAACATTAATACTAGAGGAAAGTAAAATGAAACGCATTCTAGAAATTCACCCGGCAGAGGGTGGTAACGATTCCAAACTATTTGTCAACGATCTAGCTGAAGCATACTCCCGCCTATCAACTACCTACGGTTGAAAGTGTGACGTTAAAGTTCATCCAAGCTTTACACAACTCGACATCACTGGTAAAGACCTACGTGGCCTTGATAATGAAGCCGGTGGGCACAGAATACAACGAATCCCTCCAACTGAGAAACGTGGTAGAGTCCACACTTCTACGGTTACAGTATCCGTTGTTGACCCCAATCAGTTATCAGTAAACGATGCTTATCTATCCCTCGATGATAAAGACTTCCACGTTGAGTGGTTTTCAGGAACCGGTAAAGGTGGGCAACATAGAAATAAAAAGCAGAACTCTTGTCGCCTCACCCACACGCCCACTGGACTTTGTGAAGCTCGTCAAGGTAGGAACCGTAAAAACAATTATGCTGAGGCCAAGCAAAGTCTATTGACACAGATTAGCGAAATGTTATATAATGACCAGTCTAAACAAACATCACAAATAACTAGGGAACAACGGGGCTCTGGTATGCGTGGTGACAAAATAAGAACATATCGCTTTCAGGATGATCAAGTAATTGACCATCAAACAGGTAAGACTGCGAAAGCAACAAAAATAATGAAAGGTGGAATGAATCTATTATGAAAATAATACCTGAAAAATTTGACGCAGTGAGAGACGCAATTATATTTGAGGAAGTAGAAAAAGGACTCATGATCCTACAAGGGCTTGTGAATGATGGTACTATCTACGATTACGCAATGGCAGAATCAGTCCAGACTGATTATGCTGTTAAGTTTAGAGAAGGCGAAGATTTTTGGTTAATGATGGGCAAAAACGGATGATGGTTATTTTATTGTGGAAGCAATAAATATGTTTGGTGGAACAGAAGAACAATACGAAACTTGTTCAGGGCCTAGCACTTTTCAAATCTCAAAGCCTAAAAAAATAAAAATGTAAGGTTTAATATGAGTCCAGAAGAAGAGTACCAACGTTACATTAAGCATCTGCGGAGTACATATGCTGAAGCGCTCCATGATCCTGATACGCAAAAACAATTTGTAAAACAGGTCAAATCTAAGCTTGACAGTATGGTGTCAGTTGGTAGACTAGACAGTCATACCTTTACAGGTATTGATTTCGTCAATGAACGCTTTTCTTTTGAAGTAGTCTCTAGAGATGGTAGTGAAAATACGGTAGAGTTCGATATACCGGTCAACTATTACCATGGACGAACATACCCAGATGATGTGTTTAGTCACGGCGGCTAAATGCCATTAGTCTGCTCCTATAGTTTAACGGGTAAAACACGACCTTGGTAAGGTCACATTCTCAGTTCAAGTCTGTGTAGGAGCACCAACAATGAAAACAACTAAGCTGTTTTTAATGAAGACGATTACACTCCCACTAAACTGGGGCATTTCGTACTAGCAGTTGGCTCTATGACCATATTCATGATTTTATCTTTCATTCTCTCTAGACTTATACATTATGGTATGCTACTATGCTCTTAGCAACTGACAAAGGAGAATTACTATGGGTGAGTTTTTTGGTGCTATTTTGGGTTTTGGTGGAGGCATTTCGCAAAGCTTGGGCAGACTACATCAACAGTGGTAAGCACAGGCCAACTTACGAAGAGACTGAGATTAGAACATGGTGTCCTATCGACAAGGCTATGCGCCCCCAGAAGCACACCGCAAAGACCTGCCACTTAGACGCAAGTCAGCAGTTGCTCTTCTGTCTCTTGGCTGGTAAAGATTTGTCTGTGACATTTAAACCGTCACCCACTAATCGTAAGGACGGCTTTACGAGTGCGAAGGAAAAGTTGTATTTGAGAATTAATGAAGCCAAGTTTTTGGTAGATCATGATACTAGCAATAAGCAAGTCAATGAACACCAGTTATGGTTTATCAATAGGGATCGCATGAAGTTATCAAAATTCATAGAACCTTTTGGTATTACAATTGAAACGCTAGCGTCGCTCCATTTATACGCATCGCGTATGTTATTGCTGACGAACGAAGAAGTAACCAAGGAAGCGGCGTAAGCCGCTTTCCATGGGTGTATAGCTCAGTTGGGAGAGCGCCACGTTGACATCGTGGAGGTTCGCAGGTTCAAACCCTGCTACACCCACCAACTCTTATAAATACTTTCAAACTGGAGAACATTATTGTGAAAATAACATCTATTCTTGAAAGTGTGATATCAGAAGTTCCTCTGAAGGACTTCGAACCTATTGGAGATTTCTCAAAAGGATCATCTTTCAGAGACCCCCGTGATCGGAAGATGATCACCAATCCTAAGTTTAAAGAAATTGTTGCCAAGAAATTCGGTAAGACCGAATTCGATATCAATCTGTATTTTGTAAACACCCCCAAAGGTAGAAATCATACTGAGGTAGGTGCCGTTGATTTAGATTGGGTTCGTGAAAATCTTGGAGACGAAGTAGCTGACAAGGTTGAACCTAACTTTGGCGACGAAGATGAAATAAATGTCATCTTCACTAATAATAGTGGCGCAGAACGAATCAATATGACCCCATGGATCATGGCACATCGAATAGGCCATGCCCTTTCTCGATTCAGCATGACGCATGGTGGTGGGCGTCAATTCAGATCATATCAAGAAGTTGTCGATTACATCGGCAATGAATTCAATACATTCTTCCAAGACGTATACGGTATTAAGGGCTTTAATGCAAAGGGTAAGTTCGGTCCATATGCCCGTCGAGACCAATTGTTGTTTAAGCACTTGGCGCATAATCTTGGAACGTTCAAGTCTGCTCGCGATAACAACATGCGAGAATACTTTGAACTATACAATGAGTTGTTTGCGCAGTATTTGATAACAGGTAAGGTTACAATGAATGATCTTCCCGAGAGATTTAAAGCTGGCAATTTCGGAGATGTATCCGTCCGCGATAAAGAGGCGTATGAAGAATTGAAAGACTTGGGTAGTTTTGAAAATACCTTGAATCATTATTTCCAAGAACTGCTTTTTGAAGCCCAACAACATATATTGGTGATGTAATATGCTATTAGAAGATTTTAAAGGCAATGTCTTACTTAGTTATCTGAAACCACTTGAGACCCCCCACGTAACTTCATTTGATTTGATGGATAATCATAATGTAGATGGTTCTTACCCTAAAAAAATTGCTCAACTTGTTGAAAAATACAGTGGTTCGTGGCTACATGAAATTGGTGGTAAGCAGGAAATGTTCTATCGGGGTATAGGCAGTATGACCAAGGAGCAGGCATCTAAAGATGCGGTCGTATCACAACGTGTCAATATGTCACGTAATGAACCAAGTGATGAAAGGCTACATCAGTTTCTAATCAAAAATATCAATGATTGCTCCAATGGTAAGGCTGTAGCGAATAGGCACAATTCAGCATTTGTTACTTCAAATAGACTTCAAGCTCGTGGGTATGGTATCATTTATGTGGCGCTACCCATGGGAGAGTACCATTATACGTGGCATAAAAAATATCGCGATATGGTTGCCGTAGAAAAAGAAACCGATAACGATTTTGATCGAGAGGAATTTTGTAAAGGTCTAGTCATCGATCAGGGTATTAAAGAAGCCCATGCTTCTCAACACGAAGTTATGGTGCATGCTAACTCTATTTTACTTATCCACGAACCAGCTTATGACTTATACAGGGATTATGGGTAGTGATACTATCTAGAAAAAATAAGTACGTCTTTATTTCAACCCCGAAGACTGGATCGCATTCTTTTTTTAAGCTGCTAACTGAAGAGTTTGATGGTGAGAGATTAGGGCCTCAATTTCATAGAACTGAACTTCCGAAAGCCGTTGATGGTTACACGGTATTTTCTACCTGTAGGAATCCTTATGAGCGGCTTGTGGCATTATGGAATTCTCTGTTGTTTTCTAAGAACGACAAGCACGCATATCGCGATACTTGGCTCCGTGTTATAAAGAAGGATGATTTTGGTACGTTCTGTAAATTCGCAGCAGAAAATACACACAACATAGAAACTCTACCAGCATTAAGGCTTCCCATTCTTATGATGCCCCAGTATAGATGGTATAGACGACTTCCACCAAACGTGCTACCATTGCATCTTGAAAATATAAATGAAGAATTTAATGCGCTTTCGTTCGTAGATCGAGAAGTTGAAATTCCAAGAGTCCTCCACCGCCCACATGCCAATTGGGACGAGTTGAAAACTGACGAAATCATACACCATGCAAATATTTGGGCTGGGGAAGATTTCGAGAAGTTTGGATATTCAAAAGAGACATAAATATAGTATGTAAAGGGGGGCAGCTATGTTTAATCGAATTTAACTATGAGGATTAAACATGAAGCCGAAAACCTATCAGATCAAGCCATATCGCGTGGTATACCGCGTTTGGGATGACTGGAAGAAGACCTTTGTCTTTGAAACTGATGACCGTAAAGTTCTTCACGATACCTATCGTAAGGACTACTGGAATATCCCATACGCAAAGAGCATCTATGATGAGCCTCAACCGCGATTCATCATCTATAATCAGTATGGCGAATTGTGTGACTTTAATGCGTTCCTGAAAGAATTCCGTGAACCATATGCACCTCACCGTCGTGGTAGAGATAGGGCACCCGACGTTCGCTACAAAAAGGGTAATCCCAATAAGATTAAGCGGGGCTACTATGAGTGGGCTAGATTTTGGTATGGAGTTAGCGGGTGGCACCAGCCTTACGATTGGTATGAAGTGCCTTATAAGGTGAGTGGGGTTTACCGTGCAGTGAGAACGACGAACGAGATTCGTCAGAACGCTGCACATGAACATGACATTGGTCCACAGTATGTGCGCCGCAGTCGCTCAGCAAGAAGCTTGCCCTCGTCGTGGGATGATAAGTCCAACAGTGCCCAGCGAAGCATTAAAAGTTGGAAGACTCATTCGAAGCGCCGTAAGCAGTGGAAAGTATAAATATACTTAGGTTAATAGTACTTCCTATTACCACAATGGGGGAGGGCTTATGATAAAGATAATCATTGCCTTTGTATTTTTAGTATTAAGCTCAGCAGCTATGCCTGATGATGATGTGAATTTTAGGGTCTCCATCCCCATAGATAGTGCATCTGGGCCAATTTTTGGAAAGCCGAAAATTGGCATGAGAGCAAACAAATTTACGATAGACTTTAAGTCGTCTAATCATTTTGTTTTTAGTTTGGGTCGAGTAACGCTTGATACCTCTCATGAAAATTGGATTGTTCAAGAGAATGAAATGGTTGACATTGACCTAACAAACATATATAATTATAATCCTTAATGGTGAGGAATGCAAACTGGCCGAGCAGTTCGCCTCATAAGCGAATGATTGTGGGTTCAAGTCCCTCCCTCACTACCAACAATAGGATGTCATAAAAATATGATTGAGATAATTGAGAGTTCTGAACACGAAGGATTTGTATGTGTGGTATATGAGGGCACGCCATTAGCAGTTGGATTTCGTCCTAAAGATTATAATGATATGAGTATGCTTCATGGTACGGACGTTTCTCAAGAACTATCTAAGGCAGTTGGTTTTGAGAGTTCGGTGGAGCTTGAACGTCTTCGTATGATTTCCACTGAAGCGGAAGTCATTAACGCTGTAGCCGAAGATGTAAAATGCGCAATTGAAGATTACATGGAAGCATATAATACGTAAACAATAGTAGGGTGGCAGAGCGGCCTATTGCCTCACATTGGAAATGTGATGGTCGGAAACGGCACGAGGGTTCGAATCCCTCCCCTACTGCCAATTTGAAGGAAGCTTGCATGTTCACTATCAACGAATCAGAAAATTTCAAAGGTGAACTTTCATTGTACTGGAATGATGAAGAAATTGTATCAGTACCTCGTGACATGTTTAGTGTTATTAAAAATGCAGAAGATGGTGGATTTAACATTGCCGATATCTGCGCGACTGGACTATGCGGGGCCTTAGCTGAGATGCCACAATTTCAGATCACTCGCAACACGCATGCATCCATAAGAGAAACATTACTATCATATACTGAGAGTTGAATACATGAGTACACCAACTAAGCGTATTGTTTTAGTTACTGATGCGTGGTCACCTCAAGTAAATGGTGTTGTCACGACGCTCACCCAACTTACGAAACAACTTCTAGACATGGACTATATGGTGGGTATTGTCGAGCCATCCCAGTTTAAATGCTATAGGTTCCCCCTCTATAAAGAAGTTTTAATGCCATGGAATATGGTTAAAGTATACAGAACTGTAGCTACGCAGATTAAGTTTGCCCAGTACGTCCATATAGCCACTGAAGGGCCTATTGGTCTTATGGCACGACTATATTGTCATCGCCACAACATCCCATACATCACGTCATATCATACTCGCTTTCCAGAATATGCTAACGCCCGATGGAGTTTTCTAAAACTCTCATGGGGATATGCTGTAATGCGATGGATGCATAACCGCGCATCATCTGTTTTAGTAACTACTAAATCTATGCAAGAAGAATTAACCGAATGGGGTATTAATAACACCGTGGTTTGGAACCGAGGGGTTGATACTGGCGTATTTAGACCGGTTCAACATTTACAGAACGGGTCGAGAAGCTTGGACTATCCTGACCTACCCAATCTAGGATATGTTGGTCGAGTATCGGTCGAGAAAAACATGGAAGCCTTCTTGGACCTTCCAGATTATCTTGGTAAAAAAATTGTTGTGGGGGATGGCCCCGACCGTAAACGTTTGGAAAAAAAGTATCCCAATGTGCGGTTTGTTGGATATAAATTTGGCAAGAATCTTGTGGCAGAATACAACAAGATGGATATCATGGTGTTCCCGTCAAAAACCGATACCTTTGGGCTTGTAAATTTGGAGGCGATGGCGTGTGGGACGCCTGTTGCGGCCTTCCCGGTTACAGGACCAAAGGATATCATTCAAGAGGGAGTAACCGGTTCCATGAACGATGACTTGGCAGTAGCTGTCAAGAATGCTTTGCTAATTGATCGCAACCAGTGTATGCTAGCAACTCGCAATAACCACTCGTGGGATAATGCATTGCTACCCTATTTGGGTGCAATCGTTGACAAGGAGGGCACATCATGACGCCTATGACGATTATTACAATATTGAGCGAAATTTACGAAAATGGGCCAGCATGGGAATATTTTGATTACCCATACTATGCAGGCTTGACTTCCGTAGACTCAAATCAATTGACTTCTGAATTTGTTGATGCTGTTCAGCATGTGTGGGACGACGTTGGCAAAATGAAAAAAATTGAATGGATGGAATCTGCCATTACGGAGATGAAACGGTTAGGCGGTTAAAAAATGAAAACGTACCCTACAATTCCGAAAAAAATTCAAGACGTAGAGGTCTACGCCTTTGATAAACTCGATGGCTCTAACATCAGAGCCGAGTGGTCAAAGAAGCGGGGCTTTTATAAGTATGGCACTCGTAAAAGACTACTTGATGCAAACGAGCAACCGTTTGGTCAAGCGGTTGAGCTTATCAACGACGTATACGGCCAGCGACTAAATCGTAGATTTACCGACCGTAAGTTTGAAAGAGCAATTGCATTCTTTGAATTCTTTGGACCCAATTCTTTTGCTGGCTTCCATGAAGAAGATGATACTTTCGATGTTGTTTTATTTGATGTTGCAGTATATCGAAAGGGTATCATGCCCCCTAAAGATTTTCTCAACATGGTGTCTGGATTGAAAGTACCCGATCTTGTTCATGTTGGGAAGGCTGATGATTCATTCATCCAGCAAGTACGCAGTGGTCAGCATCCCAAAGTGACTCATGAGGGTGTTGTTTGTAAGTATGTTGTTCGTAAAGAACAGGTAGGTATGTTCAAGATTAAAACGCAAGACTGGCTAGATAGCCTTAAAACAAAATGTGGTGATGATGATAAAATGTTTGAGAAACTAGCATGACAACAATTGTATTTAAAGGTGTTGATGATCAAATAGAAGTCACTTGCTTCGGTGAAGTGGTGTGTCTAGTCAATGACATTGTAAAGGAAGAGCTTAAATCTATGTCCGCCATGGATTTCAGGTCAATCGTTCGTAAAAAAATTGTAGATAAATTAGGTGCAGAGTATGAATTCGACCTCAGCGACTTCTGGTTAGGTGTTGCCGTAATTGAGAGCTTTGGAGATTACGGTCATCCAGATGAAGAGCCTTTACGAGCAATTACATTAAAAGACGCTGATGACGAAATTGAACTTACATGTTTTGACAAAGTGTTGGGCACAATTGCCAAGCCTACCATCGAAAACTTAAAGGGGTGGAATGGTCTAGATATTGAATATGAAATTGTGAAAATTATTCGCACAAAAATTGCAGACGAATTTGGTGATAAGTTTGGTTTCACAGCTAATGATTTCTGGTTGGTCGTTGTAGGCTGTGAAGCTCTTTCCAAATACCTTAAAGATGAACTTGATCGTTGTGATCAATAATCCCCAGTAGTCTGACCACCGAAGTACGTAACCTCGCCAATTCTGATGGGTGAGCTTTCTTTTCAGAGAGCTTACGAATCATCCCCTCGACTTTATTAACTTCAGCCTGAAGATTTTGCTTTAGAAGTTTTCGATCATCGTCGGGAACCTCTTTCTCTTTGAAGTACTTCGACTGAATTTCCCCAATATACGACATATAAACTCCTATCTAAACAATCACTTATTCTACTACACCCCCCAATTTTTGTCAATACGCCATTGGGTGTACAAGCTTTTTCGAATTTTTTAGAATTTATTTATAATTAATTTCTTAACAAAATCAATTACTTATCAATTTACCCCCTAATACTTTAGGAAATGATTCAACCTTGCATAAATAATTATGTAGATTTAATAAGTCTATTATTGTAATTATCCCATAATGTTAAGGAGTTAGCTATGGAAGAGTTGCTTCAACAGTTGGTAGAAAGTGATCTACTAACGGAAGATACAAAGAAAGAGCTTACGGAAGCTATCAGCAAGCAAATCGAAGAAGCTAAAGAAGCTGCGATTGTTGAAGCAAAGGCGGAAGTAGAAGCTCAGGTTCGCGTTGATCTGCAAGAGCAGTATCAGGCTGACCGAGAGGCTCTAATCGAGGCTCTAGATACTAAGACCGAAGAGTACCTAAAAGAAGAACTAGAAGAACTGCGTGACGACATTGAGCGTTTCCGTGATCTAGAAGTTGAATATGCTGACAAGCTAGAGGAAGCCAAAGAAGAACTTGCACAAGTTCTTAAGGGTGACCTAGAAGAGCTAGTCGAGACAATCGACCAGTTCCTAGATATGGCACTAGAAAACGAAATGTCTGAACTAAAAGAGGACCTAAAAAACGTCCAGCGTCTACAGTTCGGTAAAGAAGTATACGAAGCATTCGAGGGTGTTTTCTCCAAGAAATTTGTTGATGAGAATGGCCTAGAAAGCGATTTGAAAGAAAAGGAAGAGCGTCTAACTGACCTATCCGATCAGCTTGAGGAAGCATCCAAAGAGCTTGAGACGATGTGCCGAGAGAACAAGATGACTGAAGTTCTGTCATCGCTACACGGACGCTCCCGCGATGTTATGGAAGCAGTGCTTCGCAACATTCCAACCAATAAGTTGGTTGAAGCATACGAACACTACATTCCAAAAGTTCTGAACGAGAGCGCTGAAGAGCCTGTCGTTGAGTCGGAGAAGGAAAACGAGAAGTCGTCAGTACTAGCCGAGGGTGATGATTCTGCGAAAGCAGATGAATTGAAAAAAGGTGAGGTCGTCTCAACAGGCGACACAGAATCTCAGCAGCTTGAAGAAGCAGTTGAGGATGAAGTGCCAGCAAGTGTACGTGCCGAGATTGCTCGTCTACGTCATCTAAGCGGCATTCATTAAAAAAGAATTATTACCCCATAGGTTAGGAGAAATATAACAATGGACAATTCACTATTTGAAAACTGGGACGTTACTAAAGAGGCTCTTCTCGATGGTCTTAAGCCGTCCCAAAAAGAAGTTGTAGGTCCTCTTCTAGAGAACCAGAAGCAGTACATGCTACGTGAATCAGCGGCAGCTGGCTCCGTACAGGGGCACGATATCGCAAACTTCCGTAAGACTCTACTACCGATGATCCGTCGTATTATTCCGGGCACCATCGCAACAGAGCTTGTCGGTGTTCAGCCAATGAGCGGACCAGTTGGTCTTATCTACACGCTTCGTTACAAGTACGAAGAAGATATGACCCAAAACACGGCAAGTTCGCAGTTTGGTGGCTTTGACATCGCAGCAGGCGAAGAAGCTTTCGGTAACGACAAGCCAATCCGCCAGTTCTACGCTGGTAACACGGGCGCGGCTGAAGAAGCTGGTGCTTCCGGTATTGCACACGATGCTGCTGCAACTACAGACATTGCTGCGGCAACGGCTGAAGGTGGCGCATGGGAGTCCTCGCAGGACGTAACAACCTACGACACAGGCACGACCGACTTCTCGGGTTACTCCGTAAACGTTGGTGGTTCTATGCTTGGTGGTTCGGGTTCCTTCATCGAAGGTTCTGGTGGTCGTAAGATGAGCCTAGAAGTTATCTCGCAGGCAGTTGAAGCTGGTAGCCGTAAGCTACAGAGTGGTTGGACAATCGAAGCTATGCAGGACCTAAACAGTCAGCATGGTCTAGACCTTGAGTCCGAAATCACGAAGGCACTATCTGCAGAGATTGTGCAGGAAATTGACGCGGAAATCATCAACGACCTTCTAGCTCTTGCTGGTACGGTTCGTACATTTGACTTCTCCGCAACCGGTGGTACGACTTACGCTCCCGCGTTCGTTGGTGACCGTTTCGCTAACCTTGGTGTTCGCATCAACGAAGTAGCAAACGTCATCGCTCGTAAGACGCGTCGTGGTTCGGGTAACTTCATTGTGGTTTCCCCAATGATCGTTTCCGTACTACAGTCGGCAGCCAAGGCAGTGTTTGCCCCAGCAGTTGAAGGTGACTTCAAGGGTCCAAACAACACCGAGCTAGTCGGTACGCTTAACGGACGTATCAAGGTTTACTCCTACCTGTGGAACCAAGCAGGACCGGGTTCATCTTCGCCAAACGGCGACGACAAGATTCTTGTCGGTTACAAAGGTGGCAACGGTGAGGTTGATGCCGGTTACTTCTACGCACCATACGTTCCTCTAATGAGCAGCGGTGTAGTTGTTAACCCAGTTACCTTCCAGCCAGTTGTTTCTCTAATGACTCGTTACGGTAAGGTTGCACTAACCGATCCAACGACCTCCCTCGGCAATAGCGCCGACTATTATGGGCGTATAAATGTTACTAACCTTGAGTTCCTATAAGGTCTAGTAGCTAGTAGTAACACGGCAACTAAAGTTGCTAACTCCGAAAAAGCCCCGCTCCGTGCGGGGCTTTTTTTGTGCTTAAGGAAACTTACAAACAATAGCATGGCTTGAAAATGCTACTAAATACAAGTCATAAACAATTATGAATGATCTAGATGGTTTGGTATATGAATAACTTTGACATTGAACATGAATTAACAAAGATAATGGCTGCTGAAATAGCTAAAGATATTGATGAAAAAATAATGAAAGATATTCTTGAAGCTTCAGGTGGAGTGGAGTGGAAGACCACATTGACCGATTAGATTTTTCTAAATTTCTTGAGGAAGCCGATGGTAATATGCGCCAAGCGAGCGCTAACTATAATGAAGCGCTCAGTATTGGCATTATTTACTGTCCATATGTTCCAATATATTCCACTAATGTTTTCATAGGATATAAATATTGAAAACAGGAGTTGTGTAATGTACAAATTTGGACCCACATCCCAACGACGTTTAGATACATGCCATCCAAAACTACAAGAAATCCTTAACGAAGCTATTAAACATGTTGATTTCAGTGTTTTATGTGGGCACCGAAATGAAGCAGATCAGACCACTGCGTTTCAATCTGAAAACAGTAAGGTACAGTGGCCAAACAGCAAGCATAATAGTATGCCTTCACGTGCAGTAGACATTGCACCGTATCCAATTGATTGGGAAGACCTTAAAAGGTTTGCACACCTTGGTGGATTGATTAGAGGCATCGCGGTTGTTAAGGGTATTAAATTACGTTTCGGTTTTGATTGGGACGTAGACGGTGATATTACGGACCATAAGTTTATGGACTGGCCGCACATCGAACTAGCAGACGATGAAGAGTAATATGAAACGATTAAGCTTTAGTGAGTACTATGTTTCTAAGAAGAAGCTTTTATCAGCGTGTGATAGTGTACCACGTATTCGGAATGAATACACGTTGAAAAAGTATTGTAAGTTCCCGGTGTTTGAAGCACTGGACAACGATGATCGAAGTTATGTATCCTTCCGACCAAAGGACAGAATTGAAGTCCTTTGGGAAAAGGTAGATGAATTTGATGATTACCCGACTGCAAAACGTATTGTTCTTATATCCGAAGATGGTGATAAAGAAGTGTACCCCTGCTGGAACAACAAAAAAATCCACAAGTGGATCAACAGTAATACCATTGAAAGTTAATATGAACCAACTCATTGACGAGTGGCATGTCTGTCCGTATGAAGACAACGTTGACGAATTATTTGCTAGCTTTAAACATTGTGTTGAAGCCTATCTTGCCACTGACCCTCTGACTACAAAGACAAGAGTCAACATCGTTCAAGATTTACGCACGTTTCTCAACCCTCATGAAAATAAAAACTTAGCATATTTTACGGATATAATTTGTGATACAATTCTTAGTAAGTTCCATGGAATTGAAAGGGATGGCTTGCCTTTATTGCTGGAATTCATTCAAGAGTGTGAGGAACACGTTTATCTCAAACTCTAGTTACCCTATCCATAAATAATTAAGGAAGCAAAAGGAGTTTCTTTAATGTTTAATGATGCCATGAGGGTACTACATGATTACGGGTGGGCAGCACTCTTTTTGTTTGTGTGTGGCATTGCGTTGTTGCGCTACGTTAGCAACCGCATGAAGGTATGGAGTGATCGAGATATTGCGCGAATTCAAATTGCTAAGGACGAGCTTTTAGCTAATCAGCTGTTTGCTAACATAGAGTTTAAACTTTCAAACGAAATACCCTCAATGTCGTTCAATGGGAATTTGAAACCGATCAGACAGAAAATGTTTCGCAAACTTTTGGAAATTAAAGTTGTATGCTTAAAAGAAATTGCACTGTCATTGATTAATGAAAACATTGAAGACATGACACCTGCCCAATGGATGGCACTCGTTCATGAAAAACTGTCTACAGGTGATAGGACTTTACATGACCGTGCAATATCAGCAGGCGTTCCTGAACTTGTTATAAATAAATTTATGATGTTCCGGCAGCCAACTCAAATATTACTGTATAACTATGTTAAAGACCTTACCGTGTCAACATTTTACGAAAGCAATGTTGTTCGAACAAATACTCTATTGTATTTGCTAAATCTAAAACTGGTAACTGTAATTGGTGATTCTGAGCGGAATTTGATACGCATCAACGGTGAGATTACGGGCCTGATGTTTGAGGGTAACCCACTAGAATAACTGAACTTAAATGGGAAAACTTCACGGGGGGCAAGCCTATGTGGAGTTTTTTTATGCGCAGTGATAAATATCCATAGACCCAAAAGGATATCAAATGGCTATTTACGATAAGCATGCAGACTCTCCAGAGCGCCTCAAGAATGAAGCGGAGGATATTACCCTCAAGCTTGTTCGCAATGGCGACGGAACTGCAACCATCAAGTGGAACATTCCGAGCATTTCTGGTTGCAGTGTCGAAGATTTGATTTACGATGGTATCGTAGTCACGGTAAGCAGTCGCCCAGCAAATTATATCAGTTCATCCCCCCAGAACGGTGAGTACTATGATGCTGATACAACATTTGATTCTGACCTACATACAGGTGACAAGATAAATGTAGCATCTGTGGTGGGAGCATTTTACCATGATCGCACGACAACTGAGATTACTGTAACTGATGTTGCCAACAAGACACCATACTATGTGTCAGCTTACGCGGTAGATCAGGTTGGTAACTATTATCGTCAAGGGGTCCACGCATATAGCTTACCTACCGGTGAATCTGAAACGGATAAGTCTGGCCCAGAGCAGCCAGCATTTCATGATCTTCAGATCGACACCCCGGAAGGTATTACAGTAAAGACTAGAACAGGACTTGCCAAGGGAGCAACGTATACCTTTCGCGTAGAAATAAATGGTGACTGCTACAGTTTCGATGACCTTCGGGGAAGCGATATGCAGACCTACGAGGATATTGCATCAGTTTTAAACAAGCGTCTCAAGTTGCTTGTCAAGCCCATTTTAGGTCCCAATTTCCCCAATACGGGAAAGTTTCAAGTAGACGAGTCGAATAAGAAAGTATATCAGTGGGATGGTTCGCAGAACATTGAACAGGATGCTATCTTTTTAGATGAAGACCCTGCACTACCTGTAATTGGTACATATTGGTATAAGCCTTCCACCAAAGAACTTCGTATACGAGAAACCGCCGGGTGGGCACTTGTAAGTGCAATTATTGAATTTGCAACTGATCCATCAAATCCATCTGACGGTACCGTGTGGTTAGATAAAGTTCTCGAAAGTAATGGGGGCTTGGACGCAACAAACACTACTGCATGGGTATGGGAAGCTGGTACATGGTGCAAGCGTAATACTATTATCCAAGTCCGTAATCCGCTACTTCCGCCTATTCTATCATCTGGAACGTATTGGTACAACGAAACTGACGGCACCGTAAGTGGCCGCAATGTTGATGGTCGTAAGTGGGATGAAGTCGATCCAATTGTTTGGGACACTGACCCCAACACAATTTCCGATGGAGATTTTTGGTACAGTGGTGCAACCGAATTAGCATTTGTTCGTATTGCTGGTGAGTGGTCCGATGTGACCAACATCCGATACGAGGCTACAGAGCCGACTAATCCGGTTGCCAATCATTACTGGTTCGATACAACAGAACAGCGCCTGTATCAGCGCAATGGTGCGAATGATGCGTGGGTAGAAATTAATGTTGTTATTGCTGCAACTGATCCTGCTACTCGTGAAAGCTGTGATCTATGGTGGAATGTTGATGTTGGTATAGATACGCTATTTAAGTGGGACGACGTTAACAATGAGTGGGATGAAGTGGACGCATTTTTCCAGAGCGTTGATGATCCTGCTAGTCCTTCAGCGCTGCCGGGTGGTACGATATGGTATAACCCTGAAACTGAAGTTATGCAGCAGATCACTGGTCTGAACTGTTCAAATGTTTCGTTCATTTGTTCAATGTATGACCCCTCCAACCTTCCTATAGGTGTCGTATGGCTCAATACGGCAGACGGCACCTTCTTTATTTGGGATGGTGTGGAGTTTGTTTCAATTGAAGCTATACGTGACGAAGATGACCCATACGGTGTGTCTGACGGCATTCTATGGTTTGATGGCGACGATGACCAGCTTTTCTTGCGAGAAGTGGGAGCGTGGGTTGAACAGGTATACAGCCGGGATTCACTGGCCTCCGAGGTAGATACCTACTTCTTCAACACGGTTGAGGATGAGTTGTATCAATGGAACGGTACGATGTGGTTAGTATCGTGCGGGTTGGCATCAGTAGAGTTGTTATTCGACCGTGCAGTGTGCTTTGATAATGTCCCCAACATAAACATTGATCAATTTGGACAATTCAATGATTTCGATAAATTTGGTCGTGATATTGTTAGATTTAAGACGTGCGCCACCGGTTGCGATCAGCGAATTGAAGTTGATTCAACCCAATCCGATGCTATATTTGTAAAAATAAACAAGCCAGTTATTCGCTATGCGCCAGCTACTGGGCGTAGCACTAACAACAATGGTCCGATGTATCGTGAGCTTGGTGTAGGTACAGATGGATCACCTGATGAGCGACGTAAATTACAAGAGCAGATTCGTGTAGCTCTTGGTACTGTAAGCACAACTGTTGAGCTTACTAAGCAGCAGCTGGATGAGTGTATTGACAACTCATTATTGATGGTGCGGAAGTATTCAAGCTACTCTTACGAGCATGTGTTGTTCTTCTTAGACGTGCTTCCTAATCAACAAAAATATTCATTGACGAACGCGTGTGTTGGGTTCAATAAAATTGTAAACATCAATGCGGTCCATCGTATGCGAGGTGGATTCTTGGGCACGGGTACTGGTGGATTTGGTGGAAACGATATTTATGGATACGCCGCGTTGCAGCAATTGTATTCACTGGGTACGTTTGATATGTTGTCTTACCATATGGTGTCTAGCTATATCGAAGATTTGCAGTACTTGTTTGCAGACCAGTTGGTGTACACTTTCTACGAGGATAATAGAACACTTAGCTTCCATCAAATATTTTATAGCAATGAGCGCGTCATGCTTGATGCGTTTATTGAGGTATCGGAACAAAAGCTTATTACAAACCGTTACTTGTCACTTTGGATTAAGAAGTGGGCTATTGCTGAGGCTAAGATGATGCTATCTCAGGTTCGTGGTAAATACCAGTCGCTACCGGGTCCAAATGGATCAACAACATTGAACTCACAGGAATTGATCACACAGGCCGAGAACGAGAAGGTCGAGTTGAGAGAAGAGCTATTCGACCGTTCAATGCAGGATCACAATGCCGATGTACAATCACAGTTCTTTATTGGATAACAGATGAGTATAACAAGTCAATTAGATGCATTACTAAACAGTGGTAATTGTCCTGTAGATGGGGATGGTAATTTTATTGCCCCGCCACAGAATGATGCACTCTCTAAGATATGTAAGTCCTTGAATCCGGCGTTAAACTGTGCGAGTGATGATCCGACCCCAGCATGGGAGCTTACCGAAGGCGCAGACTCTTGTGTCATTGATGCTTATATTAGTGAGTCTATCACTATCGGTGGTGCTGTAGTCAACGTATATCGCATGCTTGGTGTGCATGAACAAGGCTATCTACAGGACTTGACTGGGAGAAGTGGTGTTGCGGTTTCAAATGGCTCGCACCCCAATTTCCCAGCTACGAATGCATTCACTTTATTCCCAACGCAATGGCGTTCTATTCAGCTTGGGGCTGAAGTTACGTCGTCTGCTTATATTGGATATGATTTCGGTGAATTACTACTCGACAATGGAAGGAAACGTTACGGTCTAGAAACGTTTGTCAAGCATGATGTAGCGGCGATTAAGATTAGACAGGGATGCCGCTCAGAGAATCGTGTCACTAAGGCTCGTGTAGAGCGTTCTAGTGATGGTGAGAAGTGGTTTGGTGTACAGGTTGTCGATCTTCCAGATTGTGAGGGTGCGGCTCGTGTGAATTTCAAGCGTAGCGTGCCTTCACGCTTCTGGCGTCTAAGACCTATCGCGTTCAACGGTACTGAGACTGATGCTTGGGAAATTCAAGCATTGCAACTTCTTGACTATGAAGCAACTCGTGTAGACAACATACAGGACCGTATCTTTCTAGAGAATAGGGATCGAGATTATGATGAGAACCCCATTCGAATGAAAGGTTCTTATCAGCCAATTGACATTCAGTCCAATCAATCCAAGTGGGGCTTCGGTACTCAATTCTCTGGAGACGAGTGGATTATTGAAGTAAGCTTTTCATCTGCGATATCGTTACTTGGGCGTCCTTTTGTTATTGGTGACATTCTCCAACTCCCGTCAGAAACGCAGTATACTCCGAGCTTGAAGCCAGTGCTTCGTTATTTGGAAGTCAGTGATGTTGCATGGAGCACGAATGGTTACACTCCAAACTGGATTCCAACCATGCAGCGTTTGATCGCACGTCCGGTGATGGCGTCACAAGAAACGCAAGATATCATGGGTAAGCTCACTCAGGATACTGATAATCTTGGAACGGTCGATATTGACGATGGTTCAAGTGATAAAAAGTATCAAGATTTATCGAATATATCCCAAACGATTGACGCTGATGCGAACACTCAGACTCCAGTACGAGGCGTAGACTATGCCGATATTGCCAAGATTTCAGATGAATTTTACGATTGGGCAGAAGATCAGGGCAGTCGTGATGTTGCGAAGCGCATTGATCGTGTTCGGGCACAGTTTGGTGTGGATGCTATGCCTCCTAATGGTGAGGATTATACTCAGGGTGACGACTTCCCTGCTAAGCCAAAAGATGGGGACTACCACCGACTAACGTATACTTCTATTCGTTCAGGTATCCCTGCACGCCTACATCGTTGGTCTTCTGCGAAAAGCCGTTGGATATTCTTGGAGAAGGATCGTCGCGCCGAATTCAAGAACACTGAACCGAAGCTTCAGAATAAATTGAATCCAAACGAATCCACAGTAACCAACCCAGATGATAAGGATGCTTTTCTAGATGATGAAACGTAATCGTAGAAATAACATCCGCTATTGAACCGCCATACATACCCCTTACTATCGAATGGATCGAATGGATTGAATGTTTGATGGGAGTTTGATATAATTCTGCTCACAGGAGTAAGTATGGCAAATAACAAAAAACAAAAACTAATTATACAAGATTTACTTTCATCCCCTGAAATATACACGCAAACGTCTGGAATTTTAAAACCTTCTTATTTTGATCAGGAATACGAACCCATTGTAGCATTTATTCACGAGTACTATGGTAAATATAGTGCAACTCCAGCGGTTGACCAAATAGCCGCCGAGTTTGATCTAGAAATAGAAGCAACTGTTAAAGTGTCACGTGATCGCGTAGAATCAACTTGTGATGATATCGAAAAGTTCTGTAAAGAGACGGCAGTTAAAGAGGCCATTTATAATTCTTTAGAAGATATCGAGAACCAAGAAATGAGTCGGGTTCTGGCCCGCGTTACGGAGGCTGTAAATATAAGCCTTCAGCGTGATATGGGTGTTGATTTATTCAATAACCCCGAAGAGCTTTTACGAAGTCTTATTGACGATTTCACACCCATACCCACGGGTATTGACGGCATTGATGGACCACTTGATGGTGGCCTTATTCGGCAGCAATTTACACTATTCTCGGCTAATTCGGGTGGTGGTAAGTCTGTAATGCTGGCCAACATCGGAGCTAATTATGCGTTACGTGGTTACGACGTACTGTATATTTCATTGGAGCTTCCTGCTGAAATGGTGTTCTTGCGATTAGCGTCTATCATTTCCGGCTATGATACTTCTAACTGGAAGGGGCACATACCGGAAATAAGTTCTGGAATTATACACGCAAAGAATAGTGCTGGGGGTGGATCATACATTATCAAGAAAATGTCACAACATTCTACTGCCGCAGATTTTCGTTCATACTTATCGTTTTATGAAATGGAATATGGTAAACTGCCAGATGTATTTCTGGTTGACTATCTTGATCTTATGGACCCAAACTCTGGTGCGGGTAATCTTGGAATCTTCGAACAAGATAAGAGAAAGTCCGAGGAAGTAGTTGATATATTACAAGAATATGATATGATAGGTATATCGGCATCACAGCAAAACCGTGATGCGATTAGCATGACTTCACCTAATCAGTCTGTTATTGCTGGTGGTATCTCAAAGGTCAACACCGTGGACAATTATATTTCACTGTTCATGGATGACACCATGCGTCTTGAAGGTGAAATGAATGCTTACTTCCTAAAGACTCGTTCAAGTCGTGGTGTTGGTCATTGTTCAATCCTGAATTTCAACTCAACTAATCTGAGAATTAGTAATTTGGACGGGGGTGGTTCAGGCGTCATGCCACGTAAAAGAAAAGCTAAGGCTGACATGGAAGATGCTTTGGCCAAGATAAACGAACCCAAAGTACCGGAAGAAATTTTGGTTAACGGACTTCCGGGTATGCCGGAAGATGATGAGCCGGAGGTTAGGCCGATGTTTGATGATGCGGACCAGCCCCCAATCATGCCTAAAATAAAGGCAACACACGAAGATTTTGATGAACTTCAAAATCTAATAAAAGACTTCGCAGGAGAAGATTAATATGATTAAAGTTGAACCTGTCCAGTCAGTTGCGGTGAATATGGGTGATAGAACTATCACTCTACCACGATCTGAACTGGATCAAGACCCGGCACTGAAACAGTGCCTTGAGCAATTTGATCGTTTACGACAAGAGATTGTAGATGAAGAATATGAACGTCAAAAGTTGACGCACGCAAGTATGTCAATGCAGGCCCAATTGAACAGGCTTGGACTGAAGTATGCGGAACAGAAGTATGGTGATCTTATGGGCAACACGGAAACTAAAACCGAAAAGGACTCTGATGATGAGTGATTTATACGAAGATATTGATGATGTAGTGGAGCAGGCAGAAGCCGAATTTGATCAATTTCTAACGCGACAAACCGAATATTCCAATTATGTTGCTGAAAAGTTTAATACAGTATACAGTTTTAAAGAATGGTATCAGCAGACATATGGTGAATCACTTCCGCAGGAGGCTATTGACTCATCGATTGAAGGTGTCAGGGATGATGTTTTAGAATTGATTGAAGAGCACCTTATGGAGCTAAACGGTCAGTAAGGCATAAATACCCATACAGAATGTAGGTGCGGGAATTATGTCAGACGAAAATAAAGTAGTAAAAACAATTGAGCATCCACTCGAAGAAGTCTTTGATATCGAAACAGGTACTACGGAAGTAGAAGTTTACGAGCGGGAAGGTGAACTTGTTAACGCCCGTGAGTATGACGATAAAGACAAAGAGATTGATTCACAGTATCAGGAAATTTACGACAGCGCCATGGACGGCTTTGATCTGCTATCCGACGAACTTCATACAGTTGAAGGTAAGTTTAAGGCGAGAGTTGGTGAAGTATCGGTTCAGCACTTAAATGCTGCTCTAAACGCCGCCTCGCATAAAGCGAGGCTTAAAGAGCACAAGGATAAGCTTGAAGCAAAGAAAACAAGTGGACCATCCCATGTGACAAATAACAATACTTTGATCGTAGATGATCGAACGGCATTGTTAACCCAGTTGCGTAGGAATATGGAAGGTGATAAGACAGAATGACAAGTTTCTTAACCGAAATACACAGGCCAGTTGTGCCACAGGAAACCCTAGATGACGCAGCATGTGTTGTTTTGGCATACTGTGTGGCTAGTGCATTCTTGACGAAGAACCAAGGTGTGCCAGTTATGCCGTCTCACTTTATACGGATGCTGAGTTATTTGCGTGAAGGAAGGAGCACCATTAATTTTACAAACATGGAAAGCGCACATAACACTTACGACCAAATTACACTTCGTGCCCCAGCCTCCGAAGCTACTAGAAACTACATTCTAACCAAACTCTCAGATCGTATGTCACCCGACTTTTGCATGGTTCGGAGCATACTTGATTATTTGAATAATGATTCTGATTTCGGTGCCATGGTTGAAACTGTAACAAATAATGGCGTTATGAATCGTATTATAATTGATGTAGATAATATGTCAGTGGGTGAGCCGAAGGCCACTTCAATAATGATTGACAATGAGCATGTTAAATTGTTCAACACTGTGATGCCAATATATGATCATCGAACTGGTATTGGTGGTGTAGGTCAGAAAGAATTAGAAAAAGATTATGGATTCGAAACGCAACGCCAATTTGTTTTGAGTAACTTAGGAGTTGACGTTGGTCCTGATTCTGCGGTATACTACCAAACTGCACATAATGATGGTTCACCGAGTGTAGCGTCCGTTGAACTTGCGACGCGAGGTCTCTACAATAATGTGTGTCGGAAAATAAATGATGGATTGGCGGGCGCAAACGACACCGCACTATATGACTTTAGAATGCAGTTAATAGCCAAGATGCTTGGTTGCTGCTATGGCGTTACTCCCAAAACAGGTCTAGACCTGCACGACGTTAGCGATTGCACATGCTTGGTTATTCCAAGCAACAAGATAAAACATAAAAGCTTTGCTGTCAACCCACTTGTGGATAAACTATATAATTGTGATCTTTTGGCTACATGCCCAGAAAATGTTAATCCATCAATTAGAATCATGGATGGAAAGACAGAACTGTTTCAGGTCAGGTTTAAGAAAGAGCGGTATAGTGGAAATTTGACGGATCATCGCTACAAGATGTATTTCAAACCCAGCCGCTTGGAAGAATACTTCTAATAAAAACAAATAATAAAAGGGGATTCAATGAGTAGTATTGCTAAAAAAGAATTCGTAGCGCGATATCGCGCTGCGCTAAAAGCCAAGTTCACCCGCGAAGAATTCGCAGCCTACTTGGGGGTCAAGCCGGATAGCGCAATTCGCAGACGACTTGAAATCAAAACTTCCACTGGTCTAGACTTACCCTACTTAAAAAGTGATCCTACCTTCAACGGTCAATTAGAGGTTGCCAAAGTTGAAAAGTTTGAAGATTTCTTTAGTGAATTAATGAGTAAGGATGCTCCCAAGACGATTAACGCCCCCAATACGCAGCAAGTATATGTAATCACATCAGCGCAAAATGCAACTCCTGTTCATGATGGATTCCTTGCTACACTTCTCCAATACTGTTCTCTTAGAAACGCGCAACTTATGGTGATTCCGTATCGGTACAAGAATCCAACATCTATTTGGAACGAGCATAATGAAGACGCGGATTATTGGTGGGAATCCATCAAGCCCTATATTGTTGACTCCAAGACTCGCATGTGCAAGGGGCTACAGCTTCTAGCTCAGATTAAGAGTCAGCCTACTGGAGTAACTCCTCTTTCAGGATTTGATGCTTTTACGGGTAGCGATTCTGCTATCCTTGGTCATCCTAAAATCCAACTCAAGACTGTTGCCACGCCAAGTAAGAACATGCCAAAGATTCTTACCACAACCGGCGCATGCACAATTGAGAACTATACTGATTCTAAGGCCGGACACAAAGGCCGATTCCACCACAATATCAGCGCACTGATCGTCGAAGTTGATGGTGACAAGTTCCATATGCGCCATGTGCATGGTGAGGACGATGGGTCCTTTTATGACTTAGAGTATTACTACACTCCACATGGTCGCGAGACTTATGGTCGCGTCGCAGGTTTTGTGCCGGGTGATATTCATGCTGAGTTCATTGATCCAAATGTTGAGTCGGCTATGTTCGACGGTCCAAATTCTATTGTGGAGGTATTGAATCCTGAAGTTATGGTATATCATGACCTAGAAGACTTCTACCGCCGCAACCACCATCACCGTGGCAATGATATCGTCGCATATGGCAAGCACCATTACAAGCAGGATAACGTTGAGGAAGGTTTGCAACTGTCTGCTGATTTCATTGACCGGCATACTCGTGCTGAAATGTTGAACCTCATCGTCAGATCAAACCACGATGAAGCCTTCGAGCGATGGTTGAAAGAATCTGATCCTAAAGATGATCCTGAGAATGCACGATTCTACTACTACATGAAGTTTAATCAGCTATCCAATGTCAAGCGTACTAAGACTGGCTATAAGACAATCAATGCATTCAAGTTCTGGTGTGAGAACCCGCTTGAACAGAGAGGGCTTACATCCGTAGACAATACTAAGTTTCTTGGACGTGATGAAAGCTTCGTTGTTGGAGGAATTGAAATTGGATTCCATGGTGACAGTGGTATCAATGGTTCGCGAGGCAGCATTCAGGCTTTCTCGAAAATTGGACCGAAGACAGTTATTGGTCATTCACACTCGCCGGGTATCGTTGAGGGAGCGTATCAGGTAGGACTATGTGCTTACCTTGACCTAGAATATGCTTCAGGACCGTCCAGTTGGCTCCATACGCACTGTGTAATCTATCCGAATGGCTCACGAGCACTTATAAATGTAATCAATGGAGAATGGCGTGCAAGCTACTATAATCGAGAGTTTGAAGCAGCAGCTTGATAAAGCTGATCCTAACTTTGAATACGAATATATTCCTAACGAAATACTGAAATTCATTAGGGATGAGTGCTATCTAAAGCCTGCTGATCTTGAATTCTTGATCCCGGCCCAAGAGCAAGAATTTTTAAACAAAGTTCATCATGGGCAGCCCATAAACGTCCGTCGCGCCGCAAGGCAGACGGGAGGTACGACTCTTATGTTTTTGATCGCAGTGTACTATACAATCAAGTACGATAAGACATGCGTTTATGTATCTGAAAACAACAGAATGATACAACATGCAATAGATCAAGCATTATATACTATCGGTCTTTTTAAATATAAACTTAGCGGTTTCAACAAAGGCAAAATCGGAATAGATATTCATCCAACAACTTCGGCAGCGTGGATTACGAGATCAATTCACACATTTGGTGGCATCGAAAATGCTATTGTTAAGATGCGTGGTGGGCCATCATACGATATAATTCTGGTTGATTCAAGCTTTCGTAACACACAATCCAGAGATGAATATCTAATACATCTTAGGAGCAATTTGAATTATCCCGGTGCTAAGATGATTGTAAACGAATCACCATAATTTACACTGATAAATACTATTAAACCAGTTAGGGGAAATAGTATGCGTCGGGGTAATCCAAATCTAAAAGCTGCTCATGAGACGATGGAAATCACTTATGAGCAGATCATAGAAATGCAGCGATGCATGCGCGATCCGCTTTACTTCATCAAGAATTATGTACATATTGTGCACCCTAAAAAGGGTCGTATCAAGTTTGACTTATACGATTATCAGGAAGAGCTTGTACAAAATTACCATGATGAGATATACAACATTGTATTGTCAGCTAGACAGACTGGGAAGACTGAAACTTCGTGTGCATTCATGGTGTGGTGGGCAATTTTTCAGGAAGAGAAAACAGTTCTCGTTGTATCGAAGGACTCTGACGCTGCAAAAGAAATTATCAAGCGCGTCCAACAGATTTACGAAGAACTTCCCAACTGGTTAAAGCCGGGTATTCAGGACGACGATTGGAACAAGCACACCGCAGCTTTTGACAACCGTTCACGTATCGTAGCACGTACAACTACAGCGGGCTCTGGTCGTGGTCTTTCCATTTCACTACTATATTGTGATGAGCTTGCGTTCGTAAAGCCAAGCATTCAAGAAGAGTTCTGGACTTCGGTATTCCCCACATTGTCCACTGGTGGTAAGTGTATTATCACTTCTACTCCAAATGGTGACAATGATCTGTTCTCTACACTGTGGAGAGGTTCCGAAGCTGAGACGAATTCATTCAAGTCCAACCGGATATATTGGGATCAACCTCCGGGTCGAGGTGAAGAATTCAAAAATAAACAGATTGGTGTTATTGGTGAAAGACAGTGGCTTCAGGAATATGAGTGTGAGTTCATTTCGTCCGACAACTCGCTATTTGATACAAGGTTGATTCAGATTGCACAGAAGAAGTTTGCTATGGATGAGCCTGCATACTTGATAAATAACGAGCAAGGATTTTTTAAACCTATATCACAGGATATGACATACATTGTGGGGGTTGATCCATCTACTGGTAACGGAAATGATTCTTCAGTTATTGAGGTATTTGAATTTCCTACAATGCAACAAGTAATGGAATTTAGGGACAACACTGTAAGTGAAGTTGTGTTATACTCTCACCTCAAGAAAGTGATTGGATTTTTGGAAAAGTATTCAGACGATGTTTATTTCAGTGTTGAATCAAATGGTGTAGGTCGAGCGTTGATAGCATTGTATATGCAGGACGAAAACCCACTGATGTATGCCCACTTTATGAGTGAGCAGGGAAAGAATAAGATGGGGTACACTACTACAAGTACAACAAAGAGAGATTGTGCCCTTAGATTCAAGAATATGTTTGAGCGTCGTGAAATGGTTATTTATTCGACGCAGTTGTACAACGAAATGAAAAGCTATATACGTAAGGGTGATGGCTTTGAGGCACAGACCGGTGCAACAGATGACTGTATCTCTGCTACCTTTATGGTCATGCGTATGCTAGATGAAATCGCAATGTATGATCCACGGGCATATCAGAAGCTATATCGCTTTGACGATCAAGCTCGTGGAGACGAGTGGTATACGGAGGGAAGTCCTAAACCATCAGATTACGATAGTATGCCTATTCCGGGTGGTTTGCTATAAATAGTATTATGAGAACAATTATTATCCCAGCGCAAATATTGGAAGAGACTAGTCTCGATCAGCTATATAGTAATACGGTTAGTAGCTTTTCGACCAACCGTCAGCAGAATCAGGGAAGGGTTCAAGTCGTAAGTAAGATTTTTCTTCCGGCTCCTAGAAATGGTTTGGTGACAGTTAATGCTAAGACTCGATCCAGTGCTAAGAATTATGAGACACGTATGGCCTTTGAGGTCGTGTATCTAGATGAAGAAGATGCTCGTCTGAGTAATCAGGCAGTAACTTTTGATTCTCAAGATGGTCAGGCATATACGATTGAGCCTGTGCAATACCGTGGTACGGATGTACAGGTAAGTTGTAATTGTCTTGACTTTTACTATCGCTTTTCCGCATGGAATCATGGCGATGGTAGTTTGCTTGGAGACCCGCCGCCGCCTTATGTAAAGAAGACGGATAGTGAGCCGGTTAATCCGAATGAAGTACCGGGGCTTTGCAAGCATTTGATGGCTCTAACGAACGAACTTAAACGAGAAAGAATTATCAGATAAGATCGTAGTAAGAGCGTAGTAAGAATATAGTAAGAATGTATTAAGAGTATAAGTAAGTGTTGTATTGTAAGGGCAAATAGTGTACAATTTGTTTGTCTCTTACGCAGATTATAATAAGAACGTAATACAAGAATATAACAATAAGAAAAGGAGAATATATTTATGGCTAGACGTTCATTGAAAGCATTGCAGGATAAGATTAACAACGAGGGAAAGGACAGCAACAACTCAGGAAGCCTTTTCTACCCGCACTGGAAACTCCCCTTCGACGGTACTACGAAAGTTCGAATTCTCGAAGACCCGAATGAAGATAACCCCCTTGCAGTATATGTGACATTCATGGAGCACCGTCTTCACATTGGTGATGATGTCGTCCGTGTCCCGTGTCTTCGAAACAAAGGTAAAGATCATAACTGCCCGATCTGTGATTTGGCAAAGAAGTTCTATGACGCCGGTAACGAAGATAAGGGCAAGTACTACTATCGCGATATGTACGCAGTGCTGCGTGCTGTTGTAACCAAGGACGGTCTTGAATATAGTGATGGTGAAGAGACTGCCAAGGGTAAGGTAAAGGTATTCAAGTTCAGCTATCAGATTTTCAACAAGCTCAAGGCAGAGATTGCTAAGCTTGAGGATGATGATCTGTTCTGGGACTTGGAAGAAGGTCTTGACTTTGCTATCGTTAAAGATAAGCAAATGGGCAAGGGTGGTCAAGAATACGGCAAGTATGACTTGTCCAGTGGATTTGTCCGTAAGCCTTCTGCTGTGCCTGATGATTGGCGCAGTGAAATTCCCGAAGAGCCTCTCTCTGCACTTCTATCTGAAATCCCGTCTTACGATGAGGCCGACGCAACACTTCAGAAGCATCTGAAGTCGTTGATGGGTGAATCTGACGATGGTGATGGTGATGATAAAACGACCTCTGAAGACGATTTGATGGAAAAACTCAAGCGTCAACAGAGCAAGAATAAAAAGGCTGAAGAGCCTGTGGCAGAAGAGGAAAAGGAAAAGGAAAAGGAAAAGGAAAAGGAAAAGGACGAACCTGTGTCTAAAGATACGCCCGATGATGATTCTGATAACCCTCTTGCTGGTTTGGTGGATGGTGATGACGATGATGATGATGATGATGATGATATTTTGTCTCAGCTTCGTAGTTAATCGTTAGTAGTAACTACATGAAGGGGGCGGAAACGCCCCCTTCTGTTCTACAACAATCATTCATTGGAGATAATATGTCAGATTTTATGAAGAAGTATAAGAAAGCAGTTGAAAAAGATAAGGCCCGCAATGCAAAATTACTACCCGACCCAACCTATTACCTACATACTGGAAGCTATTCTCTCAACAGACTAATGTCTGGTAAATTCGAGGGTGGTGCTCCACAGGGAAGGATTGTATCATTTGGTGGACACTCAAGCTCTGGTAAGAGTTTGGTAGGAGCATCTATTTTGGCACATAACCTAAAAAACGGTGGTATCGGTATTGTAATAGATAGTGAAGGCGCTATTGATAATCGTTTCTTGGCGGGTGTTGGTATTGATGTTACTGATGAAGATACGATGAGCCGTTTTTTGCGTGAAGGCACGTCAGAAATTACCCATTGTAGTAGGATCGTTAATAACTTTATCCGTGACTATGCGGAATCGGGTGATGACACGCGAGTAGTTATTTTCGTTGATTCGTTGGATAACTTGTTCACAGACAGTGAGACGAAAGATATCAATACTGTAGGTGATCTTGGTGGTGATCAGGGTCAGCGAGCAAAGCAGCTTAAGCGCATGCTACTGTCTTGGACTCATTCTATAAGTACACTGAACATTACAATCATTTGTTCTAAGCAGGTATATGTTGAGCAGGATAAATTCAAAGCCTATGAAGAACCTTGGGTGTTTACGGAATCGCTGAAGTATCCGTGCTCACAAATTATAGTTGTCGAAAAGCTTCAGTTCAAGGACAAGGCGACTAAAGAGCACAAGGGCTTCACACTGAAAGCTAAGAGTTACAAGAATCGCCATACTAAAGAAAAGCAAGTTGCAAAAATTGAAGTACCGTTTAAAGATGGACTTGATCCGTATGCGGGTCTTCTTGAAATTGCTGAGCAGCTTGGCGTAGTTATAAAAAATAACGCATGGTACTCATTCGCAAATGATAATGCTGATATGCCTAAGTTCCAGCGTAAAACAGCAGAGAATGATCCAGATACGATGGAAGCTATTCTCACATTGTGCTGTAAGGCTAATGATGAAGAATTGGTTCTAGAGCCAATTCTAGATGAATATTTGTCTGAACTTGATAAACCAAGCGAAGAAACACAGGAGTCTGGTAAGGCACGGCGTCAACGTAAAGCTAATGAAGCGCTTGAGGATTCTGATGACGATTCTGAATGATCTAAAAATAAAAGAGAAGTTTGAAAAGAGAACACTTAATAAGTATGAAGACCTTCTCTATAAAACATTTCAGGTCATTTATGAAGTGGATGCATTTATTGAGTGGGAGAGAATCTTTCGGTTCTCTCCCACCAGTAACTTTATAATGGTATCTGGAACCGCTCTTGTGGCAGAAGGTCAGAAACTACCATCTGGTACAAACATTGACAATGATTTAGTACTTGAGGTTAGCTTCACGGTTCCATGGGAAATGTTGGATGACGGTTCTAGTGCTTATCAAATAGCAGATGCCGCTAAGTCCATTGGCGTCGCCCGTAGTGTTTCTACACCAAAAGAATTCCACAATAATCTACGCGATGTGAACTTTACAATGGCCACGTTGCAAGAACTGCTTCCCGATATTGAAAAGTTAGCGAAGCAAGCACAGGAGGAACCAGATATTACTACAATAAAGCTCCCACCACACTTAGACGGATTTGATTTAAGTGGTCTCACAGAAGAACAAAAACAAAGCCTAATGCTTAGTGAAGTAACCCGTAAATGAAAGATATTGCAAAAATTCGTAAAACCATACATTTGCTCAAGCCGAGTGCGTTGAATGATCTTGAGAATGACTTATCCAATTTGACAGAAATTTTGGATGAGTATGACAAAATCTCGTCCGTTTCTAAGGACTTGGTTGCACTCCCCAACAAGCATTTGTCCGAGGCGTTGGCAACGCAGCCGTCTGAATACCTATTTTTTAAGCGCTGTTGCGTAAACTTGAAGGGAATATTAGATGCGCTTGAGGCAAACGTAAGGTACATGCGGGGTGTGAAATATGAGAGTATTCGCAGAGGTGAATCTCGCGAGTTGAACGATAGGGCAATTAACTCAATTATTGATGGTGATGCGGATATTCGTCAAGCGCAATTTAATGCTCTGCTGGTCAAAGATATGTACGACCGCTTTCATGCTATTGTTGAATCATATCAGCAGCGTGGATATGCGTTGAATAACATCACGAAGTCATTAGAAATATCAGCAATAGATTACCTAATACAATGAAGCAAGCATCTGTATACATTGTCGATGAAGTATATGCAACCGTTCAGGGCCTATCTGTGGGTGATATGGATGAACTTTATAACCGTCATGCTATCCATGCAAAGGGATATCGGCACAACCCCAAATTCAAGCTCGGGATATGGGACGGTCGCATTGCGTTTTTCAAGAAGCCTTTAGGTAAGACTTATGTAAAGCTGCTTCCTGAAATCATTGACTATCTTAGGATGCGTGATTATGATATCACTCTTACGGATAATCGCAAGAGCGTAGACCTTGTATGTAAGCCCGTCACTAAAGATTATTTAAAGGATATGGGGTATGATATTGAACTTGGTGAGCATCAAGTTCGAGGCATAAATGCTCTTATAGGTGAAGCGGGAGGCATCTTTGAAGGAGGCACTGGTGCAGGAAAAACGATAATGACTGCGGCTCTGGCTCATACATACGAACAGGAGCACGGGTTTAGAACAATAACTATTGTTCCAACGTCTGATCTTATTGACCAAACGTACAATGAAATGGTAGAATACGGAGTTGATGTAGGGCGCTATGGTGGTAACACAAAAGATATAGAGCACCATCACCTAGTTAGTACATGGCAGTCCTTGAATAACAACAAAGGTATCATTGGTCAATTCGAAGTTGTCATTGTGGATGAGTGCCACGGAGTGCGTGGGCAAATTCTACAAGAACTCATGAATGACCACGCAAAGAAAGCTGTTGTTCGTATGGGATTGACAGGTACTATACCTGAAGATGAAATTGACCAGATGCATGTACGAGTCACTTTGGGTGACGTTGTTGAAAAGGTAGAAGCATCCGAATTGATTGCCAGTGGTTGGCTTGCACGGCTGAAATTATACTCGTATGAATTGGTCGAAGACTTACGGGCAGAGTATCATGAATTTTGTAATGACAACCCAGAGCAGGCGGCAGACCTAACATACAACAAGTTTCGAGAAAAGTATCTTCCTGATTACCAGTCTGAAAAGAAGTTCATTCAAAAGCGCGAAGAGCGTCTAGACTTTTTGGCTAAGTTAATAAGTAAGCCAACGAAGAATACATTAGTTCTTGTCCCCAATGTAGAATTTGGTAAGAAGATTACAAAGAGGATACCCGGTGCGATTTTCTTCTACGGACAAGATTCAAAAGCAGTAAGAGCACAGATATATGATTCGTATAAAGACAACGATGATATCGTTGCCATTACAACTTTTTCGTTAGCATCAACTGGATTGAATATCAAGAGAGTGTTTAATCTATTCTTGATTGATGCGGGTAAAAGCTATGTTCAGGTTATTCAAAGTATTGGTCGAGGGTTACGCCGTGCTCACGACAAGTATACAGTAAGGGTCTATGACGTTTACAGTGATTTAAAATTCTCTAAGAGACACGGTGCTAACAGAAAAAAACATTATAAAAATAAGAACTACCCATTTAAGACAGACAAGATCGACTATCTGGGATGGTTCCAAGGAGAAAATGATTAATGGTAATTTCAGATGAAAACTCGTATCCAATATTGATTGAGAGTATTGACACACCTACTCTAACAGATTATTTTTGGGTACTGCAACTATCCATGGATGGCATGATGGATTTTACTCTACAGCCACTGAATATGTTTGAAGAACAGACCACTCGCACTCTTGAGTTTTTGATCGATGGTTATTTGATCGAAGCCCCAACAAACTGGAATATTCTGGTCTTCTCAGAAGAGACTGCACAGCTTGACGTTGCTGAAATTTCTGATTTGACACGGGCAAAGTTTACGGGTGTCGTTTATCACCACAAGACTGGTAAAATAACTGCGGGTCCTATTACTGTGGTAGATTATCATGCAGAAGCTCACATTAGAAATCCGACGCTAAATAAACATACCATGTTGTGTCACCATGTGGGTCCTGATGCTTGGGTGTGTTTGGCACCAACAGACAACTATAACAAGTACCTGAAAGGCGCACTTGTTGGTGATTTAATGGTATAGTGAGGGAATTATGGCTAGTAGAAAAAAAAGAGTAAAGAAAGTAACTATCGCAGAACTTCAGTCGTATGTCCAAGGTGCAATTGACCTGAACGATGAAGACTGGCATCCCGATAAAACTCAATGGGAAAAGATAGTTGACATGTTGATGAATGTAAAGGTTGATCCCCCAAAAGTTGAGCGGATTGTTGAGCAGACTCCAGTACAACAACCCTATTATGCGCAGCAGGGGCCAAATGCAAATGCGGATAGTGCATTGACTGGAGAATCGTTAGATGGTAATACTAAGCGTCCTCGGCAGCTTGATTTACGTGAAGGTAAAGGTTATGAAATTAAACATGATGGCACTTTCGAAAAGCAAGGGGATGTGTTAAAATCGGGTATTAAGGTTAAGACACCAACAATTGATACGTCGGTTGATGACTACGATTCACCATTTGGGTAATATGGCACTCGATAACTTTCATACAATATTGGATGGTAGAATCCTTTGCGGGGACGGTGACTCTATTGCTGAGTTGCCGTTTCTGTATCAACATCTGCTCGATGGTGGTGATGCGTCGGATTTATTCGTTTCCAAAGAAGATTACGAATCTGATGAAATACAGACGTATAACAAAAAATTCAAGAATGATGTTGTTAAATATAAAACATCATTCAATTCCATATCAACCGAATGGAATATTCCTAAACGATACAAAGACTTAGATGTAGCAGACTACATCTGGAAAAGGTTACAGAAAGAAGCTAAGCGCGCGAAGCTTTCTCCAGACGAATATCAAGAACGTCTATCCCGCACTAAAATGGAGCTTCGCATTTGGAAGAAACGAGACTTACTTGGGTTGTTGCGTACACTGATCTACGTTGTGAATATATTTGAGGAAAATAAGGTTGTGTGGGGTACCGGGAGAGGTAGTTCTTGTGCATCATATATACTATACTTAATTGGCATTCATCAAGTAGACAGTGTAAAATATGATTTAGACCTTGGTGAATTTTTCCGTTAAAGGTCTAGTATAAATATAAGCACAACAACAACAAGAGGTATTATAATGTCGAATAACCGTAAATCTCAAAGCATTCGTGGACAATCTGTAGACTTTGACCTTCTACGAGTCAAAGCTGCTATTGAAACCAACGATAAGCCGGACAGCGTAGAAATGCGTGAGAAGTATATTGATATTCGTCGCCGTCGTAATCCTCGCCGCAATGTTTCTGATTTAGAAAACGAACAGCGCGGTAACGAATCTGATGCCCGTGAAAAGATACAGAAAAGCCGCGAAGCACGGTTGCAGCGTGAAGCAGAGGAAACGACAGTCGATGATATTCTGGGAGATTCGTCTCCAACTCCAATTCAGGAAGCTTCTTCCGAACCAAAACGAACTAGCCGTAAGAAAATTGTACGACGCAGCAAAACAGAAGACTAAGGAGATTTTATGAAGCAGCGTTCAGAAGTTGATCCGATCAATGATCAGATTGTATTTGAATTTTTAGAAGACACCACGCAGGGTAAGTTCAACGAAAAAACTAGTGGTGGTGTTTTGATTGTAGAACAGGCAGATAAACAAGTTCAAGGCAGCCGTTGGGTGCGAGTACTTGCCAAAGGCCCCAATGTATCAGAAGGAATCGCTCCCGGTAATATTGTTTTGATTCAGAATTTGAAATGGACTAGTAAGTTTAGACTCACTGATAAAGATTATTGGGTTACAAACGAAGAGTCAATTCTCGCAACATGGGATGATATGGTTAATCTTCCGGGTGAAGTTGCGTAACATACCGTTATGAAGTTATGAAGCCGTATATTTTTCCATCACTAGCTATGCTCGTGGCGCTGGCAATTGCTGCTGGCGCTGCGCTGTTTACAGTTCTTGGATTTCGGGAACTGTTTGAACCTAGCCTCAAGATTATGTACATGGCTGCGGTTATTGAGGTTGGAAAAGTTATGGCAGTATCGGCATTATATCAATTTCGTGATATCATAGGATGGGTGTGGAAAAGCGTACTATTCATACTTATCATTATCGCTATGGCTGTAACTTCAATGGGTGTGTATGGCTATCTGGCAAGCTCGTATCAAAAAGATACTCTAGCAATTACCCAGAACGATGCTCGTATAGAGCTAATGGACAGCCGTAGAGAGCGATTAGAGCAACGTTTAGAGAATATTGATGCACAGATTGCCGAAGTACCAGAAACTTACGTATCGAAGCGTATGGAGCTTATAGCCACGTTTGCACCCGAGAAAGAGTCCGTTGTACAGGAACTCGATCAATTAGCACGAGAAGAATCCGAAATAAAGCTTGAACGCATTGAGCAACAAACTGAGTTTGGTGCTATCCTTTTATTGGCAGAGTCGGTAGACTGGCTTGACCCAACTAATGCGATGCTGTATTTCATACTTGCAGTTATATTCATATTTGACCCCATGGCTGTTGTATTAACCTATGTGGCGAATGTGGGCTTTGCCAATATCTCTAATAAAAAGCAACAGGAAATGGATATTGATACTATCAATTCAGTCATGAGTCAGATAAAGAGTGATCAAGTTGACATTACGGATGCACTAACTAAAGCACTTGAAAAGGTTGATAGTATTCAATCACCCTCACCCAATTCCCGTTCAGGGATTATTGATTCTATGAGAAAACAAGAAGATTAATACCTAATGGAGACGTGTTGATGGACTATGTGGTGGTTGGTACGGGCCGAGGTGGCACGGGTTACATGTCTCATTTGCTCCGACATAACGGAATCGCGTGTGGTCATGAGCAGGTATGTAACTGGAGAAACGATGACTATGGTTTGGTGATTAGAGATACTACATGGCAAGCTGAAAGCTCATGGTTCGTTGCCCCACAACTTGCACGAATCGAAGAGTGCAATCCAAACTTGATAGCTCTCCATGTTTGGCGCGATCCGGTTCTTGTAGTGAAATCCTTTCTTGACCTTGGTCAAGTAATTGAAGAATGTAAAAGTTTGCAGTACATAGCAAAATATTTGCAGCATCAACCCGGCCAAAACTATGTAGATTTTTTTACTCGCTATTGGATCACATGGCATAATATGATCATAGAATCAACCATTAATAAATTGGTAGTTCCACTTCACGACATTAATATAGACAGGATATCCACGTTTCTAGGCAGGGAAATGAAACCTTTCTCAGAAGTCGTTAATACGAAAAGCAATGCAAAGAAGCACAACTATTCTTACACAGAAATCGAGGATAGAATTATTTCAACTGGTCTTAGAGCCGAAGTCGATCAAATGCTATGTAGACTAGAAGAATACTCTTGATTTCTTCCTTACAATAACGTATAATCCTTCGCCTAAACAACAAGGATAACAAATATGCCAAAGAAGCTTTGGGTTGAAAAATATCGCCCAAGTACTCTCGACGGATTCTTGTTCCAGAGCGAAGCTCACCAGAAAGCATTTGAACAATACATTGAGGATAAATCTATTCCTCATCTATTGCTGAAAGGTCATCGTGGAACAGGTAAAACTACCTTAGCCTTTATCTTGAAGACAGAACTAGATATTCCAGATGCAGACTTTAAAGTCATCAATGCGTCTGATGATAATAGTGTAGATACGGTGCGCAATAGTGTCAAGGGGTTTGCCCAGACAATGCCTATGGGAGACTTCAAGATTGTCTTTCTGGATGAAGCAGATTATCTAACACAGAATGCACAAGCTGCACTTCGCAGAATGATGGAAGAGTTTTCTGATTCAGTGCGTTTCATTCTGACATGTAATAAGCCACACAAGATCATACCTGAGTTGAAGTCTCGCTGCAAAGAATTCACCTTCAATGAATTCGATAAGGAAGGTATGGCAGTCCATGCATATAGCATCCTGAAAAAGGAAGGTGTGAAGCTTCATGAAAAAGATGTTCAGATTTTAAAAGATTATGTTGAGGATGCATATCCTGATATGCGTAAGCTACTCATGAATATGGAAGGAAACGTTCGTGATGGTGTACTCTACGAAGCATTCGAATCAACCGATAAGGACAAGGCTCTAGTAGGAATGATCGAACAACTCAACAAAGGTAAGTGGTTGGATGTTCGTGAAGGTATTGTCCAGAGTGTCGAGAATGATGAATGGGAAGATATCTATCGGTTCTTCTATGACAACCTAGATCAGGTCGAAGGATTTGATGGGAACACTAAGAATTGGATGAAGGGTATTATTTTGATTGCGGAGCATCTTCGCTTCCATGGTCAGGTAGCCGATCCAGAAATAAATTTCAGTGCGTTTATGATTAAATTATCAGGAGTAGTAGAATGACTAAAGTAATAGATGATGAAACTGTACAACATCAGATTGAAGCTGCCTCAAAAGAAGCAGACAAGAATATGCGGTTAGCATGGCGTCGTAAAGAAAAAAAGATGGAAGACCTTCTGGGAGAGCTTGAGCCTCTGAACCAAGAAGCTCTTGATACCGTCTTGAAAAAGCAACCTATTCTAGACGAGATTACCGATCTTCGATCCAAAATGGTTCACGAATGCGTCCATCCTGCCAGAACTCTGGTTCATAAGGGCGACCATATTCAGTGCAAGTTCTGCAACAAGAAACTCAAGATTAATGAGTGAAAACAAAGTTGACATTTTTGAGGTGTTGACAAAAGTAGATCAGTTTGATCTGGCCTACTTTCGTGAACTCAATGATGCGCAGAAAAAATCACTCGCACCATATACGTTGATGCTCTGGATGAGTGGCTGTAAGTCTAAGCTTCAACTTCAAAAAGTTAATATGTTCATGAATCGCTATCTTTTCGACATATCGATGACTGATCATAGGGAACTGTTCTTTTACTTGGCATGTATATCCAGTGATGGTAAGAAGAAACGGTATAACTGGATTAAGAAGAACGGCAAAGGAAAAGTGTATTCAACAACCGTTGATCTACTTGTACGATACTACCAGTGCAGCAAAGAGATTGCATTGAGCTATGTTCCTCTGTTAGAATACGAGGACATTGAAGAGATTGCTTTTGAACTTGGAGAGCAAGATGACACTCTCAAAAAAATCAAGAAAGAATTTAAATGAATGGATACCTTGAATGTGAATACTGTTTAAAGAAGTTTGTCAGAGAGGCAAGCTTCAAGAAACATGAATGCCGCCAGATGTTGCGGACGAGGTTATTACGCTCACCAAATGGTATGACTGCATACGACTATTATTGTCGTTGGCAGAAGCAAAAAAAGCATCGGGTTTACTCCAAGGAACAATTTATCGACTCGAAGTTTTTCACTTCATTCTTTAACTTCGTCAAGTTTTCAAGGAAGATGGCAATACCGGGTATAGACAAATTTATTGAGCACATGGTTAGTCTGGATATTCATCCGAAGGATTGGTGTCAGCGTATTGTGTACGACCATTATATGGATCACTTTGATGAGCTACACGACCCTGAAGCGCAAACGCAGATTAGTGTAGAAACTATAACTGAACTATCCAGAATCTTTGATTGTGAACCGGCAGAAGTATTTCTTCATATCGAACCTTCTGCATTGATTCGCGTAGTTCAGGCTAAGAAACTGTCTCCATGGTTCTTGTTGTTTTCGAGCAAATTCATGTGGTTCATGCAAAATGAAATGACACGCGAACAGCAGATACTTTTGAAAAAATATGTCAACCCTGATAAGTGGCGTGTAAAGTTCGAGCAAGAACCCGAGCGTGTAATCCGAATCAAGAAGAATGTGCGAGCACTAGGGCTTTAAAGTGCATCCAGATTATCTTGATAACTTTCTAGTATACTAGCTATTGTGGAAGCATTAGCAGCTACTTTGATATTTTCCTTAACTGTGTAGCGGAGTGCTTCGATCTGGGCTCCAATTTGAGCCCACCCATTTCGCTTTTGAATAACAATGTTGGCGAAGTCTGTCGGATCAATACCACGCGCTGTGGACTCCATGCTAATAAATGGATAATTGTTCACATCACCACCGACACTTAAAAACGTTTGAGCTTCTGTAAATTTCTGCTCATATGCCATAGCTTGCCCGGAGCCCATAGTAACATACTCTGCGCGTTTGCGTTCAGCCATATCATCCGCTATATCTAGGGACTGGATTCTTTTTCTTCCAAGTTCGATAGGTACTTGTGCAGTTGCGTGATTATCCCACGCCTGCTGCATTTCACTTTCAGTTGGCATCACATCGCTGGATAGCCACTCAAATGAGCCATCGATAAACACTTCAAAATCAACTGTATTTTCAAAGCCTAGAAGCTCTAGTGCAAAAAGTTTATTCATCTTATCCTCTTAGAATCTGATTGCTTTTACAAAACCCTGCCAATTTGCAGGAGTGATTTGTTGAAGGTTGTTATAGCCAACGCCACTATATGGCGCAATTGCAATTTGCGAGTTTTTGTGATGCTGTAGCGATACACGAATTTGGTTTGTGCTTAAACGGTATGCTAGCAAGTTGCCTGTCTTTCCCGGCCCACTAGATTCGTCACGGTCAACGCCCTGTGGGTTTAGGACGACAATATCTCCGGCAAGAAAGCCGAGTTCTGGAACCTGACATACAAGCACCACTTGCATTATATCGGGTGCGCTTGCCAATGGGTTCGAACGAGTTATAGTTGTACCTGCGTTTGGTGTGAACCCCGAAGAGGTTCCAGTTTCGCTAACACCACTACCTGCGCCAATAGCTGCCTCTAACCCCTGTAGTGCGGTTTGCACGTTGTTTCCGCCGCTTACTACTGGCGACACATTAATATTTGCAGCCGCGTGCGCAGGGCTAGCACTGATGTGATTAGAAAGATTGGTGGCATTTGTATTGGTTCGAGTGTTTAGGTCAGTCAGTGATGCTTGCACATTTGATTGACCATTGACTGTTGGCGATACCGAAACTGCCGAAGCTGTAACTCCCGCTCCCGATACAGCGTCTAGTTCATCCTTAAGTTCTTGAATTGCAGCTTGCACATTTGTTGAACCGATGCTAATATATGGTGCAAAATCAACATCACTTGCAGTAATTGCACCAATGGCTGTCTCTAACCCTTGTAGTGCGGTTTGCACGTTACTTCCGCCGCTTACTACTGGGGACACATTAATATTTGCAGCCGCGTGCGCAGGGTTTGCATTGATGTGGTCAGACAGATTGGTGGCATTTGTATTGGTTCGAGTGTTTAGGTCAGTCAGTGATGCTTGCACATTTGATTGACCATTGACTGTTGGGGAAACGGTTATAGCATCAGCATTCAATGCAATAGTACTGGCAAGTGTTACCCACGAGCCCGTGTAAATATACAATGCACCATCGGTTTGATTGTACCATGTTTGTCCAACAAGTGGACTAGAAATAACATCAGAATCGGGCTCACCCGGTGTAGTGCCTTCTGGGCTAGAAAAGTTAGCTAGAAGACTTAGGAAATTTTGGTTTCGGTATTGACCATACTCAATACGGTTCTTCCCCGTGAAAACAAGGCCACCGATTTGAACTTCAGCTTTATTGGCAATCGGTATGCCAGAAGTTTCAGAAGCTATATTTTCTGGTAAATATAGTGTATAGGGAACTGTTTTGGTAGGTGTTGCCACAGTTTTACTCTCCGCTTTTCAATATTTATCATAGAGGCATAATAAACATGAAAGATACGAAACTTACTTGGGATAGCATTACAAAAGCTAGAAATATGTTTCTCTCTCGGTCGAACTGGACGCAGTTGCGTGATTCCGGCCTTTCGTCCGAATGCGTTGAGGCGTGGAAGGAATGGCGTAAGCAGGTACGTGATGTAACAAAAACCAATCATACTGAAGTCGAAGCCAAGGAGATTCTACGGAAATTGAATGACGAAAAGCCACGGGAAGTTAGAACGGACCACGATTTTATTGGGATCAAGTACGATGAGTATTCAGTGGATCGCGAATTAGTCAAGGCTCTCGTTGAAGATGTTTTGAATGAACACGGATATGAGATTATGGAGAAGGAGGATGGAGTTGTTGAGCAGGAGAACTCTGTGACATTATCTGAAGACGACCGGATTCAAGCCGTGCGGGATGCGTTGTATGGTGTTTATATAGCAAAGATTGAAGAAATATCACCCCATCCATCACTTAGTGTGGCATATATGGAGCGCCTGAATCAGGCTATCGATTATCTATCTGGACAAGGCACGATTTTTCCGCTTATCGAAGAAGATGGTATTGATACGCAGCAGGAAGCCAGCAAAATTGTACAAAACCATGGAGAGTTGATTCGTTGCTATGCAAAAGTTACTAAGGCGTATGAGAGCTATCAAAGACTTGCTGAGAGTGGTACAATAGCGTCCAGAGAGGCACTGCCACGTAAACTACAAGAAGAACTAGATGGATATTGATATTGACCTTGCCCCCGGTGTGGACGTTGAGTCTTTATTTCGTAGGGCTGTTAGAGCATCGAGAGTGGAAGAAAATGTAATACAAGAGCATCCTGTGGGTATATACTTTCAGGATATTCCAGTAGATTCTGTTACAGGATACGCTGCTATTCCATATAACCATGCAGAAGATTTCGGTTACTATAAAATAGATATGCTTACTGTAAACGTATTAAAACAATTCGATTCTAAGGATGAAATGTTACAACTTCAGGAGCAAGAACCGGATTGGTCCCTTCTGGAAGACGAAAAAGTTGTCAAGAAGCTTTTTCATCTTGGTAAGCACTTCGACGTTGTAAAACAAGTTAAACCTCGCTCCGTTCAAGTTCTGGCAGATGTGCTTGCACTAATTCGTCCCCACAAACGTCCACTTTTGAATAAATACTTACAAGACCCTGATAAGTTCAGGACAGAGTTGTTTACAAAAAGAACCCATGTGGATATCCGTAAAGCACACGCCATTCCATATGCTCTTATAATTGTACTGCAACTACACTTAGTTAAACAAGGTAGACTATGAGACCATTAAGCGCTATTTTACATGAAAAACGATTGAATCTGGATAATACCCAGAAGGCTATTATTGCTTCAATCGAAATTGCAGCCACACCTGAAATGGCGTATGATCTTACAAGTGGTTCGCGTAATGCAACCGCTGCTTCTAAAGAACTAATACGTGCCGGGTATATTCGCGTAAACAATACTTTGAAGCAAGCTGAATTGACACCGTTGGGTAAAGAGGTATTAACCTCAGATAACCTCATACAGGATGGTCGTCTTACTGATCGTGGCGAAGAGCTAACTGATCGTTATATTAGAGACCGAAATGAATGGAAAAAGTTCGAATCCTTTAAATATGTCAACTCTGTTTAAGACGCTTTCGTACTATCTCGACTCCCGGCGAAATTTCCTTTCTCTTTCTCTTTCTAACTTTGATGGGACCACTCATATCAAAATATGGTAGGGGACCAATAACTCGTGTTACATAATCTAGTGGGTATGCACGTAAGATACTTGATGCCTGTTCAATCATATTTCTTCGTGAAAATTCTACGGAGATTGGGTATTGATCACCATTACTGTGATACCATTCATTTGCAACGTCGATAAGGGTTTCTTCATCAAATCCTTCCGGGCCGCATAGATCAATTACATATGTATGAATGTATTTCTTTGACACATTATCTACGATATTCAACGAACTCTCATCATTAAACCGAATAAGTGTAAGAAATTCATACCCATGATAATCTGCTGGGTGTGGTTCAACAACTAATGGAAACTTCTTGCTCATACCATTGCTCCTATAACATGGTTATTTATGGTGGTGAAACAGCGTTATAATTTTTAGCTTATTAGATAACCGGTGTTGTGGATGGAGTTATCGATGGCGTTGCAGGAACTGTGGTGATAACCTCTGTCGCCAGTAGTATGTTAGCCACACCCTGTACTGGTGTATTGAATTTAATCTCTACCTGTGTTTGTGCGATAAATGTTATTTCGGGCTTGACCTCTGTATATGTACCATCCAGATTATCTTCAAAAACAAATGTAAGTGCTGTTCTGGATTCAAATGGTAGGCTGATAAGCCAAGTCCCAGACGGTGTTGACTGCACATATTGAAATATGACAGTCTGACCATCATATGCAATATCGTTCCCTACAAGAAACTCACCGGTTTTCTTGTCGAATAGAACTCTGGATAAATTGGATAGTTTTTCAGCCATGATAATATTTAGCCTTGATGACCAAAGACGAAGAACGCGAGACAATCGCAATGATTGTCAGAGGCGCTGTAGAGCTACAGTGCGGCGCAACCGTACAGGGTGTAGAGGTAGACCCGGACGCACTGGCGCGTGCATCTCTGTTAGCAGCAGAGGCTGTGCAGGTATTGATGAACCAAAGAAAACAAACCCCGGAAAGCTGATGCCGTCCGGGGCTCTGGGGGTGTAGGTGTTACCGTTGCATCAATGGCAACACCTTATCTGCCTCTAGGTAGTCCCACCATACCTGCATCACTTCTCGTCTGCGTTCGAACATTGGACCATGGTTGTAGGCCCGTTGTATTTCGGACTGTCTCATACCCACAGAATGAGATAGCGTCGCCTCTAGTATGTCTACCGGGTAGTTGGTGTTTTCACCAAGGTATGTGCGCATAGTGGAACGTAGGCCATGCACGACAGTCCTTGAATGCCAGTCCATACGCTTTAGGGCTGTGAGGAACGCTGCATCACTAAGCATCAGTCCCTTTGGGTTCTTAAATACTGGCTCATGGTTGCGCTTTATCGGTGATAGAAAGTCAATCAGGGTCTGTGAAAGAGGTACACGGAATGGCTTGCCCCCCTTCATCTGTTCATCTGTTCATCCGGGATATTCCATGCAAGGTTGGCGGCGTCCAATTCATTCCACCGCATCTTGTACGTCGATGCAGATCTAGCACCTGTACTAGCTACATCTTCACTGTCGGAAGCTGCTAAAGCGGATGCCGCCGCTGCGTCTACGGCATCACTCAAGCCCACGGCTGATGCACTTGCGGCGTCGGCACTATCAGAAGCTGCGGTTGCCGATTCAGCGGCTGCGTCTGCACTGTCGGAAGCTGCTAAAGCGGCTGCTACTGCATCAGCTACTGATGTGCCAATACTTTCTGCGGCTGTACTTGCTGTATCGGCACTGTCAGATGCGGAACTTGCAGAGTCTGCGGCTTCATCGGCTTTAGTGGTTGCCAATGCGGCAGATATGGCCGCACCACTTGCAAAGGTCTGGTCATTTGGACTTGTGCCGATGATCTGATCTAGGTTTGTATCCCCATCAGGCATTTCTGCTGTATCTGTCCAAAGCACTTCACGTTGACTGTCAACAAAGCGAACAGCACGAAATGTGTACTTGCTGCTTTGTGTGCCTAGTTCATTGGGGAAATAGCTCAAGGGTTGCTACACCTTCACTGTCAGTCCACGCCTTAACGATGCTGGGAACAACCAAGCCTTCTGTTGTAAATTCCGCATTGGTTAGTTCTGCTTCAACTAACAGCCGGTTTAGCTTTGCAGCATCAGGAGACTGTGCGTTTACTGTGAGTGTTCTTGTGGTTAGCGCCATCGGTTATTACGTCCTCTTTCTTGTATTTATCGAAGGACGCAACTAAACGAACAAAACAAACTTCGGTTAATCAGTTTGCCTTACTAAGAACAACTAAAAGGTTCCGCTCTGTTGTCGGCTGTAGTTCAATGGTCTTGGTGATACGGTAGAACTTGCCACGCTCTATAGCCTTACCTTCTGTGGTCTGCATATCGGTGAACAGGGATACAAACCAAACATCATGTGCTGCTGCCTGTACTGTCACTGACTCCACTTCCGTCGAAACAGCAGCTGAAGACCAGATGGTATGCAACTCCTGTGGATCTGCATTGACGATGAGGCACGCGATATCGGCAGGCTTTTTGGTTGTCTGCACAAAGGGGTACTTGAGTACGTGGTTGTTCAATACGCCATCTACAGCAGGCGACAGAACTTGATTAGGGTTCCAATCCCACTTGACTTCATTGGCGTCATAGTCGAATTCCACGGACGTTAGGTCGTTGTATATGTGGTCTAGTGTGCAGAAAGCTTCGGCAGGGAACAATTGCGATAAGTCCTGTTCGCACTCTTCCATTAATGGTTGGTCGGAATCTGGGTAAGTGAACTTTCTAGACCATGTGCCTTCAGTACCAAACCAAGCTTTTACGGTTCCGGGTTTCCATATCCCATTGACGAAGCCTGAGCCACTAGCACCAGCAAACTGCATGTATGAATCTGCCGGAATACCTTTTCTAACTGCCAATCGAAATAGACCAGTCTTAGTAATTGTCCAGCCTTCTTCACCTAACTTCATATACCCAACTCCCGCTTAACTTGGTCTACTTGCTTACCAAGGTATTTAGTCCAATCTACAAGTAGTAACCAATTAACGCGCTTTCCCCATTTGTAACCACGGTAGATGGCAGGTATAGAACGCGGATTAGACAGTGCGTAGCCAAACGCAATGACCAGAGGTGCCGGTACTGGCAGGTGATGGAAGCTAAACGCCTGCAAGCAGGCTTCATCGTGCGCAGAAGTCCCGTAGCCGGTAAGGACGTGCAACGGGTCATGAATGGTTACAAAGGCTGTAGGAAGCGGCGTACTGCTCTTCTGAAGCTCGTAGAGGTTGGGTAGCTGCAACTGTCCTAGTGCATGGCCTAGTGAGCCTTCAGGGAAAGACTGTAGGTATTCACGGTCCTGCATCAAACCCGCTACCGTGTTGAAGTCACCACGTAGCAAC